AATCCATTATCCCCGGCCCCCAGGCATCGGCCCCATTTCTTCCCGCACCACCGGTCCCATTATCCCCGGCCCCCTACACACACACACACACACACACCGATCCCCGCACACCGGCACACGGCACCCACGTTCATATATAATGATACGCCCCACCCCCCACCCCCTACCCCACGGTCCCCGATTATTTGGTCGCGGCACCCCGGTCCGATTATCCTCGCCCCGATTATTTGGGCCACGGATCGATTATCCCCGGTCGCCGGTCGGATAATCCACGGCTTGATTATCCGTGAGCGGTTATCCCCGGTCCGATTATCCCTGGGGGGGGGGGGGGATTATCCATGGACCGATTATCCCTGGTCCGATTATTTCGGGTCACCTGCCCTCCGGGCGGGTGCGCGTTTTTGGCTTCGCCCTAGTGGGGGTGCCTTGTTTCCGTTTCCTTGTGCTTTCCGCCCGCCCGTGCCACCCTAACGCCCATGGGCGTTTCGAAGGCGAGGAAGAGCGGCGCGTATCTGGGCGGTCGGCCTTTCCCCGTCTATTGCCCCGTTTGCCGCAAATGCGGTCTGGGGAAGCCGGGGCGTTTTTACAACAGCCGGGGGCTCTGCAATATTTGCCATCGCGAGGAGCGGCGGGAGGGCCGGAAGCATAAATGGCCCAATACCCCCACGATGCTCACCGATGGGGAGCTTCGGCGGTTGGCGTCCAATCCCCTTCGGTGGCTTCGCCAGCATGTGGGGCAAACGCATCTGAAGGATATCCCCCCGCATCTGCATGAGCTTGAGGCGTGGCGGATCGTTCATGTGGCCGTTTGCCGTTGGTATGGGGAGAAGGTCTATCTCGATCCCATCCAGGTATCTTCATATGAGGATGTGGTTTGGGCCGCCCATGCCCCGCATGATGAGCGCGAGCCGGCCGCCCTGGTCCCGCCCGCCAAAAAGCCGCTGCCCAAGAAGCGCCGCCGGGCGCGCACCGATCCGGTCCGGGATGCTTTGCTGGTGAATATCATCCGCCCCCTGATGCGGCAGCTGCGCGAGGTTTTCCCGCAGCTGCCGCAGCCGCGCCTCATGCTTCTTAATGATAGCTGGACGCTGGTCTGGGTGAGCGGGTTTGACTCCCTCGCCGTCAACGGTCCGATGAATGGTCCGGCCGCCACGATCGAGCTGTGCGAAAATGGTCCCGACGCTGTTACAGTCTTTGAATATCAGGTTGATATTTTCAAACTGATCTGGGACGTTTTTCAAATCGTTCAGGCGCAACAGGTGGACTAACCTCCCGCGCTGTGGCATTTATGCGGGCATGAAAGCAGATCCCGCAGGTACAGTTCGTCAGCGCGCCGATGGCTCCGTCTGGGAGAAACCCACCTCCACATCTAAGGAGTGGACCCAGGTGAAGGACGGCGTAAACTCCGTTGGTACTGCCGCCCCCAAAGGCGCCGCCCCCGACTTTGAAAAAGGTCAGGATGGCGATGCCTGGATGAAGGCGCAGGCTCAATACGACCTCGATGGCCATAAGCCGTCGAAGGAAACCCATCCCCAGCATGTGGATATCGACGCCGAGGGCGATATCGATAAGAAGCCCGTGCTGATGTGGAAGGATGATAAGGGCAGCGATCGCCGCTCCTACACCAAGCGGTTCCATTGGAACCGTTATTCCAAGGTCCATGACGACACCAAGGGCGCCGCTGACGCCATGGCGAAGGCTCAGGAGTACCTCGCTGAGTGCTGCAAGTCCGATAGCCCCGACCGCGAAGCCGCCATGGCCGCGCTGGTGCATCTGAAGACCGGTCACCCCGTCAATAACGTGCTGGCGCTGCACCCCGAGGCCACCCACGTTGCCCGTAAGATGAAGAAGTCGGGCAATCCTGACCTCTTTAAGGGCCAGACGACCGACAAGCTGCGCGAAATCCTCACCGCGTCGATCGCTCTGCGCGACCGCACCCAGTCTTTCCACTGGAACGTGACCGGCCCGACCTTCCCGCAGCTCCATGTGCTCTTCGGCGACCAGTACGATGACCTCGCTGACGCCGTTGACCTGCTCGCCGAGCGCATTCGCGGCTTCCAAATCGTCGTCGATGAGGTTTCGATCGAGCCTCGAGCCATGCCGGCCGACGCTCAGGGCATGTTGGTCGAGCTGATCGCGGCCCATGAGCAGCTTTGTGAGCTTTGCGAGCAGGGTGTCGAGGCCGCTGAGGCCGAAAATGACGCCGGAACGGTCGATATCCTCGGCAAGCGGGCCGCTGACCACGACAAAGCGGCTTGGTTCCTCCGTTCGACGGCCGGGTTGCAGAAGGGAGGCTCGACGGAAGACGTCGAGCACCCTGACAAAGCCCACTTCATGTTCGCCCACCCTCGTGGGCACGCCTACATGGCCTCGGTTCATGAGCCCGTTGTCGCTGAGCACGTCGCTTCTCGGCGTCAATCCGGTGAGGGAAGGCTCTTCAACGCCAAGCCCTCGCAGGTTAAGAAGCTCATCAAGAAGGCCGGCGTCGGTCATTTCGATGGCGAGACCATGATGCACGCCAATGCGGCCATCATGTGCGCCGATTATCTGTCGAAGACGCCTAAGTTCGACATCGCCAACGACGGTATGGCCAAGGCAGCTGCTTGCGTGCGCAAGGCCTCCGATAAGGTCGCCCGCCAGTTCGGCCATCCTCCCTGCCCTGAGGGTATGTCGTACTGCCCGCCTGGCATCGCGATGGGTTACCTCGAGAATCTCGGGGCTGCCAAGGCGTTCCCGAAGGCTTTCGAGGACCTCAAGCGCGCCGCCGACCCGTACTCGACCGCAAACCCGAAGGAGCAGATCCGCGCTGAGATCAAGCGGGATGAGCGCGACGTGACGGACCCCGAGGACCTCAAGCGCGCTGAGATGACCGTTCGAAAGGCTTACGGCACGATCGAGGGCCGCGAGTCAGATATCCAGCGCATCCTTCAGACGCTTCAGTCAAAGAAGCACAAGATCAATAAAGGAACCCAGACATGCTCTCCGACCGAGGCCGAGAAATCCTCTCCTGTTCAGACTCTTACAACTTCAAGCGATCTGCCGACGTCAAGCTTCACGACGGCGACTGCTGTACAGAAGTCGACCACGCCTGGCCAGAACTCGCTGTCTTCAAAGGCAGCGGTGCTGGACGACGCGATCGAGAAGGGCGGCCAGTTCCTCGCACGGCTGTCCCCGGCTCGCGGGGATAATCGGGCGCGCTACGTCTACGACAAGACGGCGTTCCTCTCGCTTGTCGAGAGCGACCACTTCGCCAACATCGTGACGCCGGGCGTGAAGTTCCACTGCCCGATCCACACGGGCGAGAAGTTCGTCGACGGCTTTGTCTCCATCGAGGATCGCGTCGGGCAGATGCTTCACGTCGCGCACGATGGGACCGGCCGCCGTGGCAGCCTCGGTATCGATCAGCTCCAGAAGATGCTCCTCGAGTACCACCAGCCCTTCCTTGAGACGGAAGGTGACTGCGCTGAGTGCGAAGGCTGCGAGGATTGCGAGGAGTGGGAGGACGATTCGGTCAACGAGCCGTCGATCATCAAGGCCACCGACATGACGACCCACGTCGATGTCGTGAAGGCTGACAGCATCCCCGACGACTACAACAAGCCCCGCCGCATCCGTCAGGGTGAGCCCGGCTACGGCAAGAAGAAGTTTGTCGTCAACGCTCGCAACGCTCAGGGCAAGACGCGCGTGATCCGGTTTGGCGACGCCAACATGGAAATCCGCCGCGACGATCCCGAGCGCCGCAAGAATTTCCGCAGCCGCCACGGCTGCGACACGGCAGCGGGCAAGGACATCCTCACCGCCAAGTACTGGTCGTGTAAGCAGTGGCGCCATAAGGAAAAGGTCGTGAAGTCCTCCGTCGAGCTTGCTGACTGGGGAACCAAGCAGCCCGAGCACGAGCTTATCCGTGCGCAGGCTCAGGCTGCTTACGTCAACGCTCTTCGCCGGTCGAAGGCTGGCGAGCTTAGCGACGACGTGATGAAGGCCATGAGCGTTGCGGTTCTCAACCGCGACTACAACGAGGTCCTCAAGCTTGCCGAGGAGGACAACGAGATCGAGCCGGTGCGCAAGGCTGTCTGGACGACCGCCTATGTCAACGACCTGCCCGACTCTGCCTTCCTCTACGTCGAGTCCGGCGGAAAGAAGGATGGTGAGGGCAAGACCACGCCCCGGTCGCTCCGTCACCTTCCTTATAAGGACAAGAACGGAAAGGTTGACCTCCCTCACCTCCGCAACGCTCTCGCCCGCCTCGAGGGTACCCAGATCCCCGACTCGGTGAAGGCTGGGATTAGGAAGCGCGCTCAGTCCATGCTTGCCGATGCCACGGGCAAGAAGGTGGAGAAGGCTGAGCCCGAGGTGAGCAAGGACGAGATCAAGAAGGCCAACATGGCTGTCGCCGGTCTCGTCGAGACCGGTAAGTCGGCGATCGACCCTCTCGACGCTTGGCTTGCGAAAGGTCTTGTGCCGACCAACGAACTTGATGAATATATCAAGGAGTCAGTTGGTGACTTCTCAGACTTCGCCGAGGACCTAGCCTTCGCCCCCGCCTCAGTCCGAAGCCAAGCCCACTACCTTCGCATGGCGAAGGGACCCCTCGCTCTCCGCGCTCGCTACGTGGACGTCAAAGGTAAGCTCTCGTGACAGACAAAACCGCCGACAGCTCTGAGACCATCGCCAAGGGCGATCTCCCTAAGGAGCTACTGAAGCCCGGCGGGGAAGTGCGCTTGGCGTCGCCTAAGGCGGCGAACCTCGACCCGATGAGCTCAATGTGGCTCACCGCCCAGTCGATGTTCCCGTCGGACATCCATCAAGGTACGGGCATCCTCTCGTATACGACGCTGCGGGCGATGTCCCGCATCCCGTATATCGCGGCGATCCTGCTGACCCGTATGAATCAGGCTTCTGACTTCGCTGTTCAGCAGCCTGATCCGTACAGCCTCGGCCATGTCATCACTCCCGATGACAAGAAGCGCGTCCTGACTCGCCGGGATAGGTCCACCATCGCTGAGATTCAGGAGTTCATCCTGAACGGCGGTGGCACCTATTTCCCCGGTGGGTTCGAGTCGTTCCTCCGAGCGATCGTTCACGACACGCTCGTGTATGATCAGGTCAACGTGGAAAAGGTGATGAACGTGACGACCGGCAAGCCCGGCGCCTTCGTTCCCGCCGATCCGACCACGATGCGACGGAAGGCTCCCGACCGTAGCCAGATCAAAGACATGCGCTGGGATATCCGGGACACCGGATATATCCAGGTCCTCAACAACCGCATCGTCAATGAGTTCTCGCCCGACACGATGTCATGGTGGATCCGCAACCGCGAGACCTTCATGTATCGGAATGGCTACGGCGCTCCTGAGCTTGAGAAGGCGGTCTCCATCGTGGCCGCCCTCGTCAACGCCATCACGCACAACACCGTCAACTACACGACGGGTATCCACTCCCAGAACCTGATCGAGGCCGGTATCATCGGCTCCGATGACCGCATGTCGACGCTTCAGCGGGTTATCGAGGTCTCCACCTCCGGTATCCGACATTCGCGTCGCACGCCGCTCTTCCAGGTTAATCCGGCGCTCCAAGAATACTTGAAGGTCCACCCTCTCGGATCGACCAACAAGGAGATGGAGTTCTCCGAGTGGATTAACTTCCTGAAGAAGCAGCTGTGCTCTCTGTTCCAGATGGACCCCGCCGAGCTGGGCGACATCTTCGGAACGGAGAACCAGAGGACGCAGGTTGGCTCGGCTTCTCCGACTGATCGGATTATCGCCTCTAAGGAGCGTGGCCTTCGTCCGCTCATGCGGACTATCCAGCGCTGGATCAATGAGTTCCTCATTGCTCCTCACTGGCCTGGATACCGGCTCACCTTCCGAGGCTTTGATGCGGTCACGGAAGAGAAGAAGATCGAGCTGGACCTCAAGGCGGTCTCCTCGTTCCTCTCACCGAACGAGCTTCGTCTTGAGCGCGGCCTCGAGCCCTGGGATGACCCGGTCTCGAAGCGTCCTCTCAATGCCCTCTACACCGCCTACATCCAAGATCAGCTCGCCAACCAGCAAGCTGATACGGAAGATGACGCTAAGGCTGTAGTTGGTAATTGAACTCCTGTGATTGCTAGGGCATTGTTCACGAGAGGAGTTTTCCAATCGTGAACACTGCTGCACAACCACAGCTTGTTAGCTTCGGCGGTCTTTCCTCCGGGTTTGACTCTTCGATCTTTCTTGACGAGGACCGGTTCCGTCTTTGGACGCCGGCCTCGGTAACGATCGAAGGTTTTTCCAAGGGGACTAAGACCAAGCCGAGGCTTGGCCGCATTTCTGGAATCGCCACGTCTGAGGCGCCTGACGAGGATGGTGACATCGTCGATCAGGAAGGTCTCGAGTGGGATTACTTCATCGGTAAGGGCGGGCAAAAGGGCCACGGGCTGATTTTGCTTGAGCATCCCGTCGGAGTGGTCAATACCATCGGCTACCCGGTGGGCATTGAGCTGACTGAGATCAAGTCGGCGATCACGGGGCAGATGGTCAAGGCGACTAAGGTCGTCGCTGACCTCTATCTTGAAGATAAGATGGGCCGCGTCACTTACAAGAAAGCCAGAGTTATGAAGCGGGCTGGTGCCCAGCGCTCGATTGGATTTTCCATCGAGGGCGGCGTCAAGCAGCGCGTCGGGAAGCGTATCGCAAAAGGCCGCGTAAAGTGGCTTGCGGTTACCGCTGCTCCAAGAAATCATGACTCTTGGTGGGAGCCCATGATGATGTCAGCTAATGGTGCAACCATCACCAAAGCGCAGGTTGGTTATCCCATGCAGGGTGCCGGCTACGTTGGTGAGATTGCTCCATTGGTTGCGCAGTCTCTTCAAGGTGCCCAATCAATTGATCGCGAGAAATTGGTGATGCAAATCGCCAAGACCTGGTCGCAGGAACTTACCTGGTCACAGGCAGAAAGTGTTTTCGATTATATCGTTCAGTCCCTGACGGCGAAGGGCCTTCGCGTCGGACCCCAAAACAAGGCAGGAAAACCATGATCAAGGGAAAGGCGAGCGAGCTGTTTCAGAAGCTCCTTCCGACGCTCGGCGACGATGAAGCCCGAGCCATCTGCGTCGAGAAGATCCACAAGGGCCAGCTCGAGGACGACCTCGGCGCGGCTCCCATTATCGGTCAGGCCGAGATGAGCAAGCTCATCGACGAACTGGCCAAGTCCTTTGTCGCTGAGGTTGCCCCCGCAGCCCCGGCCAAGATCGTCAAGGGCGGCTCCCGCTTCGTTGGCAACGAGGACGTCGACAGCGCGTCGGCTCTCGTTGACATTGAGGCTTCGGTCTCGGCGCTCTCGGCTCAGTCGGACCGCCACTACACCCAGCTCGTCAAGGGTCTCACCGCCCTCGGCAACATCGAGAAGACGGTCCTCACGACCCTCGCCGAGATGGACCGCCGCAATGCAGAGCTGACCAACACTGTTGCCGAGCTTCGTAAGGGCCTTGAGGCCATCACGAAGGGCGGCCCGAAGTCGACCCAGGCGACCGCCGTCGTCCCGCACCCCGCTGAGGCGGCTCGCGGCGCGGCTGACGGTGTCGTTGCGCAGGCCACCGGCAACATCGAAGTTGACCGCGAGCTTGCTCTCTTCACCAAGGTCGAGCAGTTCTGCAACGAGAACATCGCCAAGGGTGGCACCGCTGAGGACCGCAAGCAGGAGCTTCGCTTCGCGCTTGGTGAGATCTTCTCCGGCGCGCTCCCGAGCGACGTCAACACCCGCTACAACCTCGGGCTTCAGGCCTGATCTGACGGCCTCTGACACAGGAGACTAACGCATGATTCCTCAGGATCTTCTCGCAGGGCTGCCGCCGGAAGGCTTTGACGCCAGCGTCGGCGAGCTTCGTAAGCTCAACCAGGCTCTCCGCTCGGCGGCGATGCTTGGCCTCCGTAAGGGTGGTGTGAACTACCCGCTCCAGGGCGTTGGCTACGACAGTGGCACGCTCCCCGGCGGCGAGTTCGCCCCGCTCGTTCCCCAGTCCATCCAGCCCATGCTGGACAACGCGACCTTCGACGATGAGCACATTGTCGCTTGGAAGCTCCTCGCCAAGACCTCGGCTTCGTCCCCGATGCACGAGTACAACGTTCGCCGCAGCTACGGCTCGGCAGCGCTGAACCCGTTCGTCCGCGAAGGTGGCGTCCCCGCCATCAGCGAGTCGTCGTTCGAGCGTAAGGTTGTCCGCGTCAAGTACGCCGCGACCTTCCGCCAGATCACCGACGTCGCGTCGATGACCGGCATGATGCACCCGTCGCCCCAGGCGATCTCGATCGCCTCGATGGACGGCATGATGGAACTCGTCCAGAAGATGGAGTCCTTCCTCTTCCACGGCGACTCGTCCATCAACCCGCTCGAGTACGACGGTATCTACAAGTCGATCCGCTCCGGCGCTCCGTCGAACTTCCGCGATGCCGAAGGCTCCGTGACCTCCCTCGAGGAGCTTCAGGAGATCATTGGTCGTATGACCAATCCTCCGTACTACGCGAAGCCCACTGAGATCTGGTGCGACCACCGCGTGTGGACGAACCTCCAGAACCAGATGCTCAGCAAGTACGGCCGTATGGAGATCTCGCAGCAGCGCGACATCTACGGCGGCGTCGGCAAGCTCTTCGTCTCGACGGCTCACGGGAATATCCCCATCCTGTCGATCCCCTTCCTCTCGCACCGCGAGCACCCGATCTCGCGCCCCGAGGGCGACGGCGCTCCGGCTGTCATCGCGCCGTCCATCGCCTACCAGGCGTCGGTCACCGGCTCGAAGTTCAAGACCGCCGACGTGACGGGCAAGGACTTCCACTACATCGTCGAAGGCATCGGCGACGAGGGCGCGGTCAACTTCGCGGCTTCGGCGGCGGTTTCGCACTCGGCGGCGGGCGGTTCCAGCCGCTTCACCATCAACGACGCGGGCGTGCCCTCCTACGGCACGAACTCGATCCGTTACTACAACGTCTTCCGCGCTGACGTTGCGACGGGCGCTGGCGCCCCGGCTGACCAGAACGAGTACTGGTTCGTCGGCCGCTTTGCTCGCAACCTCGTTGCCTCGGGTACCCACACCCGCTTCGACGAGATCAACGAGCACCGCCCGCAGAAGTCGCCGGTGTACATCCTCACCAACCGCCGCGACTGCATGGAGTGGGTCAACTTCCTTGACCTCACCCGCCGCCCGATCACCGTGTCGCGCAGCGCCACGACCCAGTTCATGATCATGCTCTTCGGCGCGCTCAAAATGGGCGTTCCCCAGAAGCACTGGATCCTGGACAACGTCGGCTACGCTTGATAGCTGATAACGGCCTGATCGGCTAACTTGAAGGGGGAGGAGGCCCACGCCGCCTCCCCCTTCTTGTTTCAAGGAGAACAAATATGCGGCTGCGCGCTCTTCGTGAAATTCCTTCCAACGGGAAGATCGCCTTCGGACCTCTTCTCTTTTCTGTCGACGCTGACGGCGTCCTCGACCCCCAACCTACGGACCTTCAGGTTTCTTCTATGAAGCTCGAGGTCTACCTGAAATGGGTTGAGCGGGCCGATGTCGCTGAGCCTGAAAAGAAGCCCGACCTGCCTGTCTTCAATTTCGCTGTGAAGCCCAGCGAGCCTAAGACCCCGAACCTCATCGTTCCGGTCGAGGATGAAGACGAGGACGACGATAACGTGTTCGTTGATATCCTCCCGGCGGAAATTGCCCCCGCGCCAGCGCCGGTAGTTGCATCGAAGGCTGCGACTGAAGACTACTCAAAGTTGACTGCAGCGGAACTTCGCGACCTCTGCGACGCCTTTGAGATCAAGTACCCGTCAAATGCCACCAAGGCCAAGCTCGTCGAGCTTTTGAAGGGAGCCTGAGTCATGCCGATCACCGATATCATCACGCCAGAGTACATCAAGAATGCCGTCCTCCCGACGGTGAAGTTTGTCGGGCGTGATGGTACCCCGGTGTCGGACGACTATTTCTACCGGTCGATTGATAACGCAGTGGCTGAGGTCGAGGAGATGACCGGCCTCACCCTGCGTACCGACCACCGCAAGCTTCACGAAGAGCGGCACGATTCGCTCGAGTGGCACGACGAGACCTTCTACCTGAAGAAGACGCTCCGTCGCCCTCTGCGAAAGGTCGATAAGATCTCGATCGTCTGGGCTAATTTCCCAGGCTACGACCTTGAGCCTGACCGAACGCTGCTTCGATCGAACAAATACGGGCAGGTGCAGATCGTGCCCGGACCCACACTCAGCACACATCCATTCTTCCTTACCTACTGGGGTGTCGGATGGAATGACCGCCCTGAGTATATGCCCGGTCTCATTAAGATCGATTTCTATGCCGGCTTCGACTCTCTGCTGGTCGGCACGCATAACACCGTCGCCAATTCCAACACAGTCACCATTACCGACGACACGACCAACGCTGCTTACGGTCTTGAGTCTGGTCAGTGGGTCAAGATTGGCGGGCACCCGCGTCGCATCGCCGCTGTTGTCAATGGGTCGACCTACAAGGTCAGCGGTACCTTTCCCGCGACGTACTCAGGTGAAGCCATTCATCTCGCTTACCCAGGTTCGGCTCTTTCGGCCGTCTCGGCGCTCGCCGCCATCCCGATGCTAAGCTTGGCCGGTACTCTGATTTACGGGGCCGGCGTCACCGATAAACACCTGCAGATCGACGGTATGCGCCAGGCCAAGAGCATCGATCCTCGAGGACCGTATGCCAACTGGCAGAAGGAACTCAGGCTCGCGGCTGAGAGTGCCATGCGCGCCCTTCACTCCGACTACACCCCGGTTCGCGGATTCTCTGTCTGAGGTGACACATGCCGCAACTACGCCTCGTCCTCCCGAAGTACATCGAGCCCGATACCGTCGATTTCGATCTCGAGGAGTTCAGGCGTGCCCTTTTCCAGAAAGGGCGAGAACTCACCTGGGACTGGGCGATGTCCTGCCCGTGCCAAGCGCGCGTCACGTCGTCCACCAGAACCACACTCATCTCGCAGAACAGAATCGACTGTCCGGGCTGCAAGGGTAGCGGCGTCATCTATTCGAACCGTCAGACCACCATCGGGATGCTGACGGACGCGATGTTCGACCAGAAGTTCTTCAACCTCTACGGAAGGTACTCTGAAGGCTCGGTCTTCATTACGCTTTTGCCCGAGCACCTACCTGCAATGAACGACCGGTTCACTCTAACTCGGGGTGTGGTCGTTTACGAGGAGACGGGCTTCAGACACTCCGCGACTATCGAGCGTCCGCGCTTCCCGATCGTGAAGCGTCTCATGTACCTCGGCTCCGAGGGCGACCAGACCGAACCCGAGCGGGCCGAGATCGGCGTGCTTTATTGCCGGGCTGCAGGGCTGAACGGTGAGTTGCTCGCGACGGAGTACACCGAGAACGAGCATTTCACCGTCAACGACGACGGCGACCTTGATTGGTCGATCGCTGGTGCTGGGGCACCTCCCATCGGCTCCAGGCTCGCGATCAGGTATTACGGCCGGCCGTCCTTCGTGGTCAGAGGTTTTCCGTACGCCCAGCGCGACCTCTACCAGAATGACGCTGCCACCATGGATGACCGGCAGCTAGGGCTTCATCCCGTCAAGGTGGTTTGCGTACCTGAGTTCTTCGGCGCCAGGAATCCGCCTGTTGTCGGTGATGTCACGGGGGCAGAGGCATCGCCTTCTGATGAGCTTCCATGAGAATAAAACGCTCCAACGCGCAGATAAAGCTTGATGAGGCTACAAATCAGCAAGTTGGTAAGCTGGTTAACGAGATAAAGCAGCGCTACCTCGCTGACATTACCCAGCGACTTCGTAAAGAGATCGTTAAGCTCATAGACGCTGAGTGGCGAGCACTCGCCACGAAAAAGCTTACAGGCTCGCGAGCCAAGTACCTCGCTCGATACCTCCAAGGTATCGAGCCTGTTGTCCTCAAGGGGGACAGCATCATCCTCTCGCTCGGCACCGCCGACGCTGCAAAGATTGAGGCGGGCTGGGCACCACCGCAGAGTAATGGGTCTACCATCAACGATGGTATCGGCACCTACGACGGCACACCGAAAGACCTCAGGCCGCTGCTGCTCTATAGCGGAAAGCCTGCTAACGTTGCCACTACTTGGCAATCTGAGTCAAGGCACTGGAAGGTCATAAAGTTTGACCTTGGTAATAGCCAAAGTGCCATCGAGACAGTTGTTACCGACTGGATGAAGCAGAAATTCGAGACCGACAACGAGGGTAACCTTGCCGGTGAATTTGCTCAGAAGGCCGATAAAGCATTCAAGCTTGGTCTTGCTAAGGCTGTAAAGGCTGCTAAAGCAAGCAGAGATCGTGTGCGACGCCGTACGGGCGTTAGCGATGGTCGCGCCAACTTGGAAAAGAAAGCGATTGCTCGGCTTGGAAATACGAAAACCATTCTCTGGTCTGAGACTTTGCAGAAGAGTGAGGAGATTCAACACCGACAGCATATATTCGCGAATATGCGCGTACGGGCTGCTGGTCGAAAGGTCTCGTTCGCTACGTTCAGAACTATCAGTGACAGTCCGAAGCAGAGAAACCGCTGGCGCGCTGTTGGTATCCCGCCCGCTAACATTATTTCTGGCGACCCTAACGGTGACGATCTGGTGCGTCGCATCGCTACCATCCTGGTCGACAAGGGATTCCGTAACGTACTCCGGTCCAACACCAACCTCATCCCGAAGTATTCGCGTGCCGCTCCGATCAACCTCGGTACCGTAACAGAAGGACCGTCTCGTTCAACGTCCGCTCCGGTCTCAGCTCCAATCGCGTCTACAACCCCTACGTTCGCTGCAAAGAGCTCCACGTCCGCTGCTCCCGCCGCCGTTGATCCGGTTGTTGCTAGCATGGCGGCTAGGTCTCAAACGCAATCGCCCGCGCCAGCCGTCGTGACACCTCCTGCAGCTCAGGTCGTTCAAGCGTCTCCGACCAAGGAGATGAGCTACGACTCGCGCGTTGAGGCCAAGGCCCGTGAACTGATTGCCCGCGACTTCCCGAAGAACCCTGAGCAGAAGTGGGAGCAGTATCGGAGCATGTATCTTGAGAACGCCAAAGCGATCGTCAATAAAGAGCGCTACGTGTTCAAAGATAAAGTCGGAGACAACGCAGAAATTGAAAAAGCTAACATGGTGGCTGACGCTCTGAACGAGTCGCGGCGAGGAAAGTCTGCGAACTGGTCCGGTAGCTGAGAGGGTATACATGGCCTACGACATACTCAGTGACCTCCTTTTTGAGACGTCTATCGAGAACGCTAGGATTCGATTTTTTGAAGGTGACCTAGCGGACTTTGAGGCGGTCTTCGGCGCCACCATTTCTCCCGAACTCATTGAGATGGTGTGGGATCAGATCAACTCCTGGGGACCCGACGGATTCCGCGTCGAGGCTGCGTTCTCGCCCGTCGTCTACAAAGACAGCCACATTATCATCAGCATCGTCTGTGAGAACTGCGAGCCCCAACTGCCCGTAGGATATTCCGTCGGACCTACGCTGACGAGCGTCTCGCCCGACGTCAGAGAGCTGGAAGCATCAACTCCGCAGACTGAATCGATCGGCGTTTACATCATGGCGCCAAACCGAGAAGTTCTTCGTCTGCTTGACTTGTTCATCAAGAGCACGCTGATTTTCGATCAGGACTGGTTCATCGAAAAGGGCATCAACCGCCCCCTGTGGATACGAACATCTGATCTGGCTCCGGTAGAAGTCGCAGCCGGAAATGAGACGGTACTGAAGTACGTGCGCAAACAAACTTGGGGTGTAGACAGTGTCTTCGCCCTTAGACCTTTCGGTGGTCAGATCGTCTCACCGAAAAAGATTCTCGTACACAGGTCCGGCACTTTCGTGAACTCCGTGCCGAACCCAGAGACTCGAACGTACGAAGAGCTGAACGGCACAACTGCTGGCGGGGTCACCCCCACGCCTGACGACTAGGAGCTGACCAATGGCTGGTAGCATTGTTATCAATGGGCAGGAGACCGGGATCCCCGGTGTCTACGCCATCCCTGAATTCCTGAAGCTCCAGAGTAGGGCTCCGCTCACGAGCGTCCTCGCCGTTGTCGGCGAGTTCCCGTTCCTCGAGCAGAATACGCCCTACCTCTCGACCGATCAGGCCACGTTTGACGCGCTTTCGCCGTCCAACACCACTCTCAAGAAGCTGTCGAACATCATCTTCGACGCCTCTAACGACCCGGCGGCGCAGAACAGCCCGGCGGGCGTGTACCTCATCTCCCCGACTGCGACCACGCAGGCTTTCGGCTACCTTCAGGACAGCGGCTCGGCCAACGTTCTGAAGCTTTCGGCCAAGCAGTGGGGCACCGAGGGTAACCGTACCCGTTTCCAGATTGTCGAGAACGCCACCCTCGGTGGCTGGGACGTCTCGATCCGCAATGGCTCGTACGTCGAGAACTTCCGCGTTGCGGCTGAGCCGACGCTGCTCACGCTCGACTACAATCCCACCTACAGCCCGGCGGTCACCATCCCGACTGGTTTCGAGGACAATGCCGGCGTCACCGGCTCGGTGTCCGGCGCTGTTAGCCTCGAGAAGTCCGGCTCGGACATCGACGTCACGTTCTCGCGCGTTGTCGATGAGGGCTGCGTCAAGGTCACCGGCTCGTCGGCTTGGTCTTGGTACAGCTACGCCCCGGTTGACGGTGTCCTCACCTTCAACTCGGACGCTGCGGCCACCATCACGACCGGCCCCCTCGGAATTGTCATCTCCGGTATCAACAAAGACACCGGCGCGGCTGAGACCGAGACCCTCAGCTGGACCAAGACCGATATCGAGGCGCAGACCGCCAAGGTCTCCACCAAGTCGTGGACCGGCCCCGTCTACGTTCGTTTCCAAGAGGCGACCTCGGTCAGCTTCAACGGTGAGATCACCATCACCGGCGCGGTCTTCCCGACCTTCAACGAGGCCGCCGGCCAGACCTACGTCGCCGACGTGATCAGCTACATCTCGGGCTTCGCGAGCACGGGCTTTGTGGTCACGACCTCGTCGACCCGCACGACCTCGGTCAAGATCGCGGAACTCGACGACCTCGCCGTGACGGTGCTCGATGTCGACCTGACGGCCAACCTCTGGAAAATCGCGAGCACGATCGCGGCCCAGTCTCTACTCGTCGAGGTCGAGCGCGTTGGTGACAACGAGCCGAATATCACGACGACCCCGACGGCCTTCTACCTCGCCGGTGGCTCGCAGGTCTCTGCGACGGCCACTGACTGGGAAAATGCTCTCGGTGAGCTTGAGTGGTACGACATCGACATCGTCGCCCCGCTCTACGACCCCACGGGCACGGCGGCGGCTTCGGACACGATCCTGCCGAAGTTCATCGCTCACGTTCAGCGTATGTGGGGCGTCGGCGCCAACGAGCGCATCCTGTGGCTTCCGGTCGGCGACGACGAGACCTACGCGCAGCTCACCGCTCGTCAGGTCACGCTCGGCAGCGAGTACGTCTCGATGCCGATCGACGCGGTCTCGCTCGTCCAGTACAACAACCAGGTTGAGGAGATGCTCCCCTACTGGAATGCGGTGCTGATGGCGGCCTTCGATGCGTCCACGTCCGGTCTGGTCCCCCTGACCTACCGCTCGCCTCGCGTCACGGCCTACCGCCGTAACTCGGCGCTCTACTCGCGTGAGTCCCGCGAGGCCCTCATCAAGAGTGGCTTCGTGTTCCTCATTGATCCGCCGGGCCAGTCCCCGCAGGTTCAGCGCGACATCACCTCCTACACGGCTGACCAGGACGTCCGCCGCACGGAGCGCACCTCGGTCCGCTCGCTCATGCTTTCGCTGAAGAGCATGCGTCGCGCGCTCCGTGGCCTGATGACCCTCGACAACGGCGCGGTCGCCACTGGCGCCGATGTTCGCGCGGCTGTGATTGGCGAGCTTGACCGCCAGAAGCGCTATGGCATCATCAAGACCTTCGACCAGACGAAGGTTTCGATCAGGTCGTACGCTGACCGCTTCGAGGTCGACTACGAGTTCACGCCGGTCTACCCCGTCAACTTCATCGTTATCCGCGCCAAGGTTTCGGCGCCGGTGACCCAGACCTTCTGAGAGGTAAGCGATGGCTGCACCTAATCTTGTTAAGCAGGCATTCTCAGCCGCTCGCGGTATCATTAAGGTCGGCGGCGTGCCGATCGGATGGGCCACGGGTTTCCGCGCTGAGGAGGCGTACTCCCAATTCCCGATCGACGTTCTCGGTGACGTCTACACGCAGACCCATGAGCTGGTCGGCGTGAAGGTCTCCGGGTCGTTCGACCGTTTCCGCGTCTACAGTGAGCCGCTTGCCCATCAAACCACTAGCGGCGGTCAGCCGCTTTGGTACAACCAGGCGAACGACACTCCCGACCTCATCAAGCTCCTTGAGAAGGAGTTCACGCTTGAGGACACGGCCGGAGTCACCACTAGCGGCGTGAATCCCGCACCCGTGTACACGATTATCGGCTGGAAGCCTTCTAGCCGCTCGATCACGTACAACAACGGGTCGGTGTTGATGGAGTCTTGCTCTTGGGTTGCGATCCGCATCATCGAGAGCAGGGTGGAGCAAGCGTCCACTTGATCCCTCGCTGAAAACCCCGCCTGATAGTCAGGCGGGGTTTTCAGCATCTTTGTAAGGTGCCTAAAAATGAAGCCTTCCTACGATGACAAGCTCGATGAGCTTGAGCAGCTCCGCTATGAGCGCGAGTTGAAGTCCAAGCCTGCCAAGGCTACCAAGCGCGCCCTGGTTCCTCCGGTGGCTACTTTCAAGGTTGAGTACGTCGACCCTGAAGGCGAAGAGTACGAGGCGTCGCTCGATGTGCGAATCTTTACGCAAGACGAGCTTATGCGCGTGACGCAGCTGTCCGCGATGTTCGCTGGCGTCGACTTCGATTATCTCCCCGAGTACGGCAAGCGTATTTGCCTGGCTCGCGCCACGGTCCTTGTGATGTGGGGGAAAGAGGTACCCGAGTGGCTTAAGACCGCGTTCGAACTTGACGAAACTATTTCGTTGCAAGTTTACGAAGCGGTTACCAGCCACCGGGCTGCCTGGTTTCGCGGAGACTATCGAACGGGTGGCGAAGATAAGAAGCCGGGGGGAATGGTACTTACTCAAATCAAGCCTCCCCCCGTTACCGGCCAGTAAATACTCCCCTACGCAACTCTGCGTCGCGGAGGAGGAGTATTTTGAGCATGCGCTGATGCGGTGCGATGACGATATCTGGAATCAAATCTACGGCAGGTGGCTCGATGCCAAGGCCGCAGAGACCCCTGATAAGCAGGAAGGCCCCATAACTACAGGGGACTACCAGATCGATCAGCTAGAAGCGCAGTTCTACAAAAAGTATGTTTTAAAGGAGACGTGAAGTGGCGAGTTCGAATCAACACACACTCGATATCCTTTTAAACATCAGAGAGCACATAACCCAGACTCGCCAAGCCACGCAAGCTAGCCTAGAGCGCTTGGGCGTTGACCCTGACACGGCCAGAGCCCAAGCGCATCAGGCGATAGAGCAGCTGGCCCCCAAGTATCTGGCGCCCCTCTATAATAAAGAGGGTGTGTTTCAGCCGCCGGCGAAGTCCTCCCCCCAGTACTGGGCCGCAATGGCCGGCATCAATTCGATGCGGTACGTGGCCCCCTTCATGGCGGGCCGAGCCGGCGTCATCCGTAACATCGCGCAAGCTGGGTTTGAGTCCGGTGTCATCGACCCGGCGACGATGCAGGACCTTTCTGCTGCTCAGATACAGCTAGCCCACGCGCGCCGTGACGTCTTTATTCGCGCAGCCACGACGGGCCAGGTCGCTGAAGCTGAAATTAAGACGGCGGGTGGCAAGGGCACGCTAGCTAAGGTCAAAGCCCTTCCGGTTTCTCAGCTCAAGGCGCGTCTAAAATCACTCAGAGAAGCTGACCTCGGCTACAGACCGGGGTATTTCGATCCTACGGCTACTAGGCTTGAAGATCTATTTGATCTGTCTAGCAATGAGGCGCTAGGGGGAGAAATACAGGGTATTGCCCTGCAGCAGGCCAACGATCTGTTCAATGACTTTTCGGCGAAGTACAACTCTGAGCGCGCCACAATTGCTTCTGGAGAGCGCGACGTAAGGCGCCGTAGGCGTGAGCAGTCGCCTGAGCTGGCTCAGATGAAGCGGGGGGCGCGCTCAGAGCGTGTACTGCAGGCCATTTCACGCAGCCCGCGTCTGGCCGCGATGTTTGAAGAAGGCCTGATGAGAACTCAGGACCTCTTCAGGCGGATTCAGGACCCGGACCTAGATCCCGTCGCCAGGGCTCGCTACGAGACAGAATACGACATTGAGATGTCGGGCCTGCGAGCTGGATTTAAGGAGTACAAGCCCGCGACAGAGCGCGAGATTAGAAAGGCTCGCGAGGCAATCGCCAAGCGTGAGACAGTGTCGGCGGCGAAACTCAAAGAGGCCATGCTCGGCCCGGTCGACGTCACCGCGCCCGGCAAGCGCGCCGCCCCCACAATGACTGAAGAGCAGCGCGCTCGACTTGCACAGGCGGACCGGGATATCGCTCGTGGCAAGGAGATGCTGTCGGCCACGGACATCCTTAAGCCTGAGCTTCAAGAAGCCCTCGACCTCGTTGCGAAGGGCAACGAGGCGCGGGCGCAGGTCACCAGAGAGCTGGTGAACAACACCAAGGCCACAAAGGACGCCACCAAACAGCAGGCCGATTTTACTTCAAGAGAAGCACTCGGTCTTACTTATCTTGTTCGAGGTCTCGGCGGCCGTGCTGCTGGATTTTTTGGCGGCATGGCGGGAGTGTCTGGTGCAGAGCTTCCTAGTTACGTAGCGACTAGAGGTCTTATGGGGGGAGCAGGTGCTCTTCAAGACCTAGCTACAAATAACTTTATACAAAAGGGTACGCTTGGAGCCTTTGGCGGACTTATCGGAGCTACCATCCTCAGCGCTGCCACAAATGTATTTGGAAGCTTCGCAGAGCGCGGGGCTAAAATTAGGCAGGAGGTCGGTCAGCTTCGCACTGAGCGCCATCTGGAGCTTGCTCAGATTCTTAACCCTAGCCCTGTAGCAGCTGCTTTTAATACTGGATTTGAGACATTTAAAACTGGTCCAGTAGACCTTGATTACTTTTATGAAAAGTATGGCATAGAGGCTATCTCTGCGATAAGAGATGGTGCTAAAAGATACAATTCTGAAGTCGGAGAGATAAGCTCAAAAAATAGCGCCTTTGCGCTTACCACAAAGTACAAACCAGGCGTATTAAACTTAACAACTGAGCAAGCGAAGTTCCTGACAGCGGGCGCTCGAATGGCTGTCATGAATAAAGAACGCGACTTTCTTGAAGGCGTTCTTAACACGGCCATGGATCGATTTGGCTACGGCGGCGCTGTCTCCGGCTCTGAGATGCTTAAGGCTGCAAGTGCTATCAGTGCCGAGGGCATTCCTATTCAGAGGCTAGCTCGGTCCTTATACGGAAAAGAGCTGTCTTTTGTCGGGCCTGGTGGCAGGTTCCAACCCTCTATGGGTACCGGCGGCTACGGAAACGTGCCTTATCAAGCAGGCGTTAGCGAGCTTGCTATCGGAGCCTACGCGACCGCCATCGCTAAGAGTAGCGGCCTCGGCATGAACGCCGTGCAATCCGCGATCGCCATGCAGGGAATGGGGCTGTCTAATATCGGCCTCGGCGTAAACAAGCTCACCGGAGGAGTCAGCTCCACGGCGCTCAGCAACTTTGCGGCGGCGATACGCGGCGGATTGCCTGTTTCAGCAGCGTCCCAGGTCATGGGCACAGCCCTCGCCATGAATCGAGAGGGAATGTTTACGGACCTCACGAGCCTCGCAGCACATACTCGAGGATTGAGTGAGGCGGGTATTACGCCTGGTGTCATCGGCATGGCTAAGTCTAACATGATGCAGCTAAGCCGGGGGGCTTATCAGACACTGTCAGCCCCCTACCGGTCGCTTACCAACTCTATGGCTTTCTTGTACGCCTTAGAGAGATCGGGAGGTGATCCTGGTAAAGCCATGGAAATGGCTAGAACCATGGACACAAGCTCCCCCGAGTTCATCGAGTTCACTCGGTCTCGTCTTGGTCCAGAGCTGGCGGGATACGGTATCCAAGCCACAGGTAACTTGGCCCGGTCTGATGTAGGTAAGTTCATGGCCGCGAGACCTAAAGAGATGACCTTCATGGAAGGCATTGAAAATGAGCTGTACAAGCTCTTTCCGTTCCTTTCGACCACTAAGCCAGGCGAAATTGCTAATAGGCTGGACATCGAGAGATCCAAGGCAGACAAGTCGGTTTCGGAGGAAGAGCGTGCTGCTTCTAGACAAGCCTCCTTGGACGACATTGCAGTTAAGCTGGACCGAATTGCAAATTCGCTAGGCGCGCTTGTTGGTTTCTGACAGCCTTCCAAGGAGTCCGTAGATGCGTCCAATGCCTAACCTTCCAAGAATAACTGTTAAAGTGCTTAGGCATGGTCGTACGGAAGTAGACGACCTCACTGACGATGTCCTAAAGGTCGAGTGGTTTCAATCCATCTCGGCCCCCTGGCAGTCTCTCACCGTTACTTGGAAGGCTACGGTGGGAGACTCCTTTACACGTGTCATGGAGGGTGACTGGATCGATTTTCGAATCACGTCAGCCTCGGCACAGAACACCGGCGTGCTCAGCGCCGGCCTTCTTCATGTTGACTCCACCAGCGGCGGCATCGGCGTGTCGCCGATCGGTGGAGTCTCTACACAGCCGTGTGTCTTCAAGGCCACCAGCTGGTGGAACTTCCTGTCGACCGTCAACATCTACTCTGTCCTCGGGTGGACAGAGGACGTGGGTACGGTCTTCTCGATGCCCACATGGTCAAAGCTCATCAGCACCGTCGTCACCGAATACACGGCCGGTGCGCTCGGTAAGGCGTTCACGGACTTATTTAAACAGATCGTCAGTAAGATCAAGCTGCCGTTAAATGGAACTTTTAACGGGCAAGCCATTTCGAACATCTTAGCTGATCGGATATGGGTCGTTACCGACGATGCGCTTTTTAATGCTGCCTGGAAATATCGGCCTGTAGAGTCGATTGACATCGGTGGAGGTTCCCCAACACGGATTCAATCCGCTATGGGTGCTTACGAGAACTCAGTCGTTGATTTTTTCACAGGTACTTTTGTACCTGAGCCGATGTTGATTGAGTTGTTTCCGTCTTTTGAGCCCTTGGCACCACAGACAGCACCAGGTGCTAGCGGTGTTCAAGGGTCTCAAAGTAGCTCACAAAATTGGGGAGTTACCAACGAATATTTCGGAGGTCATCACACGCTGATCCTCAGGATGAAGCCGTTCCGGGATAAGCCTCTCAGGGAAGCGGCTGTAGCCCACGTCGCTTACAAGCACGATGAGGTGGAGAGAGCGTATCAGTGGGAGCTGAGCCAGCTAGCAGCTGATGGCAACAGCAACCCCGACGAGGCCACCAAGGCGGCGGCTAATGTAAGAGCCCAAGAAGCCGCCGCACGCATCGATTACCTGAAGACCGCCGCTAACGCCAAGGCCACTGAGCTTCTTGACAATGCGTTTGAGCAGGTCACCTGGGACTACACCACACTGACCAATATCGACACCAGCTTGGTCCGCTCGATGACCTGGTCTCGGGACGACCGGAACCGAATCAATTGCAGCTCAATCAAGCTCTCTTTCGATGAGAAGTCCGGCATCGAGGGTGTGCTTGGCGCGGGGTTGCCGATCACCTATGACGAGGAGATCGCTCGCCACGGCCTTCGTCTCTCTAAGCCTACATGGACGTACAACCTCAACATCTCTAAGAAGCTACGCGAGCGCGCGCTTGAGAACAAAAAGCGCGCCGCAGAAGGGCAGAAACCGCTTCCGATTGATCCGGCTACGAGTGCTGAGGGCGGTGACTGGGTCACCTTCATGCGCACCATCTGTGCGCAGTTCATGCAGTTCTACAAAAACAATCACATGTACCTGAAGGGTACGATCAGTCTGAACCTGACCGAGGCGATCACCAACGAAGGCATTTCTCCCGTCGTCGATAAGGTCCTCATGCTTAGGCACGGGGAGGGCTTTGCGATGTCCTTGGACCGCAAGCTCGATGTCATCTACGGGTACTGCGAAACGATCGGTCACACGTTCTCGATTCGCGATGGTGGTATCGAAGCGGCCTCCACCACGATTGAGTACAGCCGAGGGCACGTAGGTGTCTCTGCGGATGCACTCTCCCGAGACACCCTCGTTCCCCTCAGAGAGCCGGTCGCTCCGAAGCCGAGGACCCAGAACGCTCGAGGATCCAAGTTCGATGGTAAGCAGACTCCTGTCTCGACTGGCAGTATTTTGATTGCTGGTAACGACTACGGCTACACTGCTTCACCACCGGGCGGGGCATTCAGGTACCTGATAAATTACGACGAAGTTGGAACTTCTGGCTACTACAACAGAAAGTCTAGCGATTTCAACGCCGCCATCATTCATTATGACGCGGGCAGCGTGTATTCGACGGCTGTTTCACTTAAAGATTTCTTTCAAAAATCCATAGACGACTTGAAGCCTAAAGACGGCACCAGCTACGTCTCGTCACACTTCGGTATCGATCCTAACGGAGCCATTTACCAGTACGCCGACTTGGATAAAGTCGTATACCATGGCGGTGTACCTGGTTATCCTACTAACGCAGTGTCCGTTGGTATCGATCTTATCTGCCCAGAAATAAAGTTTGTAGATACACCTGAAAAGGTAGCTAAGGCCAAAGAGCGAGGCTGGGTACTTGTTGAGAATCCAGTGAACACAGTAGGTGGTGTTGCTTCTACTGGGTTTAAAGTTTGGAAGTGGTCAGGATCAAAGTACGTGAACGAGACCACTAAGTCCGCTCTGTGGGTACCGAGCCAAGTCCAGCTGAATGCGCTAGCTATTCTACTAGGGTCTCTTAACAGGCACGTGGGGTTCCCTCTCATAGCGACCAAGGTCGACGGCTACGATACCCGGTACAACATGATTGTGCTTAAAGACAGTGAGATGAAAGAGATCTTTAAAGAGAAAGGTGCCAGCGGTAAGTTGGGTAAAGGTGGCGTGTATCATCACAGGCAGATATACTCCAACAGGTACGACGCTCTCGGCACTGACCTGTATGACGTCGTTAACCGCGCTAAGAACTACAAGTAACTGAGGGGATGGTAATGGTCAGCAAGTTCAGACCTTCTCCCATTGGCCGCGTTCTCGGTGCCGGCGGCTGCGAGATCATGTACGCCATTCGAAGCTACGCCAACGACAGCGGGGACCATCGCTGCGACGTGTTTAGTCCAGAGGGTGGTGTACTTCACTTCAACTGCCCAGTCTTCAACGGCAACACGAATCGAATCGGGGCTCCTTCTACACCTTGGAACGGTGAGGACCTGAACGACGGCACCTACCCCCTCGTGATCGCTCTGACCCGCAGCGGTGGTCGTGGTCCTGTGATCCTCGGTCGGATTGACAACCCAAGTATCTACTATGAGCCCACAGCCACCGGCCCCGGAACCCCGCCACCACCACCGACACCGCCACCAGATCCACCAAAGACAGAAGCGAGTGGCAATCCGCCGTCCGTGACAATCAACGACGTCATCATTCAGAACGACAACACGAAGATCGTTATCAGAGACGAGACGGCCGGCAACGACGCCGTCATTGTGTCCGCACGCAACATCGAGCTTATCGCTGACAGTGGTAGGGTGATGGTGCCTAAGGGTACAGACGCGAGCGATGGCCCGGTTCTCGCCACTCCGTTTAAAGAGCGTGATGACACTATCATCGCGTACTGCGCTGCGATGACGGAATGGGCCAACTCACTCTATCAATGGGCGTCTCAGTTGTTCCTGGTCACGGGACCGGCTGGACCTACGGCTGCGATCCCCGTCAGCACGGTCGTTTCGTCACCGCCAGAGCCTCCTACGGAGCTGGACCCAACCACCGTCCGTAGCGCAGTGCTTCGCTTAGCATCTCACGTAGAGGCAGGGACATAACCGTCCCGATGGAGGGTAGCTGTGGGCTTTTTTACAGATCCCGCGCGCAGGTCCGCCGTTCAGGCCGCATCTGCGAGTAAGTCGAGGCTTAAGACGAAAGCTACTGATGCGCCCACCGCACCATCTTCTATGGAAGATTGCTACGCGCTAGAGAACAGTGAGGATGAAGCTGCTTGCCTAAACAGGCAGTTTATCGAAACTAACAACACTACACGAGCAGACCGAGCTAGTTCACGACCTAGTGGAGCTAGTGGTTCAGAGGACAGTAAGACGCCTCCCCAAAAGGAGGGGTTTTATACAATCGGCAATCACCCTCACAACTACATACTGCAGTTGTTTAAAGAAGGTGGTGATAACCCCAACACAGTGCTGTCGCTCCCGTTCGTGACCTCTATCGAGATGGATCAGCCTAATGCGGTCACGAGAACGTGGACCCTGGGCGGCACTCCATACGAGGAGCACTCCGGGTTTAAGCAAAGGACTTTCAGAATAAGAGGGCGAAGCGGTTTCACTAACTCTCAGCTTCAGAGGTTCGCTAAACTTCGCAACCTCCTAGAAAGTTACGCGCACGCGGCGTCCAACACGATGAACGCCTTCTACCGCGCCAACGCAAAAAAGGTGACGAAGCTTGTGTTCAGAGCTTTGTGGGAGGGAGAAGCCTGGGAAACCACCGTCACGTCCTTCCGATACCAACGTGACTCCGGCTCGTCTCGTGTCAGCTATAGTTACGAACTGATGCTTGTAACTAATGGAGTCCCCAGCAGAGCCTGGAATCCTGACAACGCCTTTGCCTCTAGCAAAGGCGGCGAGGCTGTCGATCAAGATCATACCGATCCTGCGCACGATTGCTATTATTTCGCGACAAAAGGAGTTCTCGAAGCGCCGCCTGATTTGGAACGAAACATACCAAATCACGTGCTAAAAGTAATGAAGTACGTCAGGACGATACCCAATCCGACCATCTACGACTGGTATTTTTGGTATCGTCTCTACTACCTATGCCTAGAGACGATGGAAGCGATAACGTCCTATCGGAAACGACTGACGTTCTCTCAGCTCGCTGCTTGGAAGGGCCTGCTCGACTCGTTTTTGAGGTGGGTGCTTGACCTCAGTATTCAGTGTGAGGTCTTCATCGGAAGCCTCAACCTCGGCGTGCCGATCCTCCGTATCGGAGACGTGCCGCCTAATGCTGCCAATAGTACGGCGCCTAGGCCTTTGCCCAACAACGGTAATCCGGTCATCTCCATTGTCGTGACGCAGAGCCAGTCCAACGTCTTTGACATCGCCGCTCAATACCTCGGGGGACGGAACTACTGGGCTCGAATTGTCGAGCTGAACAGGATGCAGGACGCGCGCACAAAGAACGACGGCACGCCGCTCGTACCCGGTGATCGCCTCCTCGTGCCGTCGATTAACGGTGTCAAGAATATCGACCCGGACACCTTCTATGGTCGGAACCTTCTCTTCCGAGACGGTGACCTTGTCGCCGTCGGCGACGGCACCGACATCGCTACGGTTTCTGGTCTGGCCAATTTCTACCAGAACTTCAGGCATCGGATGCTGACCGTCGTCGGCGAGAATCGAAGCTACCCTGACTTCGGACTGCCGAAGCTCGTCGGTGATAGTGAGGGCAGCGATCTTGCTGGCCAAGTGTACAGCAACATCCTAAACCAGACCCTGTCGGACCACCGTGTTTCTCGCGTGACTGAGATGAACATGACCACCGAGGCTGGCAACATCGACGTGAAGATGGCCATCATCACGGCGCTGCAGGAGAAGACCAGAACCGGTGTCTCCTACCCCTTCTGAGAGGCGACGATGCCGTTCACCCCTGAGTACCCCGATGAGATCCGGCGCCGGATGCTCACGCGCCTCATCGCCACGTCCCGGCTGATTGACCTCAGCGAGGGCAGCGAGTTCGGTTCGATTCTCGGCGTGGTCTCGGACGAGATGTCGAGCGTTCAGTTCAAACTCTCCGACTTCCACCAGTCGCATCTGTTTAATGCGCGTGGACAGCTGCTGGACGACCGTATCGCTCAGCTCCCCACAGGCTTTGAGCGGCGTCGTGAGCCTCGACCTGCTCGAGGTGGAAATGTCACGCTCTGGAGAAGTACGTCCGGGACCACTGTCAGCTACGGTCCTGGCGAGCTGTCGTTCAGCCGAGAAGACGCCCCTGACCTTAGGTACGTCAACACCGACACCATCACCTTCGATGCTGCAAGCCTTACGGCCACGGGCATCAGTGTCCGAAGTGTTGCCGTCGGCACGCTAACGAACGCCCCTCCGGGGGCTATCAACGTCCTCCTGTCGGCACCCTCTGATGTTTATCAGGTGCGCAATCTGGTGGGTGTTGGTGGCGGCTCCGAGCGCGAGTCTGATGATGAGCTTCGCGGACGCGCCGAGCTTTGGCTCAATGCCCTGACGCGCACCACCAACACAGCGATCGAGGCGCTGGCCGTCAACTACATCCCGACCAGCACAGATCAACGTGTCCGATACGCGCGTGTCTGGGAAGACCCAGACACGCGCGGATATTGCGAGCTTCTGATCGACGACGGCTTTGGTTTTATTGGCAGCACGCGAGCGGCTAATACTCAAAGTGGTGTGGTTCCTGACATCGACTCCACATCAGCCAGGCATCAGTTCACCTTTGAATCACCCGCCGCAACGGCTCCAAATCTAACGGTGAGCGGTGTCACCTACACCGCTCCGACCTCGGACTTCCTTGTTGTCGAGGAGCGGGGTGTGATGCTGGCGAAGCCTAACTCCACGTCGTTGCCCCTCGCTGCAGGCGACGAGTGGTCTACAGGCGGGCATCAGGTTTACACCGGGCTTCCCGCCGAGCTTCAAGCGTACGTCGAAGCGAACTGCCGAGCCGCAGGCTCTCGAGTTCGCGTCGTCGTTCCGACTGTTACGAGCCTCAAGCTTAGTGCCAATGTTACGGTCTATCCGGGCTACGATATCAGCGATGTGTTCGACACGGTGAAACGAGCCACGTCCGAGTACGTGTCTCGCGTCCTCCCAGGATCACCACTCCTCATTTTCCGCCTCTGCGGTGAGCTGATCAACATCCCTGGCGTACGCAACATCAAGTTTGACCAGACTGACCGGTACCCAGCGACGCCACGAACAAAGTTCGTCTGCTACTACAACGACATCACATTGAGGTGACCGTGATCCGAGTCTTCGTGCGGTGGGAAGACGGAAGGCCAACGGAAGAGGATTTTGATACTGATACTGAAGCATACGTCTGGATAAGAAGCAGCTCCGGGATTGCAAGCGCCGCTATCTGTGAGAAGTTCCCGGAGAACCCTTTGATGGATGATGTTGACAGAGCAGCTTGGATCTGTGTGGATGTCGTCAGACCTAGTGAAGAGATCTGGCGCTCTCAACCAGAAGAAGAGCCAGATGAAAGACCTGTAAGTAAGAAGAAGCGCAAGAAGGGGTGATCTATGGCCACAGGTGACCGGCCCATTTTCCCGCTGACCAACCAGCGCCTTGATAAAGCTGACCTTGAAGCGATCAGCGACCTCGTCGGCGAAAATATCATGCGGACGGTTGGTGCATTGCTCGGCCCCTGTGGCGGGCTGCTCAGCGATGTCGTCGCAACCTATGATAGCACGGTCGGGACTGTGACTATCGGCGCCTGCCGGCTTGGTTATGCAGCCTTGGCCACAGACTCGAACGTCGTGATCGACGGCGGTGTGGTCCGGTGGGACCCCGCCTACGTGGCTGGTGGTGACGTCGTCGACATCAGTTCGTTCGGTACTGCCGAAGGGGATGACGGGTACATCTTCTTCAGGCGGTCTGAGCTTGAGCACGACGAGGACAACCGCGCCTATTACGACGCGCTTGCTCAAGAAAAGAAGGTCGGCGTCGCGAACACCCGATCGCGTGAGATCGCTGAGTTCGGCACCGCCCTGACCTACGATGGACTGCTCCGTTCCGAGGGTTGGTTCCCTTTTCTTTACGTGAAGTTCACCAACCCCAGCGGGGTACCTTCGATCTATAAGATCTCGGCCTTCGATGGTTTTGGCGGCGGCGTTGACAACGCGGGTCTGGCTAGAGCGTTTGGCGGTGACGTCGGTCTCGGTGTCGACTGGGACGAAGGCTACGTGGGCATCGCTCGCCTTTTTCGTGAGGCGCTCGGAAGCATCCAGCACGCTTACGACAGCGATTTTGCGCTGGATTCGCAGGGATCCATCACATCAGGAATTTCTGAGCAGGCGTATCGCTGGACAGGCTACGCGCTTCCCCGTGGTATAAAGCAGCTCAATGCTGACTTGGCTACAGCTGAGACCACACTCACCTCGATTGAGTCAGATGTTAACAACATTGTCTCCACGACCGTGGAGGACACTGACACCCTGAAGTCTTCATACCCGAAGACTGCCACGCTATTCGTGGCCGAGGTGGATACCGACGCGGAGGAACACACCTACACCTCCGCGCTCTTGGCCGACCCCCTCATATCGATCACGTACGGTACCACAGGGGTCACGGTTTTTGACTTCTATTCTGACGGCAGCTCCTACATCTCTTACAACACCGTCGCTGTGTTGCTAAGTGCTGAGGGTACTGGTGGTACGGGTAGCATACGATTTGTTCACTATGAGTGGACAAGCACGCATCAACTCACCATTCGAATCAAAGATTCGGCTGGTAGCGCTATCGAGGGCAAGTTCTCAATGTGCCTGATCAACAAGACGGGCAATCCGTGGAACTACCTCAGCACCTAATAAAATCATTGTGAAGGGTGGGTAATATCAATGGCTGATCCAATCGCCGTCATCACAATCACGGGCACGTCCGAGATCAATTACTCGGACCTCTCGCCCACCCCGCCGTTGCGAACCTTGAGCGGCACGTCTTCGACGCCGGGCAGCGGCTCGAGCATTTCCACCTATCAGTGGTACTTGCTCAGCGCCCCGACCGGATCGGCTGCGACGTTCAACGATGACACGCTGGCGTCGCCCACCCTCGGGCCGCTCGACAGGGCCGGTACCTATCGCGTCTTCCTCGTCGTGACGAACGACCTGAGTGACAGCAGCCACTCGGCACCTGTGCCCATCCAGAGCCTGTCCTCGCCCTACTCGTTTGCAGTGCCGCCCGCCTCGGCCTTTTTCGAGATCCGGGTGCTGACCGAGTTCGCCGGTCTGAAGAAGGTCGCCTACGGCGAGCGAGATTGGCTCGAGGATGGCCTCTGGCCTCTCGTCGATGCGGTCGATGCGCATGAGGGCAAGCTTGATGACATCTGGGTATCGCCTGGTGTCATCAAGGCTAACACCATTCAGGAGTACACCTCGGCCAATGGCGTGTACGTCGACGGGGTGCTGCTGAAGGACGGTGATGTAAAGGCCGCCACCTCCAGCGATGCTCTCTACACCAATATCCTTATCGGCGGGTCCGCAGCTGGCGGTAGCTCGAGCCTCATCGTCTATGCGTCACCGACCACTGTGATAGGTAACTTTGGATGCAGCGGCCTTACGGCCATGAACACAATCAACGAGTACACCACGAACTCGGGGGTGACTGTTGAAGGTGTCCTTGTGAAGGACGGCGATGTCACCGTAGCGACCTCATCTGACAGAGTCTATACCAACCGCGTAGAGGCTGGGTCAGTCGCGGGCGGCAGTAACGACCTGATGCTTTATGCCACGGGTGACACCCTAGTTCGGTCCAACAGCCTCGACTGCAACTGCGAGGTCAGGTCCACGTACCTTGAGCCTTACTCTAACAACACTTCAGTTATCGCGCGTGGTCGCGGCACGCACACCGCCGACCTCGATGTCGACATCATCGAAGCGGACACGACCGGTGGGGGTGTCACCGTACTTGGTAAAGGTACGCACAGCTACGACCTTCAAGCGGACATCATCAAGACCAACTCGGTCACCAGTGATGTCGTCGGCGCGATGACGCTCACGAATACTGTCGGCGCCATTCAGATCCAAGCTGCAACCGCTATCACGCTGACCGCTGGTAGCGCTATTCAGATGGCTGGTCTTGAGACCAATCTCGGTGGCAGCGCTAACTACAACAGTGTGCCTGTTTGCATCGCCAGCCAGTACTCAAACACCACGACAACGGGTACGTCTGAGCAGACACTCTGGGGACCCATCAATCTCCCTGCCAACATGCTTCATGTGAACGGGGACAAGATTGTCGGATGGGCACTGTTCGCGACGGCGGCCAACAACCACTCTAAGACGGTAACCGTCACGATTAATTCGACTCCGGTCACCATCGCGACCCGCACCTCGGCGGCTAACAATGGCTGGATCAAGCTAGACTTTGTGCTTCAGCGCACCGGCTCATCCACCCAGGTCTATTGGAGCGAGTCACGCGACAGTGACGGGGTCTACGGCGCGGGCAGCTTGAGCACCTCGTCTGTCACAGACACCGCTGCGATTCCCTTCGCTATAAAGGCGACCACAGCGTCGGGCGCTGGTGACGTCACGCTCAAGACAGTTCACATTGAGTTCTGGCACTCGGACACCCTTCCATGAGCAGCTTCCCCTTTACCGGCGCGGGTGACCCTACTTCTTACCCTGGGTTCTCTGGCCCCTACGGAAGTGCTGGGGCTGGTGCTCCACTGGAGTACCCTGACTTTCCTGGGGACTATTTCCCCGCGCTCGGTTCAGGGGACCCATTTTCCACCGCTGACGTTACGTTCATCGTGTCGTTCAATTTCGGCGGGTACTGGTCCTACAACAGCCCTGAGTACAGCCCGCTACGGAACCCCGACCCGTACTGGCTTTCTCAGGAGGGCGGCTACACGGTGGAGCTGCACTCTGCCGGTCAGGTCCTCTACGACGGCCCATACCGGGTTGACCTGATCGACGCTGCCGGACAGTCGCATCCGATCCTCGAGCCCGGATGCTATGGCGGGGTGCAGGACGGCGGCACGGAGATCCAGCCCGAGCCGAACGGCACGAGCCTCGTCTTCGGCTCGCCGCCGACACCACTCGGCGAGTACACGATCCGCGTGTCCGACAAGTTCGACATCGCTGTGTACGTCCCCGAGACGCTCCTCGCTGTCCCCGTGCCCGACAGCAACGAGGTCAGCGGTATCCGGTCTGGCCTCCCCAACACTGTGTTTGTTCACGCTTACCCTGACAAGAGCGACTAATCGCTTCGGAGCCGAGCATGGCCTACTCCAACGCTATCTTCTTTGTCGATGACGGCTCCGTTTCAGGCACCCCAGGGAGCGATTCGGCCCGCACGCCTCTGACCAGCTGCACGGCCAGCAACCCGAGCGGGACCATCACCCGAATCACGAAAGTCAGTCACGGGCTTGTCACCGGAGCGGTCGTCGATCTCACCGACTTCGATTCGTGGCTGAACAACGCTTGGAAGATCACGAAGATCGACAACGACAACTTTGACCTCGTCGGCGCGACGTGGCAGACCACTGGTGACGCCAGCGGCACCGTCACGCCGCGCGGGGGAAGCTCGTGGGCCGATGCGTGGCTGACGACGCAGTACGGAGCTACGTCAGCTCGAATCCAGCCCGGCGACACCATCCGTCACGCCAAGAGCGGTGACCCTGCTTCTGTCGGCGGCGCTCAGTGGACGGGCGGTGTTCTTGGAGACGAGAAGGCCATCACGTCGAGCACCGACGCGACCCCGATCGTCGTCACCGCTACGAGCCACGGCTTCATCGACGGCGACTATGTACGCATCTATGACCATGCGACGAACACCAACGCTAACGGCGTGTGGCGTGTGGCTAACAAGACGCCAAACACGTTCGAGCTTGTAGACCCAGAGACAGGAGCTAACCGCGCTGGAAATGGTGCGGGTGCTGGTTCCGGCGGGACTGCTCGGAATATCACGGCGCAGGTCGTTTACCTCGATGCCGCACAGACCGCCACAGTCGATAACTGTGAGGTCGCATGGACGGGGGTTACTGGGTACGTTTCTGACGTCATTACCGTTACGGCGGGTGGTAAAGGTTATCAGGTCGACGACATCCTGACGATCGACGACGGCCCTTCAGACGCCACTGTTCGTGTACTCACGGTTGCGACCACCGGCCCTGTCCTCACCGTAGCAATCAACGATGGCGGCACGGGGTACACTATTGGTGACACCCTCTTTATCCAGGCTGGCGATAACGCGGCCTCCGTCTCAGTGACGGCGACCTCAGGGCTGCCCGATAATGCGGTGACCGCTGTGACTGTCCTGACTGGCGGTACTGGCTACTCGGTGGCTTCTGGTCTGAGCACCACTGGCGGAACGGGTATCACCAACTGCCTGCTCGACGTCCTGACCGTCGATGACGGTGACGTCCTCACCGTTGACCTCGAAGACCAGTCGGCTCTCGGTGGGTACACGGCGGGCTCTGGAGTCGCTACGCTGAACGGCTCTGGTACGGGCTGTACCTTGGATATCGCAGCTGTTTCGGCGGGTAACTTCACTCTGAAAGACAACGCCTCTGGCTGGGAATCACCGCAGGGTGACAAGCACATCGAGTTTCAGATCGGTAGCAATCTGGTGGCTGGCGGAATCCCTGCGCGCCTGTGTTACCGCGCTCTCCCATCCACGCTCGACCTCAGCAGCTACAGCAAGCTCTCTTTCTGGGCTTACGCAAACGGCGACGCGCCAGCAGCGAACGAGTGGAAGCTTTGCCTGTGCTCCGACAGCTCGGGCCAGACAGTCGTCGATACCATCAAGCTGACCGCCCTTCCGGCGTCTCAGAAGTGGTATCCGCTTACCCTAGCTCGTGTTGGCGGCGGTAATTTCGGGGCTTCCATCCAGTCAATCGCGCTCTACTCGGATACCGCCACGGCGCTTAACGCGACGATCGAAATAGACAACATCATCGCCTGCACAGCTAGCGGTTTGAATCTGCAGTCGCTGATCACAAAGAACAGCGCTGCCCACGGTGGTAGCGAGTACGCCTACTCGATTGAGTCGATCAGCGGTCGTGTGGTCATGCTCGGGTCTTTTCCGACGTCTAACTTTGTTCCTAAGGGATCAGCGCGACGCGGCTATATCGGCACGACTGCTAACGTGACAACCTACATCCGTAAGCCGATCATCTCTATTCAGACCAGCGGCTACGCTAATCGAGCCACTGACAACGGTGCTTACGGAAACAACATCCTATACTCCGGTGGCTGGGACCCCGTAGGCGGTACACAGAACGGCACGACCATCTTCGACGGACATGCCGGCACGGGTACAGGGTTTTATACCTCCAAGGCGTACAATACCGTCGAGCGTTTTCAGTTTTCGCGCTACGACACCGGGCTGAGAATTGAAGATTCAGCTGCGTTTAGAAATACGATTACTGACGTGGTCGCGACGCACTGTCTCACACAAGGTGTTGTTCTCAATAACTGCGAGCTGAACACCATTGAGTCTTTGCGTGCGAACTACTGCGTCACTGGCCTGTCGATGGCTGGATGCACCAATAATACAGCTGACATCGATAATCTCACTAACTGCGTCAACGGCGTGACCTTTTCTGCAGGCGCGGCCGACAACGTTATCGAGGATATTGCCTGCCAGTACTGCTCTTATGGTGCGTACATGGCCGCGTCGTCCGATAACGAGATCAAGGCAGGCACGTTCAGCAACTGCACCGCAGGAGTCTTCATGCTCGGCGGTCACAATTACGGTCGCGGCCTGACGTTCACCAGCTGCACCTACGACGTCTACCCGTACCCATCTTTGAAGTCTGCCAAGTTCGACTCTAAGAGCCACGACGGCACTGGTCAGAACTACCTCTTCGACCAGGGTGTTGAGGTTGTCAGCCAAGCAACGACTCGATCCGGTGGTAGCGGTTTGATGTGGGGTATCACCCTCACCTCGCCGATGGGTCCATATCGCGACGAGGGCTGGCCGTACTACCTGCCCGTCGCGCAGGTGCCGGTCGAAGCGAACCTCCTCGTTACCGCATCGCTGTGGATGCAGAAGAGCGATGCTGCCGACATCGAGGGGTCATTTATCTGCAAGGGTGACCAAGTCGCGGGCGTGCCTCTCGACGTCGAGACCGTGAAGGCCGCTGACACCAGCTGGGAAAACGTGACCATCACTTTCACCCCAACCGCGCGCGGTGTCGTGGAGCTTGGTGTCAAGGTCTGGTTCGTGACCAGCGCCCCGCAGACCGTCTATATCGACGACATCTCCATCAGCCAGGCGGTGTGACGTGACGACCACCACCAACAGTGTCGCCCTGAACTACGACTACAGGGGAGCGCCCTTTGTCAGGGTTCCTGTCAGTAATGGGACCGACACCTCGGACCTCTCCTATGACTGGAGAGGCGCCCCGTTCGTCGCGATCACGCCGAATTTCGCGACGATCACGCCGACGCTGGTGGATATCAATCACGTCGACGTCGAGCTGAGTACGGCCGTGACCGTCACCGGCTGGGAGTTTCTCCTCGACGGTGTGTCCGCGCTGGTGTCGGTTGAGGCGTTGAGTTCGACCGAGTTTCGGCTGACGACAGACCTCCTGCGCCCCGGACGAACCTATTACGTCCGGGCGTTTTATTCGGTGGGCAACAGCGGCCTCGTGGCGTTCTCGATCCCGACCAATCCGTCGTGGATCAACTACAACGCCTACCCGCTGCCGTTCCCGATGAAGCTCCTCGAGTCCGTCACCTACATGTTCGGAAAGGAGCTTCAGTACCTCGGTGGCGTGCCGGTCACCCACCTCACTCAGAACTACACCGCGCTCGGCACCTACATGATGGTGAAGAGCACCCTCGGCTTCCAGCGGTCCGGCTATTTCTACGTCGCCGGTCGGAAGTTCTACTACGGATCGAAGACGCAGACCGCTCTCCTCGAGCTAGAGGGCGATGACGTCTACGACAACATCCCGAGCGGCTCGAAGGTCACCTTCGATTCGAAGTCCGTCGAGCCGTCAGATTACACCCCAGGGATTATCGTCACGGCGTCATTCCCGTGAGCGTGAGGTAGACCATGCACTTCTCGTGGCCTCAGACTGAAGAATGCTGGCGGGATACGCTGGTTCACAAGGCAGAGAAGTCCGCCTTCGATAAGATCGCGAACCTCTACTCGTTTACCTGGGCCAAGGCCATCCCGGAAAATAGCTGGCGCAAGGCGCTCAAGCTCGTAGCTCTCGGGCCGCGTGACCTTTTCCCGACCTTGTTCGGTGCGGTCGAGGGTATTTTCCAGGGCTACAACGAGGTCTTCAAAGACATCTACTATGCGGACGGCGCCGATAAACGGCTGTACCGAGAAGACGGGTGGGACCGCTCTCACGTCTACAGGTTTGTTCGCATTGGTACGAAGCTGTACTGGAGCATCGATCGCGAGGACGGTGACAAGTACCTCCGGCTCACCCCGTACAAGTCGGCCTACTGGGATCAGCCGAGCTGGGAAGAGTACGTCGATCTCGAGCCTGTCGGCGAGGACGTTCACCTGCTCCCGTTCCGAGTGTACGAGCGGCAGGCGGGACCGAGCTATCCGACATGGAACGGTCGAACCTACTCCGGTGGTGTCGAGTGCACGGTCGAGTTCGTGTTCCTCTCCTACGTCACCGACGTGCCTGAGACGTTCATCGTCAACCCGACCGATTATACCAACGCCACCCCAGGGGCGTGCCCGACGGCCGATGGACCTCAAGGTCCAGGCGACACGCCGATCTGCACGACGGATGACTTCCCCAACACCGGGTTCTTGATCGACACCGATACCGCAGACGAGATCGCCGGAAATACCTACGAGGTGACCGCGAGCGAAGACTTGGACGACAACACGATCGTCTTCACGACTTCGATTGCGCACAACTACTACAAGAACACAGGTATACGGTTTTCTGCTGACACAGGTGGTGCGCTACCGTCTGGCCTGTCCTCGAGCACGGACTACTACTGCCTGCCGCTGTCTTCGACGACGTTTAAGATTGCTACGACGTCGGAAGGCAGCCCTGTCGCGTATGTGGACAGCGGTACGCCCACGTTCAGGGTGACGCGCTCGGTCACGAGTATTTCCGTCGACGACGCGCAGCCGATTTATCTGTACGACGGTCACGTGGCGCCCGAGATCGAGGACCAGTTGAACAAGTTGTGCCCCGCCGGATCGCACGTTCTCTTGAGAGCTTCAGTTGTTTGAACGTTGAGGCTTGCCTGAGCTAGCGGTACAAAGGCACCTCTGACCTAAGAGGTGCAAGATGGCCGACTACACGATTCTGCCCCCGTCTTTGAACAACCACAAGTCCGCGCTGACAGGGCCTATTTCCCCTGTCAGCGGCGCGGTTGTGTTGACCTATGGAACGCTCGGCTGGTCGCCGGAGCTATTTCCTGTTCTGATCCTCCAGTGCAACGCCTCGGCCACTGTTGAGGTCCTCGGCCTCGACGAGTCAACCTGGATTGCGTATCCGGGCTCGCTCGCGTCCGGCACCCTGAAGGTGATTCGCGGCCGCTGGAAAGCCCTGAAGGTCACGACCTCTGATCCTGTTTACGCCAAGGGCGACCTTGATTGGCAGGCTTGGCTCGTTTCGCCCTGACACGCTCTTTGAATTTTTGCGGGAGACAAAGACATGTCCGACTCTGAACCCACCGGACCCACCACACGGGCTGTTGAGCGTATTAACCGTCTTGTGACCTGGGGGCGCCTCGCATGGATTGCGATCGTACTCGGCTCCGGTGGTGTCGGTACGGGTGTTGGCTTCCTCCTCGGTGAGGGAGCCGCTCGCGCAACATTTGAAGCGAAGTGGGCTGAGCACGACCGGCGCCTTCAAGAACTCGAAACGTCCAACGCTGACACGATCAAGTTTCAGCAGGTCATCCTTGGCAAGCTTGAGAAGGTCGAGGGCTCCCTCGACGTGATCAAGCTTCAGTTGATGAGGTCAGACAAATGAGCACTGAAGCAATCGTCGCAGCCGTGGTCGTTGCCCTCGCTCTCGCCGCTCAGTCGGTGCGCTCGCTTGTTGCTATTCCTGGTAGCAAAGAGCGTATCGGCCGTCTTGTCGTGCTGATCGTCGCGGCCACGCTTGGCGCACTTATCGTCGAGCAGCTTGTAGCGCCTGATTATTGGGCGTTCGGCATCGCGCTCGGTCTCGGTATGGTTGAGCTTGGTCCTGTGGTTTCTGGAGTAGCCAAGCGCTTTGTCCGCCGTAAAGGTGACAGCAAAGTTGAGAAGGATTGACTTCCTGAACGCGCCACGAAAAGGTTAGACCCTCTTCGGAGGATCCCTTGGTTCAACCAATAGTGCGCAGCCCGTTCAAAACCGCAGTCGCCGATTGCGAAACCATCGCTTTCCCTCGCAGCCCGAATACGGGCTGTGTTTGTTTTAGGGTGGACCAAGGCCTCCTTTTTCGATGGGAGGGCCGTGCGTGGATAGAGCTTCCTGTTCCAAAGGGAAAGCTTTGGTTCAACCCTAGAACGAGAAAGCTTTGTATATGGACGGGCACGCACTGGCATGTCCACGGGGAGGGCGACCATGCCGATCGTTGAAAAGGTCGTTGAGGTAAAGAAGGTCTTCAAGCGATGGGACGACGCGCCGCGCCCGAAGAAAGACAAGCGGAAGAAGCCTAAGGTCAAGTTCGCCTGCGATGAGTGCGGCAAGGTCTTCATCCTCACCGAGAAGACGGCCAGCGACCGGAAATACTGCTCGACCACCTGCGCTGACGCCGGTCGAGCCGTTCCGATGTTTCACCGCCTTTGCCGTCTCTATGAGGAAAAGCCTTCGGGCTGCTGGGAATGGAAAGGGCGCCTGAACATCGGCGGCTACGGCACCATCCGTGACGGCGACAAGATGGTGACCGCTCACCGGACCAGCTATCGCCTTTTCCATGGTGAGATCCCAGACGGATTAATGATCTGTCACAAGTGCGACAACCGCCTGTGCATCAACCCGGAGCACCTCTACGCAGGTACTCACGAAGAGAACATGCGGGACCTGTCGATCTCCAACCACTCGTCCTTTTCCAAGACCGAGTGGGATGACCGATATCAGATGCACCTGCTCCTCCTGAAGGGGGAGAGCGTCAAGAAGATCGCCACCGCCTTTGACGTGTCTGTGAAGACCGTTCAGGTTTGGCACCAAAGATTCCTGCAGCGCGACCGCGTCCCAGAGAGGTACTTCAATGGCTCAGCTGACTGACGAGACGACCCCGCACATTCACGAGCCGCGCGACGACAACCGCTGCGCGAAATGTAAGGCGCTGCTAAACAGCGTGAGGAAAGGCCGCGCATCCGCAGAGGTGGATACGTTCAAGTCTGACAACCAGGGCGAAGAGACCCTGTCTAAGAGGTGGTGATCTATGATGACGATTGAGCAGCAGAAGGAAGCCATCAAGAAGGCAGGGCAGGAAGCCCTACGGCTCGCGGTCGTGGCGTGGAACAAGGGCATCATGGACCCCACGCGCAAGGCGTGGGGAGACCCGTCCTTTGACGATGACCGCGCCTTCATCAACCTCTGCATCAAGTCCCCCTCTCAGGGTCTTGGCTGGCCCTCTGTCAGCATGACCACCAAGGATTATCGCTGGGATGGTGACTTCGAGTGGTGCGGCGCATTCGCCTCGCACGCTTGGCAGGCGCTCGACCCCGATATCCGCAAGCACTACCTCGCATCGACCTACCGGCTTTTCCGGTACGCTCGTTACCAGAGCCCGCCCAACAAGTTCGTCAGCTACATGAAGAAGGCCCCCGAGGGCACGGTCGAGCGAAAGTTCGCTGAGCTTCTCGGAAACGACGCGGCCAAGATCGCGCTCGTCGAGAAGTTCGAGCCGCAGATGGGCGACATCCTCATCGTCAACGGCACCGATCGGTTCGGCCAGCACATCACCGTCGTCGACTCGTGGGACCCCGTCGCCAAGACCTTCGACACCGTCGAGGGGAACGCCACCGGACGTGGTCCGAAAGGTCAGCGGTTCCAGGGCGTCATCCGCCAGACTCGGCCCATCGCCGTCTGCAAGCATCTCTACCGCCCCGGCTTCGCCGATATTATGCGGTGGCCGGAATGAACGATCAGGCCGATAAAGTCGAGCTTCTCGACTGGCTGATCAGCACACAGATGGATGCCGTGAAGCGTTTCGGTACGCACTGGCCGGGCTATCACATGATGGCTGGCTTTATCGAAAGGCAGCGAAAGATCGTCAGTGAAGAGTCTTGCGAGCATGTGTTCGTAACCAAACCTGAAACTCAAATGCTTATGGGTTGGCGAACGGACACGGCCTGTAAGAAGTGCGGCAAGCTTCAAAGTTACAAGTTTGAGTATTTCGACGGCGATGTGAGAGAGGAGACGTACACATGAAGTTCTTCAATCTACCAAGATGGATCGTTTGGACTCTCGTCTCTTTACTCGCAATTTTGCTCTGCGCAATCTGGCAGTGGAAAAGAGCGATGAATCTCTTGGATGCTACCTCCGAAAAGTTGGAGGATGCGCTTAGGCAAAAGTCTGAAGCTGAAGCTAGGGCTCGAGAAGCTGCCGCAGCAGCTGAACGAGAACGAGAGCTTAGCGCAAAGCGCGCAGCGATCTCTGCCGAGGTCAAAGCCGAGCTTAAGAAAATTGACCAAGACCGAGATTTGTTAAATAAAGCTAATGATTCTAAGACTTCCGAGGCTAAAGATGCGGTGGTACGGTCAGGCACCGCCGTTGATAAGTTCAACGCCTGGAAGCAAAAGAGGCGTAAATGACTCCTGACCCCGTAGCGCCGCCTGAAGAGCTTGCTTACTTCTCTTACGGTCATCTGACAGAGCCTATGCGCTCTATAAGTATGCACTTCTCCAACCTTGCCTATCAAGCCTATAGCTCGCTGCCTGACTGCAGGCAGCGAGCTATTTGTCTTGAGTACTTGCTTATGGCCAAAGACGCGGCCGTTCGCGCTGCATTAAAAGGGCTCAAGCGATGAAACCTGCTAAGATTGCAGCCGTCGTGGTATTGGCTTTTGCTTTTGGGCTGCTAAGTACGAAAGCTTGCTTTTACGCCAGAGCCGCCGAGCCTGAGCCAGCCTACAATGCTGTCCACCTCAAGAAGGGTGAGCGCGCTCCGTTCGACGGTGACCTCGTTGACCCGGATGACCTGATTGATCTGCTCATCGATGCCGAGTGCGACGATGAGCATCTCGAGATTTTCACCTGCGGCCGTAAGCTGACGTTGCTTGAGGAAAAGCACACCCAAGAAGTCAAGCTGCTCGATGACGCTCGCTTGGCCTGTGAGCGCCGTCCTCCGCTGACCGTTGAGGTTATCAAGCCCGTTCCGTTTTACGAGCGGCCTTGGTTCATGCTAACAGTCGGGGTCGTAGTCGGTGGTACGGCGGCGGCTTTCGCAGTCATGGCTGCCAACTAGAGTAGTCAACGCCGCGCCGTGCGCCACAGCGCCCCCGCGCGGCATCGTCTGTCGCAGGCGATGCCTCTTCCAAGAGGCTTTACGGTCTCCAAGGAGAAACTCCGATGTCGTTCAGCAATACCCTCGAAAATGAAATGCTGCTTCACCTGCTCAACAACTCCGACATCGCCGACATCGGCGACGCGACGGGGCTGCGCGGTAGCACGACAGCAGGCTCGTTCTATCTCTCGCTTCACACCTCGTCGCCTGGCGAGACCGGCACGCAGAGCACGAACGAGACGAGCTACACGAGCTACGCTCGCGTTGCTGTGGCGCGTACTGCAGGCGGATGGACCGTCACTGGCAACTCGGCCTCGCCGACGGCCAATGTGGACTTCCCCGAAGCCACCGGCGGCACTGCAACCATCACGCACGTCGGTCTCGGCACGGCCTCCTCTGGCACTGGCAAGCTGGTGCTTTACGGCGCGCTCTCGCCGTCAATCTCGGTGACCACGGGCGTCATCCCGCGCGTCAAGACGACGTCGACCATCACGCTCGACTGATGAGGTAAGCGATGCCCAGCTTTTATGACCGCGTCGAGGACACGACCACGACGACCGGCTCGTCCGACATGACGCTCTCAGGCACCGCTCCGACGGGCCGCGTGACGTTCAACACGGCCTTCGGCAATGGCGGCATCGAGTCCAAGCGTTTTTCATACGTCATCCAGAACGATGATGAGTCGGAATGGGAGACGGGCATCGGCTACCTGTCCGCGTCGACGACCCTCGTTCGCGAGACCGTCATTCAGTCGAGCAACAGCAATAACGCCGTCACGTTCTCGGCTGGCACGAAGAAAGTCTTCGCGTCGTTGCTTGGTTATCAGGCCGAGCGGATGATTGGCGCAGGCCGCGCCATCCTGCTTTCGCAACGCAACTTCCTACCCTGAGAGGATATATGCCTTTCCCCGTACCCACACCGCCTGTTGAGCCGACTCTCGATGAGAGCAAGGCCAGCGTGGAGGCGGCTATCAGCGCGGCGCTCGCCGCTGGTCAAACCGTCTGCGAAATCGTCGTGCCATTCTCTCAAGCCGAAGACCTGCGCGCGTGGGTTGAGATCAATGGGATGCGCTGCGCGTGCGTCATCGAGCGCCCCAAGAAGGCGACGCTCGTGGTTTCAATGTACCTAGCACCGTATCAGCCGACGCCGCCTGAGCCGACGCCTGTACCTGAAGGGGGTGAGTGATGGCAGCGCCAAACAGTGAGCCCATCTTCTCGCGCGTCGCTGATATTCAGTGGGCTGAGAGCATTGATACCGCGAACAACACCATCGACCTCACCAGCGGCACGAGCTACCTCGCGTTCACTGCTGATGCGACTAATGGTGGTTTCGTGCGCAATGCGCGCGTGAAGGTCAATCCAGCCAACAACAGCGCCGCGACGGTCGTGCGTTTCTGGCTCAACAACGGTAGCGCGGTCGGAACGGCATCGAACTCTGCCCTCATCGGCGAGCTTGGCCTGCCGTCCACGACGACATCGGCCACCGCTCCGCTGCCGGATTTTGATTACGGCTTAAATATGGCACTTCCACCAGGTTATGCCATTTACGTCACAGTTGGCACTGCGCCGGGTGGTAGCTGCGAGCTGACCGTCACCATCTTCGGTGGGAAGTACTGATGATTGACCTCCTCCACCTGCCAGAGCCGAGCGAGCGCGTGGTGTGGTTTCCTGGTGAGGATTCAAGCACCACCCTTACCTGTTGGCGCGTGTGGAATAAGCCACGCGGCGTCACCATGGTAGCGATGTTGCTCATCTCTTCTGGCGGTGGTGGAGGGGGTGGTGATACTGGCTTCTGGGCTAGCGGCTTGTATGGCGGTGGCGGTGGCGGGAGTAGTGGAATTTCGCGTTACCTGTTTCCAGCGTGGGTGCTACCAGACAAGCTATATGTCCTCAGTCGCTCTGGTGGTGTTGGTGGACGCGGTGGTACGGGCTCTGCTACCGGATCTACTTCGGCAACAAATGGTGCAGCGGGGGCTCTGTCTTACGTCGCCGTGTACCCGTCGACGACCGTCGGAAACTTGATAGGCGTATCTGGTACGGCCGCACCTGGTGGTGGTGTCTCTGGCCGTGGTATCGCGACTGGCGGCACCGCAGGATCGAGCGCCATCGCTACGTCAGCACCTCTTGGGCAAATGGCACTAAACCGTGCGTTTACAAGTGGTGTTGCTGGTGCAACTGGCGGTATTTCTATAGGGTCCTCCATTACGCCTTTCACTAGCTTGATATTATCTGGACCTGCTGGCGGCGGCGCGATCAAGGGCACTTCCGACGTTTCGTATAGCGGTGGCGGTTACAACGCTGTCGCTAATACACTGCTGAGCGCTGTCAGTGGTGGAGACATTGACTCAACTGACTACGCCTCATCAGGGTTCGTTTACGCTGGGTACTTTTACGGTGGTGTTGGCGGTGGTGCAAGCAAGAGCTCACTAAACGATGCGCAGAGCGGTGGGCATGGAGCTGTCTGGGGTGCGGGTGGCGGTGGCGGAGGTGCTCACACCTCGACTACGCTCCGCGCCGGCAACGGTGGCGATGGCGGGCCTGGCCTAGTCATCATTGCGAGCTGGTGAGCTATGTTCGACTTTTCACACCTACCGCAAAATGCAACGGTGACTGAGTTCATAGGGCCAAGCGGAATCCGCGTATGGCAAAAGCCTCCTAACACAACGCTTGTTTTTATGATGTGTCTTGGAGGTGGTGGAGGTGGTGGCTCGGGCTCCTCAAACGCAGGTGGTGGCGGTGGCGGTGGCGGTGGTAGCGGAGGGCTTTCACAGGGCCTTTTCTTAGCCAGCTTCATACCGAACACGCTTTATGTGATATTCTCTGGCTTGTCTGGTTCAGGGGCTCCCATAGGCGGTTCCGCAACTGCTGGAGCTAAGGCTAAAATAGGCAACTATGGGTCAGGTAGCTCGGCACCACCTTCTTTGTACCTCGATGCAAACGGTGGTAACGCTGGGGGTAACGGCACCAGCTCGGTGGCTGGTTCTGGTGGTAGCGGTGGGGCCGCCATAAGCAGTACCAACGCTAGATTGATATCCTCTGCGCTGTTTTTTAACCTGCAAGCAGGCCGCGCAGGCACCTCTGGGCCTCAAGGTGCATCTAGCGCTATTACCATAGCGACAGGATTGCCCATCCTGGGCGGTTGCGGCGGCGGTGGTGCAGGCGGCAGCTCTGGCAGTTCAAGCGGAGGTTTCACTTCTGAGATTCCGTTAATAGTACCTTCTATTAGCGGTGCTCTTCCTAAAGCGAATCCGGGGTCCAACGGAATGTTCATCCCGCCGCTATTCCTATCCGTAGGCGGTATCGGTGGCAGTAGTAGTGGAACGGGTGGCCCTACCATCGGTGGCGCGGGCGGCTCTGCGGTGGGTTATGGGGCTGGTGGTGGGGGCGGAGGTTCTGGAAATGGCAGTACTTCCTCAGGCGGACAAGGCGGACCAGCTTATGCCTGCATCATTGCGTGGTGACCCATGATTGACCTATCGCACGTTCCAGAGATTCCAGGTCTGTCGGTCTTCCTGCCGCAAGGCACATCAACCGATTCATGGCAGATATGGAATAAGCCGCGCGGATTTGTCATGGTGTCGATTTACGCCATCGGGCCAGGTGGAGGCGGCGCCTCTGGTGCTACTGGAGCAAACTTTGGCGGTGGTGGCGGAGGGGGGTCTGGCGCAGTGTCGCGTCTCACCATCCCAATCTTTATGCTGCCAGATTCTCTGTATATCCAAGTGTCTCCTGGCGGTAGTGGTGGGGCGCCTGTTAGTAATACTACTGGTAACGCTGGAAATGTGACCTACGCGCCGACCGCCACCGTCGTCTCGATGGCGCCGTCTACCACAGCTCAATATCTATACCTTGAAGCTAATGCGGGTAGCGGTGGCGCCTACACCGCTGGTGGAGCTGGCGGTACCATCGCCAGCGCGCGACCGTTCGCCCTCCTAGGTTCGTTCTTATCAATCGCTGGTAACGCAGGGGCCACCGCACCTACCAACTCGGCTAGCGGTAACGGTATTACTCAAAGCACATCGTCTCAGATATACGGCGGCGCCTCCGGCGCCGGAGGCGCGGGTAGTTCGGGTGGTTCCATTTCGGGCCTGGCAGGTACTCCGTTTGTAATAAGCTCAGGTGCTCGTCCATTAAATAATGGGTTTAGCTGGGCCACGATATTTCCTCTAAAGATATATGGTGGTTGTGGTGGTGGTGCGAGCGCTGTTACAGGGGTCAATGGAATAGGTGGTGGTGCGGGCAGTGCGTGGGGGGCCGGCGGTGGCGGTGGGGGTGGAAGCCTCGTCGCCGCTAATAGCAGCGGCAGAGGTGGCGACGGCGGTCCTGGCGTAGTAATCATTCAGTGCTGGTGAGGTGACACATGCTCGGCGCGTACCCATTAGCAACTAGACCCCTGGCTACGCTCATTGCAGCCGGTGGCGCGGCGACGACCGACACCGAGTTTGCGACGACGCTCACGGCGACCTCGGCCTTCGTCGGCGAGACGGTTACGGTGGTCGCAGCCGATGCGACGGTCACGCTGGCGCTCTCGCCCAGCTTCGACTCGCAGACGGTGACCGTCGTCGAGTCCGACCTCTCCGCAGGTGCGGCACTCTCTTCGAGCTTCGACTCGTCAGCCATAGCGTCGTCCCCGTCGTCTACAACCCTCGCGGCGTCCGCACAGTTCGACAGTTCCGCGCTTGCTCAGTCCAGCAGTGCTACGACGCTCTCCCTGTCGCCGCTGTTCGATTCGTCCGCAGTGGCTCAATCCGTAGCCACAACTGCGCTGACCGCGACGCCTGACTTCCTCGCTCAGGCCATCGCCCAGTCTGATTTCGCTACGTCGGCGACGCTCACCCCGCTGTTTGACGTCATCTCTCGTCAGATGGTTAGCGCAGACGCCTCGGCCTCCCTGACCTTGTCCGTTTCTTTTGAAGGGCAGGAAGTCACGGTTGTCGAATCGGAGGCGTCCACTGCACTCACTCTGTCGTCGAGCTGGGATGTTATCGCACAGCTGATATCGAGCGCGGACATGTCGACCACGCTCGCGCTCTCGACGAGCTGGGACTCGGTCTTTTCGACGGTCGTGGACTCGATGTGGTCTGTAAGCATCGATGACCCTACCGGCCCGATGCGCACGGTGTCTCGCGTGGCGTCTGGGACCGGTTATTCGTTCGACCAGATTTTGCGAATTGACGGCGGAAATAACGATGGCCAGGTGCAAGTCAAAGGCATATTCGGAACATCCGTCAACTTCGTGCAGATTTACCAAGCCGGCACTGGGTACACTGCCGGCGTGACCTATCCGACGACGCGCCTGACAGGCTCGACGGGCACAGGGTGCACGGTCCGCGTCGACACCATCGTCGACATCTATCACCAGTTCGTCAGCGGTGCGACGAAGGGCTCGGCGCTCTCGTCGTCGCAGACGCTGACGCCGACCTTCCGCTCGCTGACCTTTGCCGCATCGGATATGGCGACTAGCCTCGCCCTGACCTGCGACGCCGTCTCTGGCGCAACGGCTGGCTCGGCGATGAGCACGAGCGATGCGGCCACGGTGCTATGGGAAGGGCTCGGCATCGGACCTGTGCCCGTCGACTGGAACGTGGTCCTCGAATGCGTCGCATCGTGGGGCGGCTCTTACGTGTTGAGGTGCATCAACACCAGGCTCGTTAACGAACCCGGCTACCAGGCCACGCTCGTTAACGAGCCGGGGACTTACGCAACGCTGATCAAGTGCAAGGGGTAAGGTATGTCGGCCAAGGCACCATCACCAGGACCAGACCTTTCGATCGTGGCTGGGTCAACCCGCATGGACTGGGTGTTTAAGATCAGCCACGCGGGCGGAAACGACATCAGCGGGTCGCGTGTCATCATGAACATCGGCTACGTTTACAACCCGGCCAGCGGTGTTGATGACGTTCGCCTGTCGAAGGACACTTCTGTTCCGACAGAGGCGACCTTTGTCGATGCCACAGAGGGCACGGTTCGTTTTATCATGAGCCCAAACGACACGAGGGGCTCAGGTGCCCCTCTTTCGGTAGGTACTTACTTCTACGACATCTGGATTGACGTCAGCGGAGACTGGTACGCCGCCACAACGCCAGGGAAACTACTGGTCGTGGGCGGCGTCGGGCTTGATTGAGCCATGGATGCTCAATCAGTTGTAGTCTTCATCGTCGTCATCATCCTCGTCCTCTTCTTCATCCTCGAGGTCTGAGTCTTCATCGAGGTCGGGCTCATTCTCGTCTTCGTCCTCTGCTTCCTCTTCGGGCTCGTCATCATCCTCGAAGAAGGAATCTAGGTCGTCCTCTTCGTCTGGCGGCGAGTAGTCGTCATCATCTTGGAAGACTGACTCGTCGTCGAACTCCTCTTCGGTGAACTCGAACTTGAGGAGGTCCTCGTCGTCAATGTCGTCGAGGTCCTCAGGGAGATCGATATCGTCATCGTCTTCAGGTCCGATCATTTCAGGTCTCCGGCTTGGATGAATTGCGTCTCGTAACCCTCACGCTTGTAAGCCTTATCACGGGCTTGAGTGTGAAGGCTTCCGAAGGCGCCCGTGTCACCAATATCCCACACCTCGAACTCGGTCTTTCCCTCTGCGATGCGCGCCCCGCGCCCTAGACGCTGAAGGGTGGCGATGGTGGACTTATATCCGGTGGCGACGATGACAGACGCCAATTCAGGGATGTTGACGCCGTCATTAAACACAGCCGACGCCACGATCACGTCGAACTCACCCTTGCGGGTCTTGGCGATTATCTCCTGACGCCTTTCCGGGTGGGTGCGTTGGTCGACCGACGCTGCGGATATTCCTGCGGCGCTGATCTTCTCGTGCACCATGCTGACGTGCTCGTTGCGAAGAACGAAAAGGATGCTGGGCTTCTGCGCCTTGACAGCGATGCGCGCCAGCAGCTCGTTCCGCTTGTCGTTCTTGACGATGCAGTGCCGGTAAAGGGCAGCGGGCTCGGAATATCTCGCGGCTTTCCCGTCCTCTGCGTGGAAGAAGCTCACGAACTTGATCTTCGGCTTGGCGACATAGCCGAGGTCCATCAGCTCGGTCGTGCTGATCTCGTAAGCGATGGGACCGAACTCACCGATGGCGAGGATGCTCTTTTCGTCAGAGCGGTCGAGCGGGGTGGCTGAGAAGCCGACCCGGTAGTAGGCGTTGGTGCAGGCTTTGATTGCCTGCAGATGGCTCGCCGCGCTGGCCGTGTGGACCTCGTCGACGATAATTCCCTGCGCCTTCTCGAGGATCGGCTTCACCTGCTCCCATTTCGAGCGGGCTTGGCTGAAGGTGATGATCGTGACGCGCTTCGGCTTGAAGCAGCCCTGCTTGATCATCCCCGGCTTTTCGGCCAGCGCAGCTTCGTACTCAGCCGCCATCTGATCGACGAGGGTGTCCTTCGGGCAGAAGACGACCCAGTTGATATCACCAGCGACCGCCATGCAGCCGACAGCGCACAGCGTTTTTCCCGAGCCGAGCGGCGCCTTCACGATCCCATAGGATCTGGCCATCACCTTTTCGATGGCGGCGCGCTGAAAAGGCCGGGGGACCTTACCGAGGTCGTCGAGCACCTTGAGGTTCAGCTCACCGCCCGGACGAGTGCGTGCACTCGTGACCGTCACGGTTTTGCCTTCCTGCGAGAAAAGCATCCGCACGGTCGGCGTGTGGCCGATGGGGAAAGTCATGCGGCGCTCATCGAGCATGGGCAGCCGGGCTGGGACGAACTGTCGCATCCTCGGCACCCACTGTTTCGTCTCGAAGGTGAGGATCGAGCGGAGCAGCGTCGGCTCCTCATCGTCATCAAACCCCTCGACCTCGGCGTAGGTGTTGTGAAGTACCAACCTCACAGAAGACCCCCGCACTCAAGGAACCATCGACCGACGTGATAGGCATCGGCCTGATCGTCGGAAGTGGGGCGCACCTTGAGGGCGCGCTCGGCGAGCTTCACGCTGACCTCCTTACCGAGCTTGCCATTGTCGCCCTTAGGCCAGACGACCTCGTAGATCTGCTTCGAGGCGTCATGCCAAGTGTTAGGATCTACGAAGTGAAGCTCCGGTCCTCCGGGCTCCTCGGCTCCAAGAAAGGCGATGATCTTGCCGCGCATCTCGCCCATGAGCATCGTCGACTTCTGGCTCTTGAAGCTCGAGCGCTCCATGACCAGATGCTTGATGTCGCCGTCGCAGCTGATTAGCTCCCACACCCCACGAAGGGAGGCGCCGGCCACCTTGTGGTAGGCAGAGGCGTCAACGGAGACGCTCTTGTTGTACTTGTGCTTCTCTTTGCCGGGAATGGGGAGCGCGGTGCACATCGGCCTACCGGCCTTGGTCACCCACACGTCATAAAGACAGAGAGGCTCCTTTCCGTCCCACACGCACACACCGGTATTCGCCGCCGCGTCAACACTGATCCACAAGTCAGACATGTTCACCCCGTATCCTGGGCTTTAGCCCTTCTGATAGATTTAATCGTGGCCTCGACAACCTGCGCCTTCAGTTCAGCGGGCGTGTCTGGGTCGTTGTCCACGTACTCTCTGATTTCATCCTCTAGGGAGGCGCCGGTCCGCAGGGCTTCAGCCACCTTTGCGACCTGAGCTTCCTTTTGCACAGCGGAAGGGCTGACCCGCACCTGCTGCATCACGTGCTTTGGCAGGTCAACAGCCTCAGCAATAAGGTCGATGTACGGCCACATTCCTTCCGCCGTAGCCTTATTGTAAAGCAACAGAGCTTCCGCGCTAGTGTCAGCGCGCATGAATCGCGGCCCGTGGATGACCTGCCGCTTGAGCGAACCGAAATCGGCGAAGATGACCGACCCGTAGGGATCGTATTTCTTCGGGACGTAGGCTCGGTTGGTCCAGTTCACAGGAGCGAGGGCGCCTATCTGGATGATATTCCCCCAGCGCTGATGCTCGTGCCAGTCGCCCGACAGGTAGCCGGACACCTCGTTGGTATCCATCCAAGCTTGAAGGTCCTTGGCCTTCCTGACAAACGGCGCGCTCGCCTTAATCGGGTGCGTGGCGTCGTCGGCGATGCCGTGGTGGGCGATCACGTAGTCAACGCCCTCGACCCGGTCCGGTAGCTTGTGACCGTAGGGAAGGAACAGGATGCACGGTTCGCGCTCGAGAACGAACGGCTCTTCGTACACAGCCGCAATCGACTTGAACGGTGTGAGCGCATTATCCCCCGGCGCGGAGCTGTGCTGGTCATGGTTGCCGACCAGCAGATGGATGTTCATGCCCTTGGCCTTCCACTTCAGGAAAACCTCGAGGACGGCACCGATCATGTCCGGGTAGGGATGGTCCGTGTCGAACAGGTCGCCTGCGATGACAAAATCGCTGGCAAACGCTTCGTGAGCCGCCTCGAAAGCGAGGTCGAGCGTCTTGATAATCGAGCGGCACCGCTCGTTCATCCGCCCCACAGTCTCGCCTGAAAATGCTGTGTGGTTGCCGACGTGAACGTCAGCTACGACTGCGATAATCATGCGTCCCCCATAAAAAAGCCGGCAGCTTGGACAGAGCTTCCAAGCTGCGGGCTAAGACTTCCGACTGCTACCGCCTCCCAGTCACACGCTTCAGCAATCTCGCAAGCCGGTTAGCAGTCGGAGCCGAAAACGACTCAGTCCTCAGAGAAGAATGAGTCGTCAATCTTGGCGTTGACGGTATCCTGCGCGCGGGGTCCGCGAGAAGCAGGCGCCTGCTGATTGCCCAGCCCCAGCTGAGAACCGCCGAGGTTCGGACGGTTCCCAGCCAGGCGCGGGGCGGAACGGTTGCTGTTGCCACCGTCCTTAGTGCGGATACCGGGGCCTTTGCCCTCGAGGTAATCTACCATGCCGAGAGCCAGATCGACGTCACCCACAACGACCTCGTTCTTCAGCTCGTGGAGCTTAGGACCGAGTTCAATCTTGGCGGGAGCGCGGACAATGCCGCCGGTCTCGCGGCTGATAGCGGCCTGAGCGGTGTACCACGGCGAGGTCTCGTACTTGGACACCTCGATGAGGTAGCCGTTCTGCGGGTGCGTGAAGTCACCGAGGCGGTGATGCAGGCTGGTGAGGCGGCTCTTCTCGTCGGTGCCGATGAGGAGCTTGTAGAGGGTCAGCTTGACCCGCATGATCTTCACCGAGCCGGGGTCGCAGGTGACATCCTCGACGTTGGCCAGATATTCGCTGCCCGCCTTGATACGGTCAGCGAGCTTCTGGTCCTCAGCCTTGCCAGTCATCGAGAGCTTCGCCGCAAAGTCGCAGACCGGGCAGTGCTCGCCAATGAGGGTGCGGCAGACCATCGAGCCGCCCTTGCCGTCGCCCATGTCATCGAACCAGTGGGTCTTGGACGGGAGGAACGGAACCTCACCACGGCGCGCGTAGAAGCGCAGGTGGCGGGAGGCAGGGCCTTCCTTCCACGACAGGTACTTGGAGTTGCCGAAAGCGGAGCGGTCGGCCTTCTCCTGGCTCTTGAGGGTCGCAGCGTCGAGTTCACCAAAGTAATCGTAGGACATAGTTCACACCTTTCGTTGAGACAGTGTTGGTTAGCGGGCGCCAGAGAAACGCAGAGTATCGAGTTCAGCGCGCTGAAGGGCCGAGAGGGACACCAACATATCGCGCTTGCAGTTGAAGGCTTCTTTCTTAGCCTCCAGCAGGTAGCACTTCTCCTCTGCTTCGAGAAGCACTTCCTGAGCTACCTTGACCTTCGGGTGCAAGGCAACTTCCATCTTGATAGCATCTTCCGTCGGTTTCTTGTCGACGATGCCGTTCTTGTACAGGTCGCGCTCGTGCTTTTCAACAACAAAGCGGAGCATCTTAAGCTCCTGCTCTGCACGCGCACGGGAAACACGCGCTTTGGCAAGCTCCTCTACAACCGAGGCGTAGTCGCCTGGAAGAGTAGCCATCTCTTGCTTGATCTTTTCGCTGTCGATGACTGCCACAAATTGGTTGCTCACACATCCACCTTCTTCATTGAGCCCCAGGCATAGCCTATTTCAGCTTCAACCTTGAGCGGGACAAGTCCTGTCGGCCAGGACGTCATCATGTGTGCCTTAGTTTTGGTGACCTCGTCAACAAAATCTTCGCGCACCTCAGAAATAATTGAGTCGTGAACCAAGCAAACTATGTTTGCAGGGATAGAATTAGCCCTATACCAAGCATCAATCTTAACAGCGGAGCTAAGACAGATGTCGCTAGCAAGGCTTTGAATAGGGCTATTTACTGCAGCGCGCTCAGCATTACCCCGCTCACCCTTGTCAGCTGAGTGAATGTTAAGCAGAGGGCGGCGGCGCCCGATGGAACCATCGAGCCACGGGATATCCACCGCAGCGTGCTTGCGGGCGAAGTCCACCTGCTCGCGCATCCACGCCTTCAGCCGCTTGTACTTCGTGAGGAAGCCGTTGATGAGCTTGTCGGCTGCAGCCTCAGAGCAGCCGACCCGCTCGGCGATGCTCTGAGCACCGGCGCCGTAAAGGATCGCGAAGCCGAGGGTCTTGGACACGTCACGCTTGCTCTTGTTGCCGCCCTTGATCTCCGCTTCGACAGCTTCCGCAGTCATGTTCCAAGCGAGGTGGGCGAGCGACTTGGCTGTCTCCGTGTGGAAGTCGGTCTGCGCGGCGAGGGCCATGTCAGGGTCCTCTGACAGGACCGCTGCGATACGGATCTCGAGGATGGAGAAGTCGAGCGCGACCAGCTTGTAGCCGGAAGAGGCCACGAAGCAGTTCTTGATCAGCTTAGCCATGTCTCCGCGTGAAGGTATTGTCTGCAGGGCGGGCGACGTGCAGTTGTGGGCGAAGAGGCCCTCGATGCACGCCGAATGATCGTTCTCGACAGTGAAGTCGAAAACTTCGCACTCTCCCGCATCAACTATATCGACAACTTTGTCGTAGGCCGGAACCCTGGCCGCCGACTTGTTTACCATGTTGTTGACCAGAACCAGCTTACCCTTGGCGTCCTTAGCTTCTACCCACGACCCTGCACCGGAGCCGTATGTGTAGAGCTTGTGGTCAGGCGTAACGCGGATCTCTTTTCCGCCTGACGTTTTGACAACCACCGTAGGCCGGACACCGTTAGACCAACAATCAACAACTTGCTGCCACTTATTCTGGTGTGTGACGGTATGTACTTTCTTCCAGGCGAGAAGCTCTTTGAGCACAGCCATGCGAATCCAGCCGTGCTCTGTAAGCATCTCACAGTCGCCTGCGATGCAACTCAATCGGCCCGACCGGGCGCCATCCAGAAGGAAGCTCGGGTGCACCCGACCGTCGGCCCGAATATATCCGGGCAGGGTATCGGCGTAGCTCGACAGCAGCTTAGCGAGCTTGCGGTGATGCAGGATCGACGCGATCAGCTCGTTCTTGCCCTCGATGAGCTTGAGGGCTTTGGCGTTCGTGCTGGCGAGCCCGGTGTCGGTCTTGATGGGCGACGCGATCCCCATGTGCTCAAGCCACGCTCGAATCGTTTCGGGCTTGTCGGGGTCGAGGTTTTCCCGTGCGAACCTCGGGGCGAGGTTGGCGATCTCGGTCTCGAGGAAAAGGCGGGCCGCCTCGATGCCCTTGGTGTCGACCATCATCCCCTTGTACTCGATCCGCTTAAATAGCTCAGAGGCGGGAAGGACGAGGCGGTGGAGCGTATTTTCCAGCGGCCCGAGGGATGACCGTGCGTGCTGGCACACAGCGGCGGTGACCTTCGTGTCCAGCCCGTTATATCGGGCGAGAACCTCGGAAGGCAGGTACTTGTAGGCGTAGGCCTTGGCGTTGACGCCCTCAAGGTCAGGATCGAGGTCCTCCTTGGCCTTCACCACGGCCATCTCCATCCACTCTTTCGCTTCCGACTTGTGCGCATTTACGCCCACGTAGAAGCCCATGGATTCGAGGTCGGCCTTTGAATCGGCGTTGGCGAGCTTCATCTCAAGGCGGCAGTCACCATCGACGGGCGTTACCTCTATACCTTTCCAGATGAGCCACGAGAGGGCGTCGTACTTCTCGTTCGCCCCACGCTTCCTGATCGTTCCGTCGGTCAGGAGTTCGGTGAGCCGGTCGAGCAGCGCCTTGTTCTTGAGAGACTCTTGGTCCCACAGAATGACGTGCGGGATAGAGGTGGCCGCGACCGAGCACATGATGATGGAAAAGTCGGGGTTGTGCATGACCCCGTTCGTCTCGACGTCGTAGGCAATCCATCCTGTGGTCTGCCTGACACGCTCGACCCACTGCTCGAGAAGAGGCAGGTCATCCTCGGTCTCGAGGATGTAGGCGATTCCTACAGGGCGGTGGTCCGGGAAATTGGAGGTGAGCGCCCAATCGACCTCGGCGCTTATGATTTCCCGGTGCACCTTTGATTTATTGAAGTTGGCGGGGTCCATCAAGGACACGACCGGCACGCGCTTATCGGAGACGACGCCATCGTCGTCCGTGACCGCCTCAGCGGGGATGGTCGTCCAGCACCAACGGTTCGTCCACGACGGCACCGCCATACCGAGGACGGTCTTGGCGGCGGTCGTTCCGAAGCAAAGAATCCTGTCAGGCTTGAACTGCTTGTAGGACATCCTCAAGTAGTTTCCGCACTGATTTATCTGACTGTCTGTGACGTTACCCGGCCCGCAACGGATGCAGAGGTCGAGCAGCAGGTCACCCTCGAAGCCTTGGCTCCTGATGAGGTTGACCATGCTGTCGACCGATGCGCCGTAGGTCAGGTAGCTGAAGACACACAGAACGCGGCCCTGCTCCGGCTTCTTACCCCGGAGCAGGCGCGGCTTCTGGATCGTGTCTTCCATGCGCTTCTTCGAGCGGCTGCACATGGTGCAACCGTCGCCGATCAACCCTACCAGCTTCTCACCCCCCTTGGCGGTGACCTTGAAGATTGATTTCTTAGGCTCGTTGAGAGGCCAAGCGCCATCCTGAAGAATGGGCGCTGTGTCTACGTGGTTCGGGTAGAGGTTGACCGTGCGCATTTCTCAATCCTCGTCGTTGCCGACAGGCGACTTGCCGTTCTTAACGCGGAGGTACTGGTCGAGGTACGTGCGCGCGAGGTCGAGCTGCTTCTCTGGCGAGCGGATCTTCTTGCCCTGAAGCGCCGGAACGCGGGGCCAGATGCTCGTCATGTACGTCGCGGTGTACTTGAGCAGAGCCTCGTAGGGCTTGCTGAGATGCTCAGCGTTGTTGTCGAAGTGGAAGAAGATGGCGAGACGGACAGCCTCACCGGGGCTCTGACACTTCACGCACTCGTCGCCGAGGTCCTCGAGCGAATCGTACACGGGCGGGATGGCCTGCGCTGCCTCGGGGGTGGGATGGATCGTGACCATCTTCTCCCTCGGGGTGAGCTTGACCGGCTCAGGCTCGACAGGCAGGCCAGCGGCCGCAGCAGCCGCCGACTTGGCGGCCTGCTTCTGCATAGCGCTGTGCCAGTCAGCGATAGCCATGCGGAGGTCGTTCACCGCGTCCGTCTCGTTCGTGCCGACGCCCTGGAGATCAGGCAGCTGCGGGCAGCTTGCCGACCAACCAAGGCCAGCAGGACGGACCTCAATCGGGAAAGAGGTGTTCTCCATCTTGAGGACCCGGCGGATAACGAGACCAACCTCGGTGGCTTTCCGCACCTCCTCGATCTTGGCCGGAGTCACCAGCTTAGTAATGGGCAGGCTCTCGATAGGCTTTGCCGGAGCAGGAATCCTCAGCGGAGCGTCTTCTGACGCCTGAGCCTCGCGCACCTTATTCTTGGATCCGGGAGGGCGACCACGCCTTTTCGGCTGGGGAGCGTCAGAGGTCTCGGACGGCGCCTCGAACTTTTCGGGCTCGGGCTCCACTGGCTCGGGCTCTGGCGCAGGCTTGAAGAGATCAAGCTGAGGCTCGACAACCGCCGCGACGACCTCCACAGGCTCGGGCAGCTTCACGGGCTCGGGCACGGCCTTTTCGACGACGTTGAAGAGGATCTCGACCGTCTCTTTTGGAGGCTCGGGTGCCGGGGCTGGCGCAGGTGCCTCGACTACAGGCTCAGGCGGCTTGACCTTCTTAGGCTTCTCAACCTTCTCGACTGGCTGAGCGACCTCGCCCTCGAGGCTCTTGAGCCACTCGATCGCCTTGTCGAAATTGTCGAGCTTCACGGAGAGGTAGATACTTCCGTCTTCGGAGACGTTGAAAAGCGACTCGACACCGTCGATACGAACAAAACCTGTTGCACTACTGTACTTCACAGTTATTCCTTTTGTGGGAAGGCTGCATCCTGATTACTTCAGGATGCTAGACGTTGATGGATTAGTAGACGAAGCTCTCGGCGCTGTCGAGGCCCATTCCATGAATTCTTCGTGTGGGGTTTTGCCCGGATCGGTACCCGGCCGAATTTTCAGGAACCTGACGTCACGGCCTTCAAGTTCGAGCTTCATAGCGAGGCCCCAGCCCTCCATCTGGGCGTCGGCGTCGAGACCAATTATCACAGGTCGCTTGGCCTCGCGGATCAATTTCTCATGGTGGTGTGTCGGCTTGCCAAAGCAGGCGACGGCATAGGGCCAGTGGCGCAGACAGTCAAACGGCCCCTCTACGATGACCACGGGCTCGGTGCTCTCCTCGAGCAGGGCGTCGCCGTTGAGCATGTAGTGCGTTCGCTTGAACTTCGGTGGGTTCATAAAATCCTTGCCCACCACTGATCGTGAGGTGAACCCAGCCACCTCTCCCCGATGATAGACGGGGATGACGACCTTGTTGGCGTACTCGCCAACGAGGCACGCCCCGAGGTTTGCCTCGACGATCGTCTGGTCCTTTACGAACCGTGTCTTGAGGTAGGCGTAGAACTTCTTGAGCGAGATCGCATCGCTGAACGTGTTCAGCGGGGTGAAGTCAGCAGGCAGAGGAACGCGCCCGTCGTCCGGCTTCTCCTCGGTCGGTGCCTTCTTGTATTTCTTCAGCGCCCTCTCATCGACCTCGATAAATCCCTTCGCCCCGCAGTCAGCGCGCCAGCACTGAAAGAACCCGGTCTCAAGGCTGACCGAGAGCTTCTTCTTGTTGGTTTCGTGTCCAGACGCGAGGCAATAGGGACACACCGCCCGAATCCAGCCTGATGGGCTGGGGCGTATGTCCGCGATCGCCTCGAGTACCTCGGAGGAGCCGCGAATATATCCCGACATGCTAGTTCACGAAGTAGGGCTGCTGGTCTGCCCAGTAACGGGTGGCCTTGGCTTGGAAGAACGACGACGGCGCGACGAGGCCGGTATCCCAGTTGACGGGATTTCGGCTGGTCGTTCCGCCCGACGGTCCGAAGCGGTTCTTCGCGAAATGGAAGCTGCCCTGAAAAACTCCGGGCTCGTCCTCGTCCGTGTTGATCGTGATGACGATGTCGGCGATGCGGACGATATGGTAGCTGTCGGCGATATCATCGAGGCCGATAATCGCCTTGCCACCCTTGGCCTTCATGCGCTGGCTCTGCGCGGCGGTGAAGATCCAGACCTTTTCCGACTGCGCCCAGTCGAGCAGCTCGCCGGTGATATATTCGCCCTGCGTGTAGGAATTGGCGCCCTTCGGTGCCTTGAGCGACGAAGACAGGCCGAGATAATCGAAGATGATGACGTCCGGCTTGGACTTGAAGTTCTTCTGGTAGAAGCCCATCACCTCAGCGCGGATCTGGCTGACCGGCGTCTTTGACGTGAACTCGAAGGTCTTGTAGCCGCCGAGGTTCGCGTCTGCCCTTTGCTTATAAGCCTGCCACAGCCTGCGAGCCTCAGGCGGCTCGCGCGTGATGTCCGAAATCTTGGTGCCGAGAATCGGGGCGAGCACACGCGCCATGATGATATGGGCGGGTACCTCGGAAATGGTGACGTGCGCTACCTGCTTGCCCTCAGCCGCAAACGCATGGGCGCCGATTTGCGACAGGCACATGCTCTTACCGCCGCCGGGGCGAGCAACGAATACCGAGAGCGTGCCGCACGGCGGTCCGCCGCCCAGGGTCAGGTCGAGTTCGTCGATACCTGTCCGCATACGGCCGATGTCGATCATTTCCTCGAGGGCGGAAAAGGCGTCACGGCCGTCGATGTCATCGAATGACAGGGGCGCTTTGCCCTCGACGTACTGACCGATGTTCTCGATCTCCTGCATGTAAGCAGCAGTATCGGCCATCGACTTCTTGCCCTGACGGGACTCGATGGCTTTGAGAACGGCGGCGTGACGGAGCGATTCCTTCAAGGTCGGGGTCAGTTCGCTCCCCACCGCCCGCCAGTCCGAAATGTTCGGCACGTCGTCGAGGTAGAACGACAGTTCATTGTATGCGTCAACGGTGACGTCGCCGCTGATGACCTTACTCTTGACGCGCTGCAGAACCATCGTGGTGCTGCCGGGGGCATCAGAGATGTCCTTGTAGATGGACTTGGCGGCCGATAGGGCCAGCTTTGCCGACTCTGTCTGAAGTAGATCCGCTTGGATGTACTTGTGGTACAGATGAAAGAACTTCTTTTCCGAGCAAAGGTAATAAAGAACCGCCTGCTCGAATTGCGGATGAAAGTTATACGAGTCCACTCAGACTCTCCTGACTGGGTTGAAGCTCAGCGACGCTTTGATGTCTTACGCAGCCGGGTGCTGGACTGCAAGCTCTTTTGAACAACGCTAGAGCTAGTTCCTGCAAGACCAAGATACTCAACAAGATTAGCTGACAACCAAACACCAAGATCGTACCGCGCAGCACGCTCATTGACACGGTTTTGAGCCGACTTTTGTATGAACTGAGCTGACTCAAGCGTATCTTTGTAAGGTTGACTGTACTTTTCTAACCAAAGTTGCTTATGCGCAGCTTGATCTGACAGTCTTTTAGCCTCAGCTTCAAATGTTTTTACTATGTCAAGTAGAGTTGACACCGAGTCCGGCCACACTTGACGACGTAGGATGTTCTCCTGGTCCACCTCTTGATAGAACCAGCGTCGCACCTTCGGCGACTTGAGTGCGGCCGCCGACCATACCGAGAGGAACTCGAGACCGCTCTTTCCCTCTTCGAGGAGCTGGTTGGTTCTCCACCACGCCCATAGAAGGGGACAGAGCTGGCTGCCCTCCTCCCTTAGCTTGTGAAGCTGCTCGACGGCCTCAAGCATGGCAGCCTGCGTGTTCTCTCGCTTGAGGCTGTTCTTCCACACCCACTCGGCCTTCTTCCGTTTGTCCTCTGGAACGTTGGTCCACTTGGCCGCTTGCTGCCAAATCTCAAGTAGGTGAGCGACGCCGGACCAGGCCTTAGCTTGAGCAGGAATGCTTGGCAAAGGAGGCAGCTTCACGCTAAGCGCAGCTATCTCTTTGTAGGGGTCTGTTCCTGTAGCCAAAGCTACATTTACAGTATAAGTTGTTGCTCGGCCTTCACGCACGGGGCTGATGCCGAAGAAGGATTCAAAGTTCATGCTTATAAAAAAGGTCTGGTTTAGAGGATTCGCTGACTTCCCGGAGACCTCGGTTGAGTTCCCGGAGACAGGAATTGTTACCGTCACAGGTAAGAATGGTACAGGAAAGACTGTAAGGTGTCTAGAAGCACCTGCATGGGCAGCTTGGGGCAAGACTCTACGCGACGCGGCGCCCACGACTACGAGGTGCGAGGTCCGACTCGTGACCGACAAGCTGGAGGTCACTCGCGGATCTCAACGATCCCAGAAGCTCACCTGGAACTACACCGGCAAGCCGCCGGTCGTATTCGAGACGAACACCAAAGCACAAGACGCTCTCGAAGTCGAGATCGGTGACCTCCTGACGTGGAGGCGGACGCATGTCTTCTCAAGCTCCGACGCCGCCCTTTTCTCTGGGGCGACCGACGCCGAGCGAAAGCGTCTGCTCGAGAAGCTCATCGGCGTCGCCGTCTTCGATGACGCCGCCAGCCATGCGAAGAAGGAGCTTCAGGCTGTGCAGGTTCGGATGAACGGTGTGCGGACCGACATCGCCGTCGCGCAGCAGAAGATCGAGTCTTTGAAGCATCAGGCGATCAGCCTCAAGGACATCCTCGCCAAGAGCGGCATCGACGCCGACGTTGACCTCGATGCCGTCAAAGCAGAGGTCTCTGAGAGGATGAGCCGCCGCACTGAACTCAGCCGTAGAAATAATGACCTGCTACTGAAGATCAGCCAGTCGAAGGCTCAGGTCAGTCTCCTCTCGACGGCGAAGCTGAAGCACACGAACGGCACCTGCTATGCCTGCCAGCAGCCGATCCCTGCTGACCTGTTGAAGAAACAGGACGACGACCTCAAGGCAGCCTCAGACACGCTCGTTCGCATTGAGGACGAGTGCCGCACGGAGATGCTCGAAGCCAATAAGGAGGTCGAGGAGCTAGACGCGCGCCTGAGGGAGCTGCAGGCGACGATCGCCAAGGCCACGTCCGCCCAGACTGAGAGTGTCCGTAAGAAGCTGGCCGAGCTTCGTGAGCAGTTCAAGGTCGAGCAGGAGGCTATCAACGTCCTGAACTTCGACCTCGAGTTCGTGACCGACGAGGCGACCGTTCTCGAGCACACCATTAGGGTCCTCGGCGTGCGCGGTGTGCGCTCCCGTATTTTGTCGAAGGCACTGTCCTCTCTTGAGGAGCTTGCCAACACCTACCTTGGCTGGTTGTGCACCGGGGTGAAGCTCGGTCTGTCTGCTCAGACAGAACTCGGCAACGGGAAGATCCAAGACAAGATCGAGATCCAGATCGACGGGTACGGCGGTGGTCAGGGGTACAAGGCTTTGTCAGGTGGGCAGCGCCGTCGCGTTGATCTTTCCCTGCTCCTCGCCCTGGCCTCCCTGTCCCGCTCAAAGGGTACGTTGGTTTTCGATGAGGCGTTTGACGCCCTCGATACCGACGGTGTGCAGGCCGCTTGCGATCTATTGTCTAGGATCGGGCAGACCCGTCCAGTGATTGTCATCACGCACAACCCGGCTCTCGTAGAAAGTTTGGACGGCATTCGCATGTCGTTTTAGTGATTTTCTATTGACTGAACACGCTATCAGTCGCATTTTCCGCAGCAGGAACAAGGCGAACGCCTTAACCTAATCCAAGAACGGCTTTTTACACGCCGAAGGAACCCACTGTGCAGATCAAGAACGTTAACGGATTCACTATCGTCTCCACCAATGACTGGAAGGTGAACGTTCCCACGACCTCCATCGCTCAGGTCGTGAGCGCCCTCCAGTTCGCTTCGCAGCAGCCGCAGGAGGTTGTTGCGGAGAAGCAGCGTCGGGGTCGCAAGCCCGGCGTTGTTAAGCCCGCCACCAAGGCCGAGGCCGTTGAGGCCGCTGTTGTCGCAACTTCTGACGAGGCGCCGAAGAAGCGCGGCCGTAAGCCGCTCACCGCCGAGCAGAAGGCCGCCAGCGCTGCCGCGTCGTCTGATCGCCCCAAGATGGCTGACGTCCTCAAGACGCTCAGTGCTCAGGGCAAGGTCACGCGCGATCAGCTCGGTTCGCAGCTTGTTGGCATCGGGCATCCCAAGGGGGCCGTTGCGGCCTTCATTGCGACGCTGGATCGCGGTGGTAAGTTCGGTAAGGACGGCGTCTACGCCGAGCCCTCCTGAGCTTTAACCTCGCCGCCGGCGTGAAAACGGCCAGCCTCAGTGCTGGCCGTTTTTGTTAGGAGTGATTCATGGAAAAGCAGCGGTCCTACCTCATCGCAGTCGACGTGTTCGGTCCTGAGCTAACCGAGGAGGTCATCTCGATTCTCGGTGAGGCGAAGAAAGTCACGTTCGCCCCGACACACAGGCAGCATAATCGAAGCGAGTCGCAGCTCCCCGAGCGTCTCGTCGATAAGTGCCGCAATATCCTCGACATGAAGGACCACATCAAGCGCCGGACGGTGTTCTTCGGTCACCTTCGTACGCACGATGGGGAGCGGGTTCATGCTCTCGCACTCGCCGAGCTTGGCTACCCTGTCAATGTCATCGCGGACGCCCTGAACTACCATTCGATCACTCTGACTCGTTGGAAGATCAGCGCCTATGTGGCGAGCCTCGGTGCGGCTGTGCCTAAGATCGAGGTGGAGCCCGATCCCGACCTGATCGACAAAGGCTTCAAGCGCTGCCAAGACCTCAGACCGGGCGAAGTGAAGTCTGACTTGACGTACTACGCCAAGGTCGGTCATGCCATGGAGACGCTCAAGGGAAAGCACGTTGCCAAGCGCGTGGCCGACCTCGAGAAGATGCTTCGTAAGGACGAGCCGAAGAAATCCCGTAGCAACCGCTGGAGCTGATTATGCGACTGCGCCCCACCCCCAAAACCTACGATGAGCTGGTGAAGGCGTTCCGTATCATCGGGAAGAACGATTATTCCCAGGCCGCGCGCTTGGCCAACACCGTGCCGACGATTGCCAAGCGTGCGTGGCTTACCGGATGGCCTTCTGAGATTCCCACCGATCCGCCGATGCCGGCGATCAAGGATATGTTCGAGCGGCAGGTCTTTGCCGCTCGAGCTGCTCGAGCCAAGGCGACTAAGTCGCTGATGCAGAAGCAGGCTGAGATGCTGAACGCTGCGCAGGATGATGCGGCTCAGCAGAGGGCCATCGAAGGAATGGCGGCGCGGTCCATCATGGTGACCGTCGACGCGTTCGCCTCTCAGATGCTCCAGCTTAGCACCGTATTCCCGAAGCTGCAGAAGAAGATCAACGCCCTCATCGAAGAGATGATGAACGATGAAGAGGTGCCGTTGTCTCGTATGCAGCAGGTCATCACCTGGGCGGTGACCAACATGGATATGCTGACGAAGGCGATGGAGAAAGCGCAGACCATCGAGAGGAAATTCCTCGGTGATGCTGACGCCACCGTCAAGATTGTCGACGGGCGCACCCCTGAGGAGCGTATCAGCGGCATCATGACCACACTCCTCTCGCTCAAGGACGCCGGGAAGCTCCCAGCACTTCCGTCTCTACCTAACGTCATAGACGTTGAGAAGACTGAAGCCGCCGGCGTCCTCGCTAAGTTCGGACGCGACGACACTAAGCTGAAAAATCACTAGACGACGTTCTTCACTCGGACGGACAGTCCGAGGTCAGGAATTTTGAAAGCGTCGTCGAATGCTGGGAAAGACAGCACGGCTTCCTGAGAAGCCTCAGTCTTCTTGGAAGCCCTCTTGTCGTGCAACTTCTCGATGACGGCGTAGAGGGCTTTTACGTCAGCGTCGGCCACGATGGAGCTTTCGGTCCAGCGCAGTACAGCGAGCCCTTCCGGCCTGCGGAGACGGGATAGCGCCACGTAAGCCTGACCCGGCTCCCAGAGCCCAGCCAGATCGACGGCGGCCCTCTCGAGGGTAGCGCCCTGGCTCTTGTGAATGGTCACCGCCCACGCTAGCTGCACGGGAAATTGCCGGATCTCGGCCAGCACACTTCCGTCCCACCCTTTCAGGTTAAATGAGTGCCGGGTGACGCCGCAGACGATGTCGCTTTTCCTGCCGTTCGCGTCGGCGAGGCGAATTGTCACCGACGAGGGGGTGAGCTTCTCGACGTAGCCCGTGGTGCCGTTAGCCCACAGTCCCTCCGGGTGATTTACCCGGAACATGACGTAAGCCCCCTCGGCCAACTGAAGCATCATCGGGACGGGCATGGCCGACTCGAGGGACTTGAGGCTCCCTTCGTGCCCGTCTTTGATTGCGGCGTAGCTCTGGATGGGTGAGCTTAGGGCGTGAAGCTTGCGATTATTCCACTGGTCGACGTCTGCACGTCTCGGCAGCAATCGAACCCATGAGTCGTCGGGCTCCGGGTTGGTGTGGGCTACGAGAAGCTCGCGCACGCGGTCGGTGATGTCCCCGTTGCGCACGTCTCGGAGGATCTGAGCGAACGCTCGGTCCTCGGTGCGCACCTGTGTGCGAAGAAGCGCGGGCGAGAACTTGGATCGCTTCCACGCTTCGGACATGAAGCACCAGTCGTCGTTGACCGGAGGCAGCTGACCAGCGTCTCCGACGACAACGACCTGAAGACCTCCCCACGGTTCGTCCGACTTTCGGTCATGGCGCGCGATGGCCTCGATCTTATCGAAGACCGAGGCGCCGATCATCGAGACCTCGTCGATAACGAGGGTCTTTATGGACCGGATGGCCTGAGCGCTTCGGCTGGTATTGGATCGGTTCCTGAGAAGGTCTTTGAGGTCCTCCTCACCCTTACCAATATTGAAGAACGAGTGCACGGTGCGACCGCCAACAAGAAGTGCAGCTACACCCGTGCTCGCTGTAACAGCGACGAGCTTCGGATTAAGCTTTCTCTTCCAGGCGTCAAGCAACGTACTCTTTCCTGTACCTGCGTCGCCGGTCAGAAACACGTTCTTTCCGCTTTTGAGCAAGTCAAGCGCTGCTTGTTGGCAAGCAGTCAATGACACTCCGCGCTTCGATGACATCGCCACACCTTGGTTTTTACACAAAAAGTAAGACGCCGCAGGTCTTTTACCTCTGCGGCGTCTTTATTAGTACAGCAAGAATTGCTCTTGCGTCTACTTATTTGTGTATCCGGCCCCCTTCAAGCAGGGGATCTAACGACGCCGGACCGCCGGTGTAGTGCGAGTAGCTGCTGTGTATGGGGGCAACGAACCCCTGCAGGGACAGCCACTGGCTTTTACGGTTCATCCGCACCCGACCGACCTTACGGTGTCAGGCGTTGCGATTACACGTCACAACGAGGATCACCCTGCAATAATTCGGATTTCTTAAACTCGTCGAGCTTCTTCATAAGCTCCTCGGTGAATCGGCACAGCTTGCGATGCTCGATCAGCGCAGCGAGGTACGTGCAAGCGATGTCCCTGAGGTGCATGGACATCGCGGGTTCTTCACCTTCGGCCGAGGCCAACTTCTCTAGGATTACGCCAAGTTCCTCTAGCTTCCACACGGACCCGCCTCCTGTGCAAACGATCCGATCATAGCCTCAGTTCTCGCTCGCTGCGACGGGCCGCTTCCAGTACGCGCGGAGGAACCTCCTCGAGTACAGGTTGCCCGCATCGTCCATGACTGGCTCATCGGTCAGGATGACTGACACGAGCTGCCAGCACACCCCTCTCGGCGGTTCAGGCATCTTGTTTACGTCAGCCGGGCACGTGGTCTGCTGGTGCTCCCACTCCTCGTAGAACTGCCCGTTCATAGGACAGCCTTGAGGCGTGCTGGGTCGGAGATCGCAAAGCCTCCTTCCTTACGGACGAGGGCGCCCTCTTTGACGAGAATCATCGCAGCCTGCTCGGTGCGTGAGGTTGTCCACTCACCGTACCCGCTCTGGCGGATGCGCATCGCGAGGTCGATGGCACTCACCCGATTCCGGGGGACGGTGCGCTCATGCTCGACTACGAGAAGCGCGCGGCGCCTTCCCCTTGTTGCGGTTCCTTGCTGAAGAATCAGCCCAGCCAGTTCTTGAGCGTCGCTCATTTCATCTCCTTCGACGGGTCGAAGCCCTGACGACGAAGCTCGCCAGCGATATCGGGCGGCTTCCATCCCTCGGGCTTCCTCTTCTTCCCGTGCTCGTCCACGGGGCCGCTCATCTTAGCCATGTTGGCCTCGTAGACAAGCTTGGCGACAGGTGCGCCGATCACACCGATCTCCTGACGTGTACCTTCGACCACGAAGTCGAGATCGGCCAGACCATCCACCAAGTCGGGCATCGAGACGTTCGGTCGGTACATGTTGATGCGGTCCATCACGTACGATTTGATGTCGTTCACCCACTCATGCTTGTGATAGCAGCTCTCAAGAACCTCGAAGGCCTCCTCCATCACGAGGCGCATCCGAAGCTTCACGACGTCATCCTCGGGTACCATGGGGACGATGGGCTCGGGACGGCCGATCATTCGCTGGAAGTCCTGCACCTGCTTCGCCACAGTCCCGTTCTTGAGGCTGTCGACCTCTTCGTGCGCTCGGTCGAGCATTTCCTTCATGGCCAGATGGCGGCTCTCGCAGAAGGCGATCAGCTCGACCCTTTCCTTAAGCTGGCTGCGCAGCTCTTTTCCTTCCTCTTCCAAGTAGTCGATGGCGGTCTTGTAACGCCGTTCAAGGCTACTGATCTCTATATCCAGCTTGCTCTTTGACTTGAGCTTATGAAGTGTTTCCGACAGCGTGTTGAGCTGAGCCTTGTGCATGTCACCGGATACCGGTGGTGGCGGGGACGTCGCCGGCGGCGGGGTCTGCGTCATCGCGCCCCCACCACAGAAGAGAATCTCGAACGCCGCCTTCGAGAACTCGTCGCTCACCACGGTCTTCTTTTCGACCGGCGGCTCAAGGCTGCTTATATCAAGCTCAAGTGTGTCGCACGCCGCCAGCAGCGACTCGGGCGACATGTAGTAGTCCGTCAGCAGCGCGTTAATGAAGGCGCGTGTCCATGTGCGTTCCTCGGGAACGCCGAGCAGCAGCGCGTCGCGGATCGTCTGGAGCCGAGGCTTCTCGAGCCACTGCTCCCACTTGCAGCTACCTGCACTCACAGCGCGGCGGACGCACCAGATCGCCTTCTTGAGGTCCTCAAACTCCTTGCCCTTGTGGGGCGAGCGGCAGGCGTACTTGAGCGCATGACCGAGCCATTGACTCGGATAGTTGAGGAGGTCCATCGCCACCGCGACTTCCATCCCCCCTTTGTTGTAATGATTAGGATGATTGACGTTGCTCATAGGTCTTTCCTCTTAAACTTGGTTTCGATAGGGTTAAGCTTGAGTGCTTCCTCTATGACTGACTCAGGCAGGTACCACACAGAGGACCTGAATGGCCGCTCGATGCCCACCTTCTTCAGTTTCTTAATTATCGTATTCGGGCTGATGCCTCGCAGCCTGGCGTACTCAGTCGGGGAGATGAGGGTGCGCTGATAAGCTGCGGCCTCCTCAAGCTTGTCTGAGGGGACGCGCCACATCTTTCCCTTGATGTCGGGCGGCTTCACGACGCCGATCTTTTCTAGCGCCTTCCTCATCACATGAGGATCAATGTCCAGTCGGATACAGCCCTGCGTGAAGGTCTCGGTTTCGTGCCACGCCTCCACGCATTCGTCGATGTCGTCGATGCTGTAGAGCTTGCGCTTGGTCTTACCTGCGCGGGCTTCGACGTACCCCTCGGACTTTCTGGGGATGATGTTCCGGCCTTTGATCATCCGGCGCAGCTGCTCGATGTTGTAGCCGGTGCGCTTCGAGGCCTGCTCGAGCGACTCATAGCCTTGGATACAACCCTGCTTGACCAGCCCGAGCTTGTAGGCTCGACGGATGATGGCGTTGTAAGTTCGGTCGATCTCCTTGGCGATCATCTTGGCACTCTTCACGCCGAAGTGCCAGATGACGGCCTGGTCCTCTCGCTCGGTCCATGGGCGGTCGCCGCCAGCGGTGAACTTGCTCTTGAGGCCAATCCGTTTGGCCCTAGCCCTGACCGTGTCTTCGCTGATCTTCAGCGTTCTCGCGATCTCGGCGATGGTGATCTTGTCCCAGTTCGCCTTCACAAACTCTCCGATCTTGTCCTCGTGCTTGGGTTTGCACGGTGGAGGGCATCCGCGATTCCACTCCTCGGTCTCAGAGGTCCGGTAGCGCCTCCAGATGCCTGGGACGACGTTCTTGGCGGCCACACCTTTGAGGCTCTTGATGGCCTCCACGGTCATGCCGCATTCAGAGCACTGCACAGCATGACACTTTGCCCCCGACGGCGAGTCAGGAGCGTCGCCAAGCGCAACCCACACGTGGCGCGGCGCGAGCTTGATGCGCTTGACAGCATTTATACAGAGCGGGAGCGGCTCCCTTATCTTGATAGGGTTGCCGTTCAGCAGCCTCCCCGACGAGAAAATGCTCGGCGAGCTTTTCGAACTATGCTCGACCTTGATGCCGCATGTCTGACAGACCGAGGTCTTTCTGGTCCCCGTGTCCTCGGTCACTGTCCAGCTGTGATGCAACCCCATCATCCCACCTGATGCTTATCGTTATTTCTTTCAAAGGTAAGTTGTTTCACAAGCCCGCAAAAAGACTCGTGAATGTACAAGTATCCGTCGAGGTAGACGCACCAGACGGGCACCTCTGATATAACGCCCGCCCGCTCACGCCAAACCTTTAGTCGTCTGCCCATTCTTCAAGCTTCTCCCTGACGTCCCCGTACTCGGGGTCATGTCTGAGCAGGTCAATGGTGAGCAGAATAGTCGCTCGGTCATGCAGGTCAGGCGTGCCGTCCACGCTGACCTCGTAGCTCTCGAGTCGTCGCCACGACTTTCCTTTGATGACGACCATCCCCCTGAGCCAGCGCCATGTCTTCATCTTCGTCAGGCACTCGCCGAATCGGAGCATGTCGTTGTACTCTTCCATGAAGTTCATAAATCGAAATCTCCGATGCCTTTGCTGAGCCGTGCATGGATACCGAGCAGGCTGCTGTATAGATCATCGACAGCAACCTGCATCTCGTCCCGGTGATAGGTCTTCATGCCTTCGCCGATGCACCATGTCACCCAGCGATAGATGCCATTCACCATCGCGAACTTGATCCAGCCGATGGCAGGCAGTTCTGCTCGGCACGACTTGGCGCGCTCCTTTGGCAGCTTCCAGCCTAACGCCATGTGCTTGCGCCACAAGCACTTGGTGAGGTCGAGCTTGAGCTGCTTCCAGTCGGGCTCGGACGTGTTATGCCTGCGGAAGATGTCAACCATCATCACTCTCCGAAGCCGGAGGTTGATTCGAGGTCGCAGCGAGGTTGTGGCGAGGTTTCGCCCGAAATCCGCTGACCCCCATGCCCCAGTTGACCTTAGGTGGTGGCTTCATCAGCTGGGGCTTGCATAGTTCTTTGAACTTCTTGTCCTGCCCTGCCGGTAGCTGCACGACGACCATCGCTGTGACGCCGCGCCCCATCTCTCCCATGATAAGCCTCGACGGCAGCAGCGAGCCGCCAGTCGAGAGCAGCGCATGTGCGAAGCGTTGGAGCGCGGCCCCGCTCGTGTCGATGTCGAGGTGCCATGTGACGAGATCAGCGTTCATTCAGAGCCCCCTGTACACGGCACGCGAGGCAACGCTCGCAGTCGTCGTCATGCGACTCGAAGTCATGATCGCACTCGCAGTCGCAGCCGTTCTCGCTCAGCACCTCTCCAACGGCGTCGAGCTTCCTTTTGTAGAGTTCGACCCATGCCAGCACGACAGGCAGATACATCCCCGCCATTGCAGGGATGTTGTCGATATGATTTTTGACGGCCTGTATCTCGTAGCTTGTCATGATTCATTCTCCTCCATGTCAATGAGGTATGCCCTTTCACCATCAACTCTAACTTCAAGCGGAGCGCCGCATGAGCAGACACCCTTGTCACCCTCCTCCCAATGAGGAAAATCATAGGGTGGCTCTGGCTCGTTAGCGGGCATCTCTTCACATATCTCGCCACAGCGCGGACAGTTGAGCAGTAAGAAATAACCATCGTCGCTCACGGGTAACTTCTTCACGGCATCCGCTCCTCGTCAAGATTGATAACAAACTCCGGCAAATCAAAAATTGGCATGGTGCGTATACGGGCGCGCATCGCGTCGTCGATCTTTTTCTCGGGCCAGATGCTGCAGATCGCCCTCTCATCGCCGACTTCTCGTTGATAATCGATCTCGAACAGCCACTTGTCGAGGCCGTACTTGTCGCGGACCTTGAGGACGTCCTTGAACCAAACGGTGCCGCCCTCGATGACCTTCATGGCGCTTTCGGCTGGTACGAAAAAGTTGAGCATCACGCGGAGGATCGGGCGCTTGTCGGTGTGGATTGCGGGGTCGAAGGTCTCGTAGCGCTCGCCGGTCCAGACGACCTCGCGGGCAAAGGGCTCGCCGACGAAAGCGCCAACAAATTTGCACTTGGTACTTGCCAATTGAATAAGGTTTTCACTAGCTTTTCTATTCACGGCTTCCACTCCTCGGCGTCACGTATTTTCTGTTTGGCCTGCTCTTCCTTGTACGCCCAGACCTGCGCATGAAGCTGAAGCTCGGCCCGCGCCATCTCAGTCATGGCCTCGTGATAATCGAGGGCCAACTCCGAGTTCCGCTTTGCTGATGGGCTAGGCCGGTACTCATGCTGAGCCTGCACGGCTAGCGTACACAGTTCGACATACTTGATTGCGGTGTTAGCGATCTCTTCTTTCGTCATGGCTCACTTTCCTTCTGTTGGCTTGATAGCCCTGCCACCGATGACCTCGGTGATTTCATCAATCTTGGCCTTGGCATCGGCCAGCCACTCGAGGGTCAGGTACTCGCAGGCGTAAATGTTCCACTTGTCCACCTGATGCTTCAGGTGGCTCAGAGACTTCGCTAGTTCGATGAAGGCCTGGCGCCTGTGCCATTGCTCCAACGTGTAGAGATACTTTGGAAAGCCCCTGACGTGGCCTTTCTCTTTGCCCGTCTCGATAGAGAACTCATCGTGGATAGAGGACTCACCGTGAGAGACGGTCAGGTACTTTCTGCCTACCTTGACCACCTTCTCTCTTTTTACGGTGTTCCCACAGTCAACAATAACCTCGTCCCCGACATTAATCTGGGCAGGCATCACATGCTCCTTGCGCCCATGTGTGGGTGCAGTTTCTACTGTACGTAAGGAAAAACCCTATGTCTCTTACAGGGATATCAAACATGGCGCTCAGGTGACCGTGCACTTCTTGCCTAGAGGGGATAATCCAGCCGCCTCCCTTGTAAGGCTTACGATGCTTCTTTACGTAAGCTTCTTCGGCGGCTCTGATGCGAGCACCGAGTACTTGTTTATCTGTTGGCACAGCTCCCTCCGCTTCACTTCCGCGAGCAGCAGCTTGGCCTGCTCCAAGGTCAGGCTCAAAGTCGATAGCCCTTTCCATAGGCTTATGTTCGGGTCGACGCCGTTGACATGATAGCCAGGGAATAGCGAGGCCACCTCATCGGCAAGGTTGAACCACTCTTCGACGTAGCGCGCTTGGTCGGTAGTGATCGTTCCATCCGGTAGGCGCCTCTCGATCATGACCGCTCCTTGATCTGCTTCAGCAGAGGAGCAACCTTCTCCTCCCACCGGGCCAAGAAGCCGGGGAAGTCGTCGATGCCTGCCTCAGCCAAGTCGATTCGGTTCACGGCCAGCGAGGCTGCCTTGCACAGCAGCGCCGTCAGTTCCGTGTAGACCTTCATCTCCGCAGGCACGTTGAGCTTCTGCATCACCTGCACTACGCGGGCGATTGCCCACTGGGCGTGGTCGAGTTCTCTTACACTTGAGTTCATTCTTCACCTTCAAATACGACGCGGTAGCCAAGCAGTCTGGCCTGCTCCAAGAAGGACTTCCTCTTGGAGTCTTTATCCTTTTTGAACCGCTCTTCGCTCAGCCAGCTTCGGTATTTCCTCAGCTCGTCGTCGGTGATGAAATCCAGCCAGCGCAAAGCGATCGCCACCATCTCGAGCGTGGTCTCGCCCATCCCGATGCCCGTCCTCGGATCCATGACCTGACCGCCAAGGATGAGCACAACACGACCGTCCTTGAGGAGAGCTGCCTGACATCCGGGCGTTTGATCTCTCCACGTACCGTGTTTGATGACAACGAGCTTCTCGGCGTCGACAACGCAGCCCCAGTCTTTAAAGACTGGCACGTCGGAGAACGCCTCACTGCCGAAATAACGCTTTGCAATAATACGGCGAACTTTCGCCACGGCTCTGTTTTCTTTCACGGCGCGGTCTCCTGCTTCAGCTTCCCGATCCAGAAGCTTGGCTCAGGCTTCCAAGGCGGCTGTGCTTCCATTTCTTTGATCTTCGCCTCAAGCTCAGCGACCTTCGCCTCAAGCTCTTGGTTGAGCTGCTTAGCGTCTCTCAAGTCGCGCGCCACCACGTCATGCTCGTTCTTGAACAGGCTAAGCTGATAGCCAGCATCGACCAGTTCCCGCCATCCTTGCTCATAGCAAGCGAGGCTCATCCACTCGGGGATGAACCCGTCCTTGATCTCGGCCAGGATCTTGAAAAGGCTGCGACCAGGAACGTAGAACCAGCAGTCGGGGTAGTTGAGAGGGGCCAGGATGCGGCACACAATCGGTGTAGTGCCGACCTGCATCCCAGTGCGCACCTCGTAGCCGATCTCGATACGGCCGGACTCAGAGGTCTGCGGATAGATGAGGATGTCGTCGTGTATGATATTGACCTTCACGGCGCGGCCTCCAATGCAGCCACGAGGGCTTCCCAGCGGTAATAGAAGACCCCAGCGAAGTCGATGCCGTCGACCTCCCAGCGGTCACCGAAGACCCTGTAGATGCAGGCGTCGTCTGTGCCCCACGCATCACGCACAAGCTGGAGGAGATGACCTTCAGTCGCAGGGTTGTGCAGGTCGGGAAGCTCGGTCTCGCCAAGGAGCCGAAGGAGACCACGATCGTATATCGTGATGACCTCAGGCTTCACAGACACGACGATCCCGCCCGTTGTCACCATCCCCGGCAACCATTTCCAATGCGTGAGGGTGAGCGCGTGCCGAGCGGTGCCATAGACGTCAATGGGTGACACCATGATCAAGACCTCCTGACCCAGGTACGAGGCCGAGGACCATGCGGGCTCGAACGCTCACCATCCTCGATCTTAGGGATGTTGTCGTTGACGCCCATGGCGATAAGCCACACCGAATCATCGATGTCCTCGAACGCGGGTAGCTGCCGCATCCGGCTGACTATCTGCGGGCCGAGGTTGGGGCCTTCAGCGCGGGCGAATTGATAGAGAAACGATCGGTGGCAGCCGAGCGTCTTTGCGATGGCGGACATGTTGCCGCTCTTGCGAACGGCTTCCATGACGATGTTGCGGGCTTTGAGGTTGTCCATGCCCCATGTCTACACCCACTCGACCGTGTGAGCAACAAGATTGTGCTAGCAGCTTGATTTTTTCAAGCCTGCACGGACGAGCAGACCCGGCGCTCCTCAACGGGCATCCCGGACGCCAGCGCCCGATCCCGCTCCGCGACCATCGCAGGGGTCCAGCCCATATCAATATAGGCGGCGAAGACATCGCAGCGCGCGATCACCTCGCCCATGGTGGCGGCCTGAAGCTCCTCATCCTCGGTGATGAAGGAATCGAAGGCGGACACAAACAGGGCCGTGGGCGCCACCGGATAATCCCCCCGCCCGAGCGCATCGGCCACGCACAGCAGCGCATAGGCCCGCGCAACATCCACATCCCCGGAGCAGGGGGAGGCCAAATAGACGATGGTTTGGCGGGACAGCATCCATCCCCCATGCCATGGCCCGCCGGCCCGCGCAATGGGCCGGGGAGAGCGCCGCGCGGGGCGCAGGGTAAAAACCTTTACCCTAAGATGGGGCGGCCCGCCGTGGCGCCCAGAACCGAAGCACCATCCGGCGGCCGCCGGCGCAACATAAGCTACTCTCATGGGCAGCTCTAACCCACCCGAGGGCCGATGGCAACCCCCGGCCTCTTCCCCGGCCTCCGGCCCGTGCCCTCCCCTCCCCTCTCCCCCCACTACCGTCACGCCGTGGTTGTGCATCAGGGAGAGGGAGAGACAGATAGGAGGGAGAGGAGGATGATGAGGATAGGGGGAGAGGGAAGGAGGGGAGACATCCGCATTCCCAACCCAGGGTCCGTAGGACCACAGGGACCTTTCAAGGTGTCCTACCCGCCGAGCGCGCAGTCGCCTGCGCCCCAGCAAATAATCCACCCGGCCTCACGGCCTGAGGCTCTCAGCCCGTAGCCCAAACGCTCCGCGTTACGCGCTTCGCGCGTGTTATCGCTCCCGTTCGGCAGCCTCCGCGCTCGGATGCACTCGCCTGCGGCTGCCTCCGTCCGCGCTTGCTCGTCAGCGTCGCTTGCCTTCTCGGCGTTCGCCGATTGTCGCTGCGCGACGCCTCCTTCCAAGCTGCGCAGCGGAGGCTGCACTACTTTTTGAAATTTGTCAACCCAAATCGCCCCGGTCCGCACGGGCGGCCGAGGTCGATTTTTGAACCACCCGGTCAGAGGTGGTGTGTCTTTGGTCAAAACCATTATTTTGGTATTTTTAAAGCGAGCCCACTGATTATTTGGGGTGCTTCTTAAATAATGGGAGACCCGAGGTCGGATTATTCGGAGGTCATGCTCGGGGTATTTTCCGAGGGAGAGGAGGCTGGTCTCGGCTTTTTCGTGTACCCCGAAATAATCGGATCGCTGGCCGCCTCTTCTTTGAGACGCGCGTCGATCAATTTCGCCATGGTGATCATCGTCTCTTTCTTTGCAGCTACCCTCTCCCGGAGACGGTGCATGATGATCTTCTTCAGCTCCTCTCCCTCTCTCCTCTCCCTCTCCATACGACGCTTCTTCGCTTTGCCTGCCATGACGCACCACCTTTCCGTGTTCGATAATTGCAGCACACATGACTGCTGCAGGTCCTCACTAACACAGGAGCCCGACCTTGACCGACTACAAGAATGTTGCCACTGCCCTCACCCAGGAGGCTGCTGCGTCTGCGGACAAGAGCGGCGCTCCCCCGGTGATCTACAACCACTCCCTCTTCTCCCGCATTTACCAGCTTCAGGAGGCCCTCTCCGGCGCCGTGCTCGTTGGTGAGCCCACGGACGGAGATCTCACTGTCACGACCAGCAACGCGACGAGCGGTCCCCTCACCTCGGGCGCGCTTACCCGCGACGCTTACTTCGACACGCTGACCATCACCGGCAGCGGCTCGATCAATACCGCCGGCTTCCGCCTCTTTGCCCGTACGCTCAATCTCGTTGGTGCTGGTGCCAATGCGATTAAGTGCAACGGAAATAATGCCTCGGGCGCCACGGCCGGTTCTGCGGTTGCGGCCTCGACCTTCGTCGCTGCTTCTGGCGCTGGTTCGGCCGGCGGCAACGGCTCGACCACGGCGGGCTCTCAGGCCTCGGCTCCTTCGGCTGTTGCTCTCGGCAACGGTGGCGCGGGTGGTCAGGGCTCGGCCGGTGGTCTCGGCTCGGGCGGCGCTGGTGGCGCTCTCCGCGCTGGCGCGGCTGTCTCGGCCAACTTCTACGTCAACCGCGCGACCCTCGACGGCCGTGTTGCTGGCGCGACCCTCGTCGCTGGCGGCGCCGGTGGTGCGGGTGGTGCGGGTGGCGGCGGTGATTCGTCCGCCTCGGGCGGCGCCGGTGGTGGCGGCGGTGGCGGCGCGAGCGTCGTCCTCGTTGCTTGCCAGAAGCTCCAGCTCGGCAACAGCACTGCGGCAGGCGCGATCTCCGCTGTCGGCGGAAACGGCGGCATCGGTGCTGACGGCGCTGCGGGCAACTGCGGCGGCGGTGGTGGAGGCGGTGGCGGCGGCGGTGGCGAAGTCGTCTTCGTCTACGGCTCCAAGGTCGAGGACGTCACTGTCGTCAACCTCTGCCGTGCCACGGGTGGAACGGGCGGCGCTGGCGGCGCGAAGACCGGAACCGGCGTTGCTGGTACGGCGGGCGTCGGCGGCACCGGCGGGCGCGTGAGCGTCTTCTGTCTCTCGACCGGCGACGCGACCATTCAGTCCGGCTCGGCTGGCTCTGGCGTCACCGGCGGCGCGTGCAGCGTCACCGTCTAATCCAGACGTAGCCCAAACAAAAAAGCCTCGGCGGGGAGCCGAGGCTTTTTTGTTATCAGCGGGCCTCAGGGGCCTCTTGGGAAACGAGGGGGTGAACCAACGAAACCCTTTACCGAAAACTCCAAAAAGCAAAACCAAAAAGGAAGAGCAAAAAGGAGTCAACGGACCGAAACGAAAGCACGGGGGCACAAACGAATCGGTGGCTGACAACTCCAGGAGAAGAACCGAGGGGCGAACCGAGGAACTCCGTCGAGGAGGAGATGGCTTCTACAGCCACTTCAGACTGGGCGCAACAGAAAAATGCACGCCCCCAAAACTTTTTTACAAGAGTCTGATTCCGTTCACTTTTTAGGCTCTGCTCTTTCGCGCGCCCACTCGAGAACGTCCTCGAGGTCCTGCGCATCGACACAGATCAGCTCCTGCCCGTTGAGGTGTTTCCCGAGGTGGACCTCGTGAAGAAGCCGCATGATCGTGTGATAGACCTTCACGCGGCTCACCCGGTGAAACGTCTGCTTCATGTACGGTTCGAGGTGCGTCACTTCCATGACTCAAGCTCCTTCCAATGCTTGCTGCGAGCCTTGCAGCCGTAGTGCTTGTACTTCATACCGTTCGCCGCCATCGCCTCAGCGGCCGGCCATCGGTCTTTCGCCGGGCAGTCCATCCGCTCGGCCACACTCTGAACTCGTGACCAGTAGCAGGTCGCCGCCACGGTCAGGTCATCATAAACGATGGGGGAGGTGGGTAGGTTGCACCAGTCCCAGAACCAAGCCTGCATCTGGAATGGGCCAAAGCTGTGAGCCTTACCGCCTGCGTAGTCACCACGGATCGGCTTATCGGAGCGCATGGCTCCTTCCCAACACCAAGTAGCAATGAGAAGACTCTCGACCTCCTTCGGAACGCCGAGGTCCTTCTCTAGCCGATGCAGAGCCAGGACTTTCCAAGGGTCAGCTACAGTGCTGACGTCGCGCGCACACTTAGATATTGCACGCTCAACAACAACTCTTTCTTCCTCGGAGGGTGCTTCTTCTAGTAGTACACCCATATGGGTTGGCGGAAGGTACTCCACGATGCACATGGGACCGACACCCGGCTCGGAGCTGAACGCCGCTTTCGCTTCGACAGTCTTTTTCACAGGGAGCTTTGGAGCCCGCCGGATCTCGGTGATGACAGGCGGCGGTTCTGCCAAGGCATCACTCGCGCAACTGCCAGCCAGTGGCAGGGAAAGAACAGTCACAAGAGTAAAGCTGATGGGATTGATACGGCTGTATCCGGTCAGCTTATCAACGTCGTCGTTTAAGGACATGGCATGTTCTCGTCTGATGAAGAGATTAGAGCCGAACTTCTTCGGCTACAGAAGGAAGACCCTTCTGCCATCGAGAAACTAGAACAGCAACTCGATGAGTACCGGGTATCACTTTCTAGGCAGGATCCCAACTATTTTGTCCAGTACGTCCTCCGGGATGAAGAAACTCAAGAGCCTATTAGGCAGGCTCCTTACCATGAAAAGCTGCAGGAGGCGTGCACGGCCTCGAAGGCGGCGTCCATTCTTGGGCATACTGAGCTGGGCAAAGCGCTACCTATAACAACGGAGATACCAACTCCTTCTGGGTGGAAGCTGCTTGCAGATATCCATCCAGGTGATTTGGTATTCGCCATGGACGGCACCCCGACACGAGTTATCTCGGAGACGGAGGTGACGGAGCGCGACGCCTACATGCTCGTGTTCTCTGACGGCACCACGCAGGTCGCTTGCGGAGACCACCAGTGGCTCGCTTGGTGGACCGCAGACGGATACCACGACAGACTAAGAAGCCTTCCAAGTAGAGTGCTGTCCACCAAAGAAATGCTTCTTTGCTCCGAAGGGTATTGGTGGATACCGCTCACACTGCCCGTTAATTTTGGTGCTGGCTTCCCTACGGTGGATGAGCGGGTACGTGAAGTTCAGTACTGGCTGTCCCGAGCGTCAGTTGTCGGCGGCGCGTCTCGTGTCACTGTTGGCTCAGAAGAGAACGCGCTAGCACTAGCCGAAGCTGCTAGATCGCTTGGACTGCACGTCAGTGTAGAAGGTGTTATTCTTCATATCACGGCAGCCTTTGTGAAAGGCGTCAAAGCGATCATTCCTCAGCCGCCCACCCTGATGAAGTGCATCGGTGTCGAGCATCCGACACACACTTACTTGGCAGGTCGCTCGTTCACCGTCACTCATAACTGCGTCACAGCACAGACGATTTTCATTCGTCGGGATGGTCTGCCAGTCACGCTGCTCGAGTTGAAAGCGGACCTTGATTCGGGCAATAAAGTAGAGGTCCTATCCCTTAATCAGAAGACAAGGTCCCATGAATGGGTAGAGGTCGAAAGCATTGAGTACGATGGCCACGTACCTTGCACGATGATTACCTCGGAGTGTGGGGCGATTGGCGTCTACAGCAACAACCACCCCGTCTACGTCGGCGTCAACATGACTCGCGGCGCTCCCCCTCCTCGCGAGGGTTGGAGCATGGCCAGCAACGTGCTCAAGAGGCATCACCGCATCGCGACGCTCGGTCAGTATCCCAAGCTCGATAAATACTCTGACATGTCCTCAGAGGATGCCTTTGCCCTCGGCGTGCTCTTGAATGGCATGGCCAAGCGCATCCCTGTTCCAAAAGCCTACCTGGGTGCTGAGCTAGTTCTCAGCTGGACCATAAAGCCTAAGCTCGTCTCAAACGAGTACGACGTCGTCCGGCTGATCAAACGGTTCTGCGACAAGATGGGGTTCCGGTTCCTCTATTTTCCCTCGAAGGAAAACGAGTTCACGCTGACCCGTAAGCAGTACTTAGTTGTTGAAGGTATCACCTCTTGGTTGAATGAGAGGGGTTACTACGTCAACTTGAAGAACGAGAGTCTAACGGTCACCGCACAGACCGTGACGTCCCGTAATTCTGCTTTCTTTCACCCGGAACTGTTTCAGCTTACACCAGAAGCTGCAAAAGCATTTGTCGCTGGCTTCTTGCTCATGCAGATTACGGATCAGAAGAACATGGGGTACACTGTGCTACCCAAGTTTAATAGGTCCACCTACTTGGGCATGTACTGGATGCTGAAGGTCGCGGGCATCAACGCTGATCTCTTTCTCATAAAGAAGTCTTTCAAGTACTTCGTTAAGATAAAGATGATAACGGTTCTAGACATCTTGTCTGTGCTCGATAAGCACACACTTGAAAACCCGGTCGTTAAGGCGCTGTCCAATAATTATAAGTGGACCCTTGGCCTCATCGGCGGAAAAGCTGTGGGGTTGGATGAAAACACGCTGCTCCCACAGTCCGATCATCTTGTCCGGCATCTTGCTCAAGCACGGGAGGGTGTGCCGACGTGGAGATGGATCAAAACGGCGGCGGTTATCAGCGCAGGCGTCGAAGCGACCTATGCCGTCACGATCAAGAGTGAGGAGCACACCCACCTGACGGATGGGATGTTGACTCACAACACGCAGCAGATCTCGATCGGTCGATCCCTCTGGGAGATCGGTAGGAACCCGAACATCCGTATCTGTATCATTCAAGCGACTGAAGGCCTCGCCGAAGACATCGTCAGTACGATCAAGCGATACATAGAGCACTCACCAGAGTATAAGCGGATCTTCCCGCACGTCCGTCGCGGTGTGGAATGGACGACCACCTCGCTGTCTGTTGAGCGCTCCCCGACAATCAAGGACCCCACGGTTCTCGCGGCTGGTGTGCACGGTAATATTCTCGGCCGCCGCTTCGACTTGGTTATCGGCGACGACTTCCTCACGTCGGAAAACACGGCCACCGAGTACATGCGGGACGACGTGTTCAACTGGATGCTGACCACCCCGATGTCTCGTATCACCCGCAACGGGCGCATCTGGCTGATCGGTAACGCATGGTCGCGCGAGGACGCGCTCCACCGGTTTGCTAGGATGGCCGGCTGGAACCATTACGTGTTCCCGGTGCGCGACCCGGTCACGAAGAAATCCTACTGGCCCGAAAGATGGCCCCAAGACCGCATCGAAGACTTCGAGATGCGGCGTACCCCCTGGGAAGTTGCACGCGCGCTTGACTGCAAAGCCCGGTCAGACGAAGCGGGCCGCTTCAGGGAGGCATGGTTCACCGCCGCTCTCGAGCGGGGTCACGGCATGTTTGGTGACGACACGATGTGCTGGGCGCTCGCCCAGATGCCTCCCGGCTGCCAAACCTTTACCGGCGTTGACCTTGGTATCAGTGAATCAGCCGGGGCGGACGTCACGGCAATATCGACGCTGATGATCAAGCCCGATGGACGGATCAGCCTGATCAACATCGAGGCCGGAAACTGGGACGCCAACGAGATCATCGACCGGATTGTCAGAGCCCACATGAGGTTCAAGTCCCTCGTGTTCGTCGAGTCACTATTTGCCCAGCGGTGGATCCTCCAGCTGATACGAAAAAAGGCCCCCTTTGTCCCGGTGTTTCCTTTTCAAACCCGTGGCACCGGCACGGTTAGAAATAAGCGGCACACCTTCTACGGTGTTGAATCGCTTGCCGCCGAGCTTGCACAAGGACTATGGGATATCCCGAGGGCAAAAACAGGCCAGGTTGACCCCGAGATACAAAGCTTTATACAGGGGTGCCTTGTTTACGCCCCCGATGAGCACACGGACGACCGAGTTATGTCCGTCTGGATTGCGCTACAGGGCGCAAGAAAGCAGACGGGAATTATCGGTACAGGTCTGACGGCTGAGTCCGGCATGGAAATTATGCTCGACACGCAGCCTCTCAGCTATGAAGAGAGGATGGAGCACGCCCGTAATGAGCGTGCCCTTGACAAAGAAAAGAGCGCGGCTAGTTGGTGGGAAGACGTCAGGAACGAGCTTGACCTACCCGATTTCGACAAGGGGGAATGACCTCCCTCAACGCGCAACGTTACAGGCGGATCGGGGCCTGCCGTAGAGTCTTGATGCCTGGGCGCTAGTGCCCTAACTGCAAGGAGAAGCCAAATGGCTGTTGCATACCACGGTGAAGGCCCTATCGTTATCCGGGCCGCGTATGACGGAACCACTGCTACTGCTTACTTCGAGGGCTCGGCCGGCGTTCTCGCCACCGGCTCCGGCGGCGACCGCGAGGCGGCCATCGCTGACTGCCTCACCAACCTGACCGCGCTCTTCCCCCAGGGTGACGTTGTCAATGGCGGCTCGCTCACCGGCGGCCAGAACCGTCAGCTCCCCATCCTGATCCTCCCGACCCTCAACCGCTACCCCGCTCCGCTCTGATAGTTAGAGCGCGATACCTTCGAGTATCTGGAAATAGCGCTTCTGATGGTTCAGAGAGAAAGGCCCCTTCGCAGGGGCCTTTTCTTTTTGGGGCTAGACTTCGTTGCTTAGAAGCAGGAACTCGTCCTTGGCTTTCTCTCTGGCGTTTTTAACTGCCTCCTGCCAAGTACTTCCCGAGCCGATTGCTATCTCTGTAGTGATGCTGAAGTTTCGCATCATCGAGACTGTTGCTGACCATGACGGCGCATCGTCTCTCACATCTCGTGTTGTTAACCAGACGGTGTAGGTGAAGTGCTCCTTTCGGAGCACGCCGCAGCGGTTGTGATTATGCCAGCGCCAATCAGGATCGCTATCGTCGGTCATAGGTAACCCTGCTAGATTAGAATTTTCGGCTAGGTTTTGATATTGTTGAGAAGTAGTCGAAGTCGTTTTCGTACTTGCCTGTGCTTGCATATTCGGTAAGTACTTGAAGCATTTGCAAGACTTCGCTAGCAATTGTGTTTGGAAAGCTAAAGCTGATAGGGTCCTGACGTTTTGTCTTTGAGCAGATACTCACGCTATGACCTCTAATACTTATTTTGAAGTAATAGACATCGCAGTTAGTAGTCCACCAAGGATATTGCGGTTGTTTGTCAGTCGACCTGTCATCAATGCTGATCTCTAAGTTCCTTGTAGTCATGGTGCTACGGCTGTCTTTCATGACATGAAGGTTTGGTATTTCAGCTAGCTTTTGAATCAGCGGATAGTTGTAGTTGCTGTAAGGTTCGTTGGAAGAGTGTGGTGTCTTTGGCAGAGCGTGCTCATAGTCTTGCTCGTTGGGATCGTCGCATCCGATACCAAGCCAGTAAAGAGCACGTCGGGGACTACCAAACCGAAGTGGTGTGGGGTCCTTGAGCAACTCACCGTCTTCGTTTGACCAGAAGACTGTTGTGTTGTCAGCACTGTAGCTTTCTATCGGAGGTGAGTAGATGACGAAGTACTCACCCATGTTTCGCACAACGAGATAAACCGTGCTCCACGTAGTGGGGTCGATGTCATCATGCCTTGAGCTTTTGTACTTGTGGCTGATGTCTCTAATGACACGAGCACGACCAACTACAGTACCGACTGCTACATGTAGCAACATCAATCAAGCCTCTCCCATATGAATCTCTCCCATTGCCGTTGACTCCGGTAGTGGAGCGTAACCTGACCATTTGTTCTTCTTCATAGTCAGAGACCAAGCCACAGGTATCCCAAAGTGCGTGACGCCCATCTTGGCGCACTCTTCGAGATCTATATGGGCTTGCATCCGAGCCATCATGTCATCTTCGTATTCTGATCGCATTATGGGCACTCCTTAAAGAAACTTCTCACCTTCTGAAGACAGGCCGTGTAGTTGCCACCGTAGCAACCAACGTCCGCTGCCTTCCTAGCCGTTGCGTGCCACTCGGGAGGAAAGCCTCCCTTGGCAAGCCAAGAGGACAGACCGTCACAATACTCTCCCATCGCCGATGCGTTCCCGTCGCTTGCGCTAACGAGGAAACCATAGAGGGCTGCGTTAGGATCCAATGTCATCACTCCTGTGCACGAGACGCCAAACAAAGCCAGCCCGACGCGGGCTGGTCTTTTTCGAGTAGCCAAGATCGTATCCGCACTTCAAGCGGCCGTCAGTGAACTTCTCGTAAGACTCAACGAGCTCAACCAAGCCAACATGAATCAGCTCCATCAGCGACGCATCCATGTCTTCGTAAGTCAGGTGCGCGTTTGATAGACGCTTGTTAGGGAAGTGACCACGATAATCCGTGTCAGCATATCCGTAAAGCCTGAACAACACGCACTGATCAAGTGGTGTGAGCTTCTTGAATGCTGGATCTTCCCAGAGAGAACGAGGAATGAATACGTCGTGATATCTCAATGGCATAGCATTGAGTTACCACAGCTTGTCTCACTCGTGTGACTTGCTGCACGCTGACTCGGAGCCGTCGTGGCACTCCTGCCAGCTCTCATCGAGATGCTTCTTGAGGAGGCCAAGCTCTCGCTCAGCATCTAGGGCGCGTGCCATCCAGGCTCCCTCCTTGCTGGCGTCGATAGCATTCTCCAGTGCGATCCTGTCGCACTCATGCTTAAGCTTTGCTTCCTTCAGCTGACGACGAAGCTCGGTCGTGTCGATCCTCCTCAGCTTCGTCTCGACTTCCAACTCTGTCTTGAGGTTGAGGATGAGGGCTCGGACATGAGCGGCTGCATACACGGGCGACTTGCTTTTCCAGCCAGCCGCCTCAGCGATCTCGCTAGCCAGGAACTTCAGCATCCTGGTGTCGTCTGACTCGCTCATGCTTCAGTCTCCTCGCTGACCTCTTCGTCAGCGTTCATGTCGATAATGATGACGCGCCGCTCCTCGGGCGCTGGCTGCTTTGGCTCGGGCTTGAGCTGAGCCATCACGTCGTCGATGTACACGTAGAGCTGTTCCATCACATGCACTTCTTGGTGACGACCATCGCCGTAATGATGAGCAGCATTGGGACGACGTAGGGGATTGAGAATAACCACATTCGATCACCTGCACTTGAAAGCTGAGGCCTTGCGGCGTTTGCGGTACGGGGAGCCCGGACCGTGGTCGGGAAAGATTATGGTCAGGTCAGGCTTTTCTCCAGTGCACTTGAGGCACTGATTGCACTGCACCTGAGGCTTGCCGACCGCCTTGGTATAGATGGCGGGGCAGACATAGCCGGTCGAGCCATCGGGCAGCTTGACGGACTTGTCGGTCGGCTTGACGTCGCGCGTGGCGATGGCGACCTGGAAGCCCATGGCTTTGGCCTCCATGCCCTCCTCAATGCTATCGCACGACGCCATGGTCATGCCGATGAGGTCGGGGCGCTTGTCCCAGCCATGCGTGTACGCGATGGTCTTGAGGCCATGCTTCTTGGCCAGACGGCGGATGGAATACCACCATCCCCACGGCTTGACGGCCGGGTCACCCAGCGCGCCTATGCGGACGAAGCGGGCAGACGCCGCGCGCTTCTTGATCATCTCCTCCGCATCGAGGTTGAGTGTGCCAGACTCGAGGCTGCGCTCGATGGACGCGAGCCCCATCGTCGGGGTACCGCCCCAGGCGTAGCACATGACGTCGCCCTTCTTGCGGCCTTCACGCCACGGGCGCAGACGGCACTCGACGGTATCGCATGAGCTGCGGGCTTCTTCACGGGTGACGCCGATCCAGACGGTCGGCACGTCATCCGTCTTGCTGTTGTCAGTACGAGCTGCGAGATACGTATTCACTTCCATATTGTTACTCCTTGAAAAACAAAAAGACCCTTGCGGGCCTTGTGGTTGCTTGCTTTGTAGCGCTCTTGCTTAGGTCAGTAGAAGCGTCAAGAGCACAGAGAAGAAGGTCAGGATTGTTCCGACAATAAGAAACTCAGACATTGCTTTCCCTTTCAAGCCAGAGCTTGAGGTAACGGTCCGTGTGGTCACGGAGGTACTCGACGGCCTCATCGAGCAGCTCATCGAACTCCTTGTCGTCAGTCACTACAGGCGACTCGAACTCGATGGCAGGCAACGGAATCGACGAAACGAGCGCGCGGCTGTAGTCGAACATGTCGACGCCGCCATTGTGCTGGAGCATGTCCACATCCAGGCTGCCGATGAGGTCATACAGCTCACCGCTCATCGCCTCATCTTCCGGCCAGGCAGCCGTGACCGTGCTGACGAAGTGGCAGGTCGCCAGCTTCTGTGCGCTGCAGTAGTAGGTCACGCAGTCCTTAACGAAGACCCACATCTCGTAGACCTTGCCGCCAGACAGCTGCTTGAAGGCCTCGCTGCAGTACTCGGTGACATCGTGGAACATCACCTGAACCTCAGGCGTGAACGGCTCGAACTTGTCTCTCATGTCATTCTCCTTTATACGCTGTGAAAATCAGCGTGTCGTTGTCGAGGCTAAGGAAGCCCCGGATGGTTTTCCCGAACTTGCGAATGCGCGCCGGGATCGAGAAGAACGTGTCAGGGATGCCGGCGGTACCGGTAGCCCAGGCTTGCACGTTGTGCTCATTGACAGTGATGGCGCGGAACTTCCGCGTCATGCCGCCATTCGGATAGGCGTATTTCTCATCCTGTACCCATGTCCCGTTCCGATAGGTGGTGGCCCCATCGGCTGGTGCGGGGTGCGGGAGATAGCCACGGCTATCGCACTTCTTGCAAGGCTTTTGAGTCACGACAAGCTGACCGCGAAGCTGCTTGCGGCTGATGCCCCAGCCACGACCAGCACAGGTCGGGCAACGCATCGACTCGTCGCTGAAGGAGACGGTCATCGGAGGCCGCCCTTCTTGCTGCATGCCTGGTACAGAGTTTTGATTTCGTTCTCACACATATTGTAGCACATCTCTCTTGAGTCCAAGTTTTTGAACGTCACATGGTCGCTGAAGCGGCACTCTTGATTGCAGTCTTTCATAATGGCGTTCAACTCATCAGCTTCGCATTTGACATTCTTAAGGATGTAGCCGTCGACTCGAGGCGTGGATGGGTAGAAGCGAATGGCCAGCCCCACAATGACGATGACCGCTGCGATGGGCAGCGCGATGTTCCAGAACTTCTTGCTCATACAGCCCCCGTGCAATCGACGCGGACGCGGTCACCACGCTCGTCGATGTCGTAGTCACCTGTGGTAGTCGGCAGCGAGCTGACAATGAACACCCAACCGTCGCCTGACTTGACCAAGTCATCGGCCACGCTGGCCTTGACGATGTAGCGGTTGGCGCCGTTGTGCGGCCACCGACCGTAATTGCCGGAAGCCTTGACGGACTCCCGGAGATAAAGAGGCATCACCTCGACAACAACATAGTCGTTCATACGATTTTGTACTCCTTCAGAAGGTCAGTCACCCAGCTCGGCAGACTGTCGGGCGGGTTCATGCTCTTCGGTGCGGGATGCACCGTGTAATGAGACGGACGGCCATACCTCATCTCGTGCATCGTCAGCACCCAGAAGGCGTGCACGGCTGCAGCCTCAGTGGTGTGCGTCTCGAGGCAGCGATTGCCATCCATGATTCGGAAGTCACTCATCGCAAGGCTCCGAGTGAGTGGAGACTTCCTCGCTGATCTCGCTTACGTCAACGACGGTATCGAAACCGCCTGTAGCAACCGCGTCCTCAATGCAAGCCGCGATTTCGCTGGTCAGCGAGCAGGCGTCCTCATAGGATTTGGCCTGAGCCGTTAGGTACACGCGGATGAGCACCTCGAACTTCTTGGGCTTGTTCATGCCGAGAAGCTCTTTCAACTGCTCGATGAACTGCTTCGTCACCGTGTCAATGCCAAGGTAGATGAACCCACCTCCCTTCTGCTTGACCCAGAACGTGTGACCGTTCTCGACAAGGTACTTTGACGCAGCGGCGAAATCCCGCTTGTCGATAACTAGACCTTCCATATTACTCACCACATAGTCCATATACTGTCTCCTTTAGAACCCTAGGTTGTCTTCTGTGGGAACAAACTCGGGACCCAGGCCATGACGGCGCAGTGTCTCGAGCACGAGCTTGCCGATCTCATAGGTCGGGATGAGCTTGTTGTCGGCGCCGATGAGCTTGCCTTGAATTTCTGCTAGGGCGCTGACAGACTTGTCGGGCTCGGCTCTGTTCGCACGCTTCATCACCCAGTTGGGCGTGATGTGCTCAGCCGGCTCATTCCACCCAGGCGGGTGCGCCATCCCGTAGTAGGTGTCGATGATCCAATACATCGGAGTGTACTGACGAAGTTCGCCACCAAACTTCTCGACCATGACAGCCGCATATGGCTGGAGGTAGGCATACTTGGCTTCGTTTTCACGATCCTCAGCCTCCCAAGCCTCCTCTTGAAGCTGAGCCTCGGTCTTCTCGACCTCGTCATCGTCATCGTCATCCCTGTCAGGCCTGTAGCCGTCATAGGGGTCAGGCGATGGCGAGTCATCGTACTCGATGGCGTAATCGTAGTCAGACATTCCGTACCTACCCATGGTCAGATCTCCCTGTCGTTGTCGTAGACTTCTTCGATCACGTAATCGAAGTGGCTAACGGTGATGCGGTTCTCGTGCGGGTACACCGTGATGGTGCCGCCGCCGCCCTCGTTGATCTCGAAGCCGGGATGCGCGCCGTAGGCAATAGTCCAGGCGTGGTTCTCAATCTCAGGCGGGTTCTTCAGCTTCTCACCGCTCAAGCTGTAGGCAGTCACCCACTCGATGTTGCCGCTGTCACCAGACCCTTGGTACTGGATCTCAACCCGAACGGCTTCCGGCATCTGCTCGACAAGCATCTTGCAGATCAAGGCCTTGGCCTGTTTCATGCGGGCGTCGTGCTTCGTGCGCTCGTTACGGGTGTACTCTTCAAAATCAAAGCTCATTGTCAGATCTCCTTTGTTACGAGGGTGCCTTCACCCACCATCCACGCCTGGCCGCTGATGCACTTTGCCCAGTCAGCAAACGACGGGATGAAACCCAGGTCCTCTTTGACGTGCTGCTCGGCAATCAACCGAACAGGGACCTTCACGCCTTTGCTGTTGGTAATGGTCGGACCGAGCACACGCTCAGCCATCCAGATACCCTCAGCATGATGTCGCAGTGCACGGTGACGAAAGTCAGCCAAGATTGACTTCGACTCGTCGATGAACGAGTGCACTGGCATGTAGTCTTCAGGCTCGCCGCCCCACTTAGCAGCGGACGACTTGGCGTGATACCAAGCGTTCATTTGTTAGCGGCCTCCCAGGCAGCTGCAACGCGAGCCATGTCCTCGGCGATCGCTCCAGCCGAGTTGGCGCAGACGTAGAAGTCGTTGTACTCCTGCAGGTCTTGCTGCTGCACATAGAGGATGAACTCCTCCTTGTACGCCTCGGGGTCCATGACCTTGAGGATCTCGGACGGCAGGAACTGGTATTGCCCTGCGATGGTCACCCGAGCATACCCACCCCTGTCGAGGTGCCTGTAGTCGAACTCGTGCCGGATCTCGGCCGCATCGTAAGTATTGAGGCCCATCTCCTCGAAGAAACCACGGGGGATATTGCCGGTCATTTCAAACCTCCTTACCGGGAGGGTGACCGACGACTACGTCACCCACCTCGGTCATTTCGCTAACCTTGCTCCAGCAGTCGAAGGCGTCCTTGCCTTCGACCGGGATGTACTCAAGCCCGTTCGCCGCCCTGGCGAAGTAGAAGTGCGGGCCGTCGTCGTGGTGCTCGTACTCGCCACCGCCGAGCAGGAACAGCTCCCAGAGCTGATCCTCGTCGAGGTCGTCAGCGGGCCACTGGTCCAGCTCGTCACCGTGGAACTGGTTGAGCATGCGACGGAAGTCGTAGGCGCCCCAGTCGCGCCACGACTGGTCAAGCTCTTCCTGCTCGGCCTCAGACAAAGTCTGCTCATCGAGCAGGCGGTTGCCCTCGATACGTTCGTGCAGCTCATCGACGGCCTTGAGCGCCTGCTCATCGTTGTTGCGGACGACAAGGTAGTCGATCCAGCCGACAGCGAAGTGCCCGAAGCGCACGACAGTCGCCGCGTCGAAGTCGAGCTGCTCGCGCAGCAGGTCACGAGCTGCATCGAAGTTGAGGCGCTCGACGGTGCAGCTGTCACGGGTGACCGAGATGCCGGTCACCAGCCACTCGTCCCCGTCGTCATCGTGGTAGCCAGACGGCCATCCGCCACGGTTGCACTGAGCAACATACTCAGTGATGGTTCGCAGAGTCATTGAGACACCTCCTTTGTAATCAATAGGTCAGACGAACACGCACAAGAACATCAGCGTCCTCGAGGAAGTCGAGGCAACCGAAGTCAAAGGCCAGTGGCTTTTCTCGAGTCTCGTTGAACGAGTCGACGCAGACTCGAAGCTGCTCGAGCATCTCCTCGCCACTGATGAGAAGGTCGTAGCCGCGCACGTCAGGGAAGACGACCTTGGCATCGCACTCGTTGTCGATGAAGTCGTCAGGGACGTAGAAGTCCTGGCCATCCCTGAGGATACCAAGGCAGCGGTCCCAGTCGTACGCTGCAATGACGTCAGGACGAAGCGTCATCGGGTCACGGACACGTACTGGAACACCGGCTGCGGCTGGTGCCAGGTGAGACCACCGGCAGCACGCTCGAGTGCGTCAGCAGACCAGCGGTCCATGCCCTCATGGGCATAGCGCGTGATGCTGTTGACGACACCGGCGAGCGAGATCTTCTCAGTGTGAGTGATCTCGTCCTTGAGGTAAGCCACAGCGATGTTGCTGACATCATGCTGGGTGAGCGTCGGCAGGTGACCCGCTTTGCTGTAGCCATGCACGAGACCGGCAACACGCTCAAGCGTATCGCAGTCAGCCCACGTCTTGACGTCCTCGTTCTTCTTGACACGAGCGTCAAGCTCACGCGGATCGTCGATGATGAGTCGGCTGGCTGCCGTCCACTTGGACGCGAAGTGCTCGATCGACTTGCTGCCCGCGCTGGCAGCATTGGCGAGACGGTCGAGACGGCTCTGCTTGCTACCCTTGTGGATGATGCGGTCGAGCTTGATCTCAGCTTCATCAAGGATGATGAAGTTGAGGCACAGGTTGCGGACCAGGTACGAAGACGCGCTGAGCGAGCAACCGCCGTTGTCAGCCGTCTTGAACCGCACGCCTGCTTTGAAATACTCACCGCACGCAGCGTTGCCCGCGTCGATGTCCGTATGGAACGTGACATCGAGCACAGCCTGTGTGGTCGCCCAGTCGTAGTTGATGTCGATCTTGGCGTCACGGAACGCCTCGACACGCAGCAACTCCTCGGCGATGTCACAGAGGTCGATGGGCGTGTACCGGGGAGACAGTACCGCAAACACGTTGCGCCCCGTGCCGTCACGACGATTGCGCGCACGAACCATGACCTGCTCATCGGGAGCGATGTCGCCGATGCGCTGATTGATCAACGCAGCGCCAGCGGACAGTGGCTGGTTGGCCCGAATGAACTTGGCAGCGGTGGCCGGAATATCCAGCTGCGACGCGAGCTGGAGATAACCGGCATCGGTCATCGTAGCAGCGTTTGCTGTGTTGACAGCCTTGGCACCAAGACGACCGTCGTTGGTGTAGAGGAGGCTGTTGATCGGCACAACACGATCGCGCCGAAGCTCGGACTTGATCTCGCCAACCAGCGAGGACAGCCCGTCAGCCACAGATGGCAGCTCGTCGTACTGCTGACGAGACTTGGTCAGGTTCTCGACACCGGTCTCGTTGACCAGCGTGCCCAGCTCGTACACGGTCTTCGCAATCGCGAAGCCGGACTTGGCTGCAGCGTCACGGTCCTCGGTGACACGAGCAAGGCGCTCGGCAGCGAGGTCGATGACAGGGGCCGCAGACACGGCCGGGGTGTCATCCATTTCCAGCACGTCAGCGGTGCCGGTGGTCAGGTTTGACCACTGGATTTTCTGCGCCGGTGCAACTGGCGTGTCGTCAATTTCTAGGAATCTACGCATACTCTGATCTCTCCTTGTGCTGAGGAATCCCCGCCCCAGCTCGGTGCGTGGCCTAACGGCCACGAGTTTTCAGGATGAACTTCGCGCTGCGCGCGAAGTCACGCCCCCCACCCCTGATCTGACACTGCGTCAGTCAGGAACTTGGCTCGGTCTTTGTTCCAGTTGCGGTAGCGACGAAGCTGCTTGCGCAACTCAGATAGCTCGCTTGACAGGTCGCGGATAATGCGAGCCTGAGCGGACAGTGCTTTGTCGGTGTCTGTGTCGAACATCTTCTCCTCGACTTTGATGTTATCTTCTGCGTACTTGCGCATGATTAGAACTCCTTACTTGGTCAGACGGTCGATGACTCGACCCATGAGGCGGCCAGTCTCAGCACCATGCACAACATCGTGCTCCATGGACTTGGCGTGAGCCAGCTCATGGCAGATGGTGTGGATGACCTCGCCGAGACCCATGTTGATGACCTTGAGGGCCAGCTCGAACTTGGACTCTTTGCTGCTGTAGCGGCCGAGCACGTTCTCGTCGTTGAAGTCGACGACGTGCATGTCGACGGTCAGGTCCTCACCGACAAGCTCGATGGCGCGGGTCAGCATTTCTTGATCTGAAGTGCTAAGCTCATGCCACTGATACTTGCGGCTTGCGGACTTGCCGATGGACTTGCGGGCCTCGTCGACCTTGTCGTTCTTCAGCGCACGGTGAAGACCGCTGCTGACAACGACAGCCTTGAGGCCGAGCTTGCTCGCCTCGGCAGCTTCGGTGATCGAGGTGACGGCAACAGCATCGGGACCGTGCTTGGCCTCGAATGCCTCTTTGACAACGACCTCGGTGCCATAGGGCAGGCCATAAGTCATGGCGCGACCCTCGGCAGATGATGAGTCATCCGCCAAAGACATCAGTTCGGTGCCGCCCATCTTGCCGGATCGGACGGCCTCGCTGAAGATGAGGCGCATCTGGCTCTCGAGGGACCATACGTCAGCCATCTTGCGATCTCGGTCAAGCTCCAACTCCTTGAAGTTGTAGCCGTACTTCGCGTTTGGCACCTTCGAGACGAAGATGCCCTTCAGGAAGACGCTGCCCTTCAGCTCGGTGCCGAGCAGGAGATCGCCGCCGCCCGTCTCGACCTTCTCGAAGTCGCTGCGCAGCGGAAGAATGCGCTGCTTGAGCAACTCGAAGGACTCTTTCTCGACGGGAGAAATGCAGTACTCAACCGAGCGCTCGAATATCCTCTTTGTGGTGCGGATACGGAGCAGCTTGGTCCCGTACTGCTCGGACTCGACGATCTCTGGGTGCCACGTCTCGCCACCAGTACGGAGGCGAACGTCAACACCGAGACGCGCAAGCACGAGCAGGGCGAGCTTGAAGCCCTCTCCGAACTTGCCGCGCATACGGTCATCGTCACGCTTGCCGCTCTCGCCGAGGATGAGGTGCTTGCGCTCGATGACTGAGCCGTCATTACGGATGACGAGCGTGCCGCCACGCCCCGGCGTCCAGTTGAGGGACATCGGGTGATTGTTGTCCTGTTCGTCGAGAGCGTTCTGCAGGATTTCTCGCAGCGCTTCCCAGACGCCCCAGTTTTCTACGTAGCTGGGGGACACGGTGAGGTCGAAGTGAGCCATTACTTGGCACCTCCCTGCACCGGACGGCTGTAGCGCCCGGTCATCTGCTTCACCTCGCTGAGGAGGTCCATGACCTCACGGTCAGCTTTGGCCCGCTTTACGAAGGCCAGGATTTCCCGGACAGTCGTCTCGGGACGGATGGTGCCACCGAGTTCCATGTACTCGGTGAGTGCGTTCAACATGATCTGGTGCATTGTGGTGACTCCTTACTTGTTGATGAGCTTCTTGCCCTCGGGCGAGGACAGGAAGTTGATGAGCTGGTTAGCCAGCTCGCTGTTCTGACCCGAAGCCTCGGTCAGACGAGGAACGATCGACGGACGGTTGTCCTCAGTCGACAGCATCTGGCGCACAACAGCTTGAACAAGACGCTTGAACGTCTCCTGCTCAGACTGGTTGACCAACTTCTTGAGATTCTCAGGCCACTTGGCCTGGACCCTATCCGTGTGACGAGCACGAGCCATGCGCTCTTCCCGCTCGATCTCACGGCGCTGAAGGCTCAGGCCAGCCAGCCTGATCGCCTTGCAGATGGCCACAGTCGCGGCCTTCTTCAGTTCGTACTGCTGACGAGCACGCAGCGCGTCAGCCTTCTTCTGCTCGAACTCTGCAGCCTTGAGCGCGGCCAACCGGTCGCTCTCGTTGAGGGCTGCAAGGTAGGCTTCGGCCTTTTGGACCTGACCAGCCTTGGCCTTCTGGTCACGCAACCGCGCGACCTCGGCCCGAGCAGCCGCCTTGACCTCGTCGAAATCCACCTGGATACGGCCGGCCATGTAGGCGCGGGGCGTACCGGCGATGACGTTCTGTCCGCGCACATTGATGAGACCCGCAGTCGCGGGCTTGGCCTTGGTCTCGACCGGCTTGGCCTTGACCTCGGCAGGCACCCAGCCGGGCACCTGCATTTTCTTGGCGATGCAGTGACGACGCACCGCCTCGTGGAAATCGGACATGCTCATCTCGAGCTGTTTCGCCACGTGATCAGGGGTCAGGTCCCCCTTGATCGCCTTCATGAGTAGCTTGAAGTATTGCATAGCTCTGATCACTCCCGGACAAAAAGGTCACGACACCTGTCAGCGACTTGCTGAAGGCGGCGATGACGTTGACCCACCGAACGGCGGGCTGACGAGCGACTCGTCATGTCAGTGCGTCACGCATGACACGCTGAGATGGCGAGCCCGTGATTATCCCCACGGGCAGGGCTGGATTATCTCAGACGGCTCGGTTCCAGCAGAGCTGCCGGATCTTCTGATCGCCCATGGCGGGACGATCGACGCCCCTGAGCACCCAGTCAGTGGCGCGGGTGATCTCGTTGATGAAGTATCGAGGGAGGCCGAACCTGTCTCCCAGGAACATATCCCGGAAATCGGTGGCCCTTTCCCACACGCACTCGAATTTCTTGGAGTTGGCCTGGACCAACCGAATATTTCGGTTGGCCATTTCCGTCAGCTCTTTTAGCTTTTCCTCGCTGAGGAATGGCTCGAGCCCGGTCAGGTCGACGAGGTCCGTAAACCTCATGACCGCTTCGGTTTCGAAATCTTCCTCGTCACAATCCGGCTGGATCGTGCTTTGGGAAAAGTCGAGCTGGCTTTCAAGTTTGGCCATGACCTCGGGGTGCGCCTTTGCCAGGCAGACTATTTCGCTGGCCCCCTCGTGCTCGGCGCAGAGCCCGACGTTGGCGAGATAGTTGCCGAGGAAAATCGGGTCGAGAATTTCCTGACCCTCCAGCATGGCGATGGCCGCCGTGCGGAGTTCGGGATCGTTCATTTCGTTGACCATGTTGGTGACGTATTCGTGAGTGTCCATTCTGATTCTCCTTAGGGAAGCAGCCAGAAGCCGCCGATTAGGGTTGCAAGGATGAGGAGAGGGGCGAGCACGAGCCCGACCCTCTCTTCGGTGGGGGAGATGTAGAGACCATCGAACTCACGCGCCTTGATCTCCAAGGCGCTGAGCTTGCGGTTGGCCTTACGGATATTTCGGAGGCGTGTCATTTCTCCACGCCCCCACACAGGCTGACCTTTCCGATCAGCTGCTTTTTGTACTTTTTGACGGTGGCTGCGAGGAGCGTGTCCCACAGCTTGTCAATGTCCTCGGGGGGAGCATTGATGCAGCTGATGACTGGGGACAGTCCTCGCCACTCTTTCGGTGTGCGGTCGACCATCTGGCCCCCGCACAGGGGACACTTGCTTGTCATGCGATACCTCCTTATTCGCCACCGACTTCGATGATGAGCTTGTTGGCCGGTCCCGTCGGCTTGGCGCTGAGGAACTCGACCTCATCGACGTGGATTTCGGTGACCGTGTAGGTGATTTCGTCCTTGTCCCACTTGCGGGTGCGAAGACGGCCGACGACCGCCACTCGGCTACCCTTGCCCATGTACTTGGCAGTGTTTTCTGCGAGGCCGTTCCAGAAAACGAGGCGGTGCCACTCGACGTGGGTGGTCAGGAGGCCGGTCTCCTTGTCGTGCCACCGCTCCTTGGTGGCGATATTGACCGTGCCGACGACGCCATTGGCGGTCTCGCGGAGTTTGATGTCGTTGCCAAGATTGCCGATGAGACGAACCGAGTTATTGATAGACATTTTGAAACTCTCCAGAGCAAAGCAGCGACGTGCACACCACCGTGGTGTACCTTGAAGCTGCTGTTAGGCGGACACGCCGCCATGTCAGAGTATCGCGCACGAAACCCTGAGATGGCGGCCCCGGCCTTTCACCGGGGCATCCAGGTTAGTCAGCGAGATGATCGAAATAATCGACCATCTTCACGACCAACGTGTTTCCGTTTATTTCGACGACCTCCCAGTCGGCGTCCTCATCGAGGCCCGCCTCGACCAGGAACTCGCGGGGTAGGGTTGAGCCAGGCCGGAGCCCCCGAAATTGTTTGATCGTCCAGATCGAGATCTTCATTGTCTAGTTCCTCCTCTTCAACCTCGGAAACGCCGAGTCGCTTTTTCGACCAATCGCTCCCGCCCACCGGGAGCGATGGCCATTTACCGATTTTCTCTACAGCGATGCGCGCCGCGAGGCACTGCTTGTAGAGATGGACGATGGGCTCAGCCCCCGCCCAGAGTAGCGCCGCGACTGACGCCCCTGCCTTGTCCTTCTCGTACGTCGCCAGCGTGACGAGCTTGCTGTTACGCATGTAGCCAGCCCGCTTGCCGTTACGATCCCAGTCGGGGTAAACGGGAATATCCCGAACCCCGTTCTGACGCGCCCAGGCACGAGCTGCGGCGGTGGCGTCGAACGCCCGCTCGTTGCCGCCCGTGCTGTACATGGCGATGATGTTGAACCGACCGGCCAGGGCATCGAGCTTTGCCCTGACCATCTTGGTGTCGCAGCTTCGATCGTCGCTGCTGACGATGAGAACGAGCTTCTTCACTTGGCACCTCCCAGGAGCAGCAGGTGGTGGAACTTGTTGGTGGTCTCGTCCCACCGGTGATTGATGACGTCGATCACGAGGCGGCCATCGACCTTGCGGCCGATGAACTCGACTAAATCGAACACCACGGTATCGACCCAGGTTTTGTTTGGGCCTTCTTCCATGATGGTGTCCTCGAACTCATGATAGAGGGTCATGCCCCCGAACGCCTCGATGGCGTTGATGAGTGGGTGCCCTTTGGATATACCATGGAACGGGACGATGAAGAACGCACCCTGGGCGGTGCCGCCCATCACATCGGGATCGCCGCAGAACTCGGCTGCGTGGATTTCACAGCCGATACCGGCGACCACACGCCACACCTCGTCGGGCACATTGTCGTACCCGCCGAACTCGTGCACGGCCGCCGCAACGGCCAGCCTGATATCCACGACCTGCTCGGGGGAATGGTTGTCATAGGTCAGCTCCTTGGCCAGACCCTCGACCCGGCCCGTCGGCCATTCTGAATGCCCGGCCACGGCCAGGCGGATGTTGCGGATGGCATTGTGAACAACGGTTTCGATGTGCTGCATCTGATTATCTCCTTCAAGCGCCGGATATTGCCGGCACAATTGGCGAACATCGCCATGTCAGAACACCACGCATGGTGCCCTGAGATGGCGAGCCGGGACGATGCCCGGCCCTTGTGTGGGTCAGCGTGCCCGAAGACGGGTCACGGCCCAGACTTGGCCATCCTTTCGGATAGCCGTCGGCCCGGTGTCGGGCGCCATGACGTCCTTACGGCTCCCATTGAGCGCCGAAAGGACGATGGCCGACACGATGAAGATGACGCCCTCAATGGGGTCGGGGATACCCGTGACCTCACCGGGGGTGCCGGCGACGACCGGGATACCATCGACGTCGCCGATTATTTCGTCGGTGATGGTGACCCGAGCCACGCCCTCGCTGGGCAGCTCGAGGATTTCCCCGTCGAGCACGGGTTGAACACGGATCAGATGTGGTGTCAGATTAACAAGACGCATAGTGATTACCTCCTTAACTGTGGATTATTCTTCGTCGCAGCCGCCGAGCAGCGCATCGACGCCATCGTCGAAGGTCTCGGCGAACGCTTGGATCACGGACAGGCGCGCTTGATCCAGGCGGCGCATCGCCTCGGCCAGCTCATGGGTCGCGATCATCGCATGGGCTTTCTCCCACGGATCGATGGACGCCTTGGCCTTGGCCTCCACCTGCGCCTTCAGTTGCGAAACCACCGCCCACGCCCCCTCGATCCGGGCGTTGAGCGGTAGCAGATCATACAGCTCATTCATAGTCGTCGTCCCCCCCGCCGTCCTCGTCGAACGGCCCTTCGTTTAGGTTTTCACACTCCGGGCCGAGGAAGCCCGGAACGAACCCGCCCCCGCACGAGGGGCACATGTGGGTCTCTTCCATCGCCTTTACATCGGCGGCGCTGGGGGACAGGCCCCCGCACCACCACCAAGCACGACCTCTCACATTAATTTGATACATACCCATCACCTCCTCGCACCCCCCAGTAACCTCGAACCTTGGATGGGTGCATCTCCAAGGGGAGGAAGAGAAGACGCTCACCCGAGGAAGAGGACGTCACCCTCCTTACCGAATTGGGCAAAGAGGTCCCGTGCTGCCTCCTGAGCTGCGGCCAAGGTGGGGTGGACCGAGTGAGACGGCTCACCGTTACCGGAGCCCTCCGCCTTCTGAACCTCGACGTGCCATGTACGGCCCATGTCGTTGAAGAACGTGATCACTTCGAACATTGCTTTCTCCTCCTCGCAGAAGATAATCGACTCGATGCCCTGGCCCTCCCAGGACACCATCTCACAGGTTCTAGGACGGCTGAAGCCATCGCCGATCATCCGACCACCACAGTTTTCACATTGCATGTCATTTTCCTTTTGTTTTATTCGTTCCACTAGACTGGAAGTACAGTCTATCCAATGCACCAGACCACCTGGCGCACCACCTTTCCGCCGACCCGTTCTCGAAGCACGAGACCCTCGAGGCCCGCGTCTTCGTTTTCGGATTCGGACTTCGGGCAGACCATCATATCTGACCGGCCCACCCACTCTCTGGGCGTACGATTAATCATCCCCGACCCGCAGGCCGGGCACTTATCGGACTTCGTCGGCATCGTTATTCTCATTATCGCCTCCTGGCTCATCAGGGCGGGACCATCCCCGCCTACTGCCCCAGTCGAGGCAGTTTCGCTTCAGAGGAAGCCAGGGCCACTGGATAATCGGTGCATGGGTTTTACGCCACGGTTGACCACCTTATTATCCAGGGTCACCTGTTTATTAGCCGGGTCTACCGTAAACGGTAAACTGAGATCCAAGTCGGGCAGGGGGAGGGGGAGTGTGCAGGATGTTGGGGTGCTCGCTGCGCTCGCAGCCTTAGGAGATGCTGCATGCGTGCGAGGAGGTACCCAAACCCCACTCCCAGTCCCTACCCTGACCAGACGGTGGACCTTACCACACCCCCTGGTCATCTCGAACTAGGTTTCGATCCTCATACTCTCTGTTGTTTGTCCAACTCGAGAACTCAATTTCCCGAGTCCCTAGAATATTCTCTAGAGTGATACCCACGGCATTCGAAGTCTAACACACTTCTTAACCCGTCATAGGCGGCAGTTCCTTCGCACCAGAACTGGATGTTGCGCCTACCGTGCGATACCAAGTGACCGAGACTTGCAATCAGTCCAACAGCCCTTTGAGGTTTTTCGTCTCTCGACGGGATCATCAGCCTACTCTACGAATAAATCCAGAACCCGAGAGTTTCCCAACTCTCTCATCCGAATAAACCGTTCAGCCTCCCCTATATCCCGATCTCCGCTTTTTCGTCGACCGGTAACTGGAATTAGCTCCAGACAAAACCCTCTTGCTCAATGCGTAAGTCAGTCTGTTCTTCACTTGATCCTATCCGATCATCACCCTTTATAATATTTAATAAAGAGCTTCCTCGTCAGGACGCTGACCTAGAACATCGAGTCCCCCTCCGTTTGCTATCTCATCCCACCTTCCTCGCCGTCAGCCCCATGGGAACAGCTCAGTGGGACCCCGTCGCTGGAGGTTGGGGTCGATACGCAGCTATTTGCCGCGTGCACTATGAGGACACGAGCGCATAAGGGGGAGGTGCAACGAAAATCGATGGCGCGGAACGCCCCGTGCGGCCCATTTTTCTGGGAGCGCAGCGAGCAGGAAAATGGATAGCCGCACGGAGGTGTGGAGCGCTGTCGCATTTTCGTTGGCGGGGACGCGCGCGAAGCGAGAGCGCGTCCCCGCGTACGCCGAGCCCGCGCTCGTGTGTAGTGCACACTCGCGGCATGATGCGTATCCACCAACCTCTTGCGACCCCCCACTTACTTTTCCCACCTCCTATGGGGCTGATGGTGATGATATCAAACTGAGGAGGGCCGATGCTTCTTCAGCGTCCTGACGAGGACGCTCTCCTCCCCCCTCTCCCCTCTTCCTATTTCCCCGTCACCTTAATCATTATTCTCAAATAACCATCCTGTCATCCTCCCCCCTCCCCCCTCCCTTGCAAAATGTCTCCCTATCGCCTGCGGCCTTACCAATATCCCCACCCTTCCCTACGGGGTCCTAGGGGCGGTAGCCCCTAGCAGGTCGGGTAGCAATGAGCTGGCATCGGAGGAAATATGCTGCCCGTCGAGGTGGATGGGGTGCGAGCAGGGACGTGGGCTGCTGATAGCAAACGACGCGCGCGGAGCGCTGCCACCGCACCCACTGGGCGACACGGGGCCCCCACACACTGAGGTTTATTCTGGCAATGAGAGACTGTGGGGCCGGAGTTCTGCCTGCAGGCAGAACTCTAGGAGCTAGAGGTGCAGGAGAGCGCAGCGTCTCCTGCGAGTTCTGCCCAGCGGGCAGAACTCTAGGAGCTAGAGGTGCAGGAGAGCGCAGCGTCTCCTGCGCTAGGAGCGAGAGGTGCAGGAGAGCGCAGCGTCTCCTGCTCTAGGGGGAGGGGGTCTGGGGGAGGGGGAGCCGAAGGCGTCCCCCTCCCCCAGCCTCCACGTTACCCATAAACGTAAATCCAAATAACCATCCTGTCATCCCACCCCTCCCCCCTCTCCTTTCAAAATGCCCCTATCCCGCCTGCGGCCCTCCCCATTACCCATCCCCAAATATTCTCGTTACCCATAAGGGGAAATGCGAATAACCATCCTGTCACTCCGCCACTCCCCCCTCACTTTTCAAAACACTTACTCTCGCCTGCGGCCATCCCCGTTACCCTTACCCCAATTTCCAAATAACCATCCTGTCACTCCACCACTCCCCCCTCCCCATTCAAAATGTTTATAATCGCCTGCGGCCATTCCCTTTTCCCAACCCCACCCCATTATTTCCCCGAGCGTTAGCTTTAAGGGGAAATCCAAATAACCATCCTGTCACCCTGTCATTTGTCCCCCCTTTTCAAGATGTATCTATATCGCCTGCGGCCAATCCCCTGGGGAGCGGCGAAGCCGCTCGAGTAGCGAGAGGTGCAGGAGAGCGCAGCGTCTCCTGCTTTTCGGGTACCACAGAGTTTGCTGGGGCTGTTGCAGCTTCCCGTCCCTCGGATATTTATCGAAGGCAAGGATATCTAATCATCGCACGCGAAGCGTTGCCACCGCTTGCGGGGGAGTCCGAGGGGGCGCCGCCCCCTCGGCGTCCGAACGACCCGGCTCGAAGAGACGGTCGTTCTTATAATATAAACGGCCGGCTCGAAGAGACGGTCCTTTATATTGGGGGAGCCCGAGGGGGCTTGCCCCCTCGGCTCGAAAAACTCCGCGCCGACCGGAGGGAGGCGCGGAGTTTTTGCGGTTTTCAAGCTGCAGGCCGTAGGCGTGCAGCGTAGCGCGTGGGCAGCCCAAACGCAAAAGGCCCCGACCCATCGGGTCGGGGCTGCAATCAAACTCCCTCAGGCGCAGCGCCTGAGGGAGTTTAGGGCGGCGCAGGTGCGGATCCACCTGCGCCAAGCGCAGGCGATCCACACCGCCCGATGGGCGTGGGCGGTCGGGCGCCACTTGCGCCCGACCGCTTCGACGTGAGGCATTGGGCGTTTCACCCAGCGCCGTTTCAACCGGGGCAGCATTGGCCCCATCCTTTTCCGGCATCCCCTGCCGGTCGGGTCCTCGGACCATCCGAGGCGTCAGGCGATCGAGTCGATCGCCTGACGCCTCGGAGCGAGCGGGGCGCTCGCTCCGAGAGGGGGCCGACCCGCAAGGGTCGGCCCCCACCTGCTCACCGGCGGTTGCCGGTGAGCAGGTGATCGGCCCACTGCGACGCCATCATGGCGTCGCGGTGGGCCCTCGCCATCCTGCTAGCCTTCGCGGTTGCGAAGGCTAGCAGGGTCGTCCCGCTCGCGGCCCACGCGGGGCCGTCGAACAGGACGACGAGCAGGGCGAGGATGGCGGTAAAGACCGCCATCCCCGCTGCAAAGAAATGGAGGGCGGTCGCTTCCGCGACCGCCGAGTCTTCCGCGCGGGTGGCTTTCGCCATCCGCGCCGACGCCGTGATCGCGAACAGCCCGAAGGCGATCGCGATCACGGCCAGAAAATACTGGCCGAATTCGTATGTCATGATTCACTCCAACCCGGCATCCCCGCCGGAAGGTCCCGGGACATTCCGAGACGAGAGAGCGGGACCGTGGTCGCGCCCTCTCGTCTCGGGGGGCCAGCGGCCCCCCGTCCCATTCAGCGCCACCAGGGCGACCATTCGCCCCGGTGGGGAAGCGCCACGGTCCAACGATGCCGGACCGTGGCGTACTTCTCAAACCCGACCCCATCTTCCGGGTCGGGGTGCGCCGCGTGGATGCTAGCAACCACGCGGCGCCACGCGGCGCCGTGGTCCCGATGGCCCACCCATCGGGAACCACGACGCCGAATCAGCGTCGTATTCATCGGGCGGCCCCACGGCCACGCCCGATGAAAATCAACCTTGACTTTCATTCACACCTCCGAAGGAAGGCCCCGACCCTTGCGGGTCGGGGCTCCCCTAAAGGTCGTCACGCTTTCGTGACGACCTTTAGGGTGTACGGTACACACTTGAAATACCTTCCGTCGAAGGCCAATCGTACCGTTATCACATCCCCGCCCACGGGGGCATAGCCCCCGGGGGCAGGGAAGGACACCTCCCCGATGGTCACCATCGCGAAGTTACGCGACCCGTCTCGGGTCGCGACCAACTTCACACTCACCATTCCGGTGAGGGTCAAGACGGTCCCAGATTGATTCCACTCGGCCGCGACTTCCGTCGCGACCGAGGGAGCCGGAGCCGGAGTCTCCGCGACGGCCGAAGCCGTCGCGGTCGGGAGGACGATGTGATTCTTGGGATCTACGATGCGCTTTCGCATTGTGTTACTTCCTATCACTGGTAAACCCACCAGCGGGGTCTCGGGTCATCCGAGAGGAGAGGGTAAACCTAGTTCACTCTCTCTTCTCGGAGGTAGGACTAGCCTACCTCCCGATTCTCTCTCACGTCTCGATTTTCAGAGTATCGCGTCGGGGGTTTCCCTCCCGACCGATGAATAAAGTGTGCACTAACCTTCTCCACTTTGCAAGGTAAAAGTTTCGAGGGTGTCGAATACTCGCAAACCCTTATTCTATGCGGGTTTGCAGGGTTATTGCTCGCGAGCTTCACACTAAGAAACAAAAAACTACCCCTCCCGCCAGGGTCCCACTGCCACCTCCCCAGAAAAATACGCCCCAAACCCTTTTCAGGATGCTACCCAGATAATCCCCCCTACCCCCATTATCCACACCACCACACCGCCACCTACCCCACCTACCCCACCGGCCCCCAGGCGATAATCCCTCCGCAGATAATCGAGTAGCCCATTATCCCTCCGCAGATAATCGAATAACCCCCCACCCCACTATCCACCGAGCCTCAATCCATTATCCCCGGCCCCCAGGCATCGGCCCCATTTCTTCCCGCACCACCGGTCCCATTATCCCCGGCCCCCTACACACACACACACACACACACCGATCCCCGCACACCGGCACACGGCACCCCCGTTCATATATAATGATCCGGG